TATCTCTTCAAAATTTTCAATAGTATAAAATATTTTACCATTGATATAAATTTTTAATCTACCCAATCTATTTTTACCATCAATTAACCATTTTTCATTTAAGTTAATTAATTCAACTTGTAATGCCGATTCTCCTCTTGTATATGGTGGTTTTATTAAAGAAACAGTATTGTTTGTCAAACTTTCCAAATATAGTTTTTTGGTAATGTCACCCAAACCACCCTTCCAAAATAAATCACATTCGTCAAAATAATTATACCTTTCCCAAACTACATTAACTTGAAACCAATGTTCTTCATCTAACCATGCTGGATTAATTTTTTCACAATCTGGATAAATTGGTGGTGTACATATATCAGTTATCGTATAACCTGTCTCATATGTTAAACCAGTTGTACAAGTACCACTAACTTCACATCCTCCAGTAAATCTTAAAAATCTAATACCAATACTTGGATTTTTTGGGTCACCACATAGTTTAAAACCTAAAGCATTACTCATTGTATCCAATAATGGATTCTTTTCACAAGTATCTTCTATTGACGTAAATCCTGAAGTACAATCATTACAATCCGTACAATTATCACAATTTGTACAAGTTGGTGTACAAGTTGTCTGAGGTGGAAATGGATTACAATATGGTGTTGGTGATGGAGTAGGGGTTGGTGTTGGTGTAGCTTGAATTATTGTACCACAAGTATGTGTTTGACATTCCCATCCACAACTTTGACAAGGTAAATCATTGCAACCACAACCACAAGATATTTGTGTTTCTTTATTTCCACCACATTTATCACAACCATAATTTACATGAGGGTCGTGAATATTATTAACTGAACGTGGAGGATAAACATAAATACATCTACTATTTGTAACATTATAATTACAACAAGCACAAGTTGATAATGTGGTTAAACCTGACGTAACTCTAGTATAACCACTTGTACAAATTGGACTTCCATCTGCGTGATGATAAAATTTATTTTCAGCCCTAGTCCCAATATAAAAGAAAAAGTTTTTATTATTGGGGTAAATTTCATTAAGTGTTGTTTCGCCAGTTGTACCTGAATATTCATTAACTAATCTAGGTTTTAATATCATTTCAACACCCCAACCTTTATTCATCCTTTGAGGAAATATGTCATAATCATATGAGAATAACTTATAAAACCCTTGATAAAACCCACCATATAATTCGTGATATTTTCCAATAAATGGACTTTCTTTACTTACAACCTCATACAAAATTGTTTTATTAAAACCTGAAAATTTTATATTAGATGATGTAAATCCAGTTACTTGATGTAATTTCAATCTTCTATCAAAATATAATCTATTAAATTTTAAATTATTTGGTAATAAACCATTAGTAAAAACAATTGTTTGTCCTGTCATCCCAGTTACTAAACCATTATCAATTCCAACTAATCCAATATCACAAGAACTACCAGATAATTCACAACTTAATATTTCGTTTTTTGGGTTGTAATAATTTTCAGATACAAATATATTATTGAAATTATAGTTTTTATAAGTAAGAGTTATATTTTGTGTTGACGCTGTACTATTGATATCAAAATAAATCGGCAACTTATTCCCATATGTTTGAGCAATTAAATATGGGGAAAACACAACTTCTTGATTAAAGTCTTGTTCATCGGAAGTTAATGATATGTCATAAGTTTCCAATGAAAGATGAAGTAAATTATTTATTGATGTAAATTGTCTTATATTTTGATTTGACATTACTTTTTTTAGATAAATACTCTGAAACGAAGTATTTATTAATAAAATTTAATGATGAACAATTTAAAAAAAGAATACTTTAATGATTATTGTTACTTTCTAATTGAGGGTGATGATAATGATTTTACATTAAGTTATTCTGTTTATAGTATAATATCCGAGTCTGATTCAAATAAAACAAAAAAAAGATTTAACAAAAAAGATTTACCAAAAATTGAAGATAAAATTAAAAAAATAGTTAAATCAAACAAAAAAGTTTCAAAGAAAGAATTGGATGAATTGGTTGATTCAGATGGTACTATGTTATCATCTAGAATACCTATTTTGAATAAATGGTTAACACCAAAGAAAACAATGGATCAGACTATTAAAGCAACAAGAACTCCAGGACTTACATTTATATATGGTGGTGGACGTAGACTTTATGGTGAAAATGAAGATGAACAAGATGAGTTTATTTATGAAATTGAATTAGATGACGCTTTTGGATATAAAGAAACTAAATTTAAAGATTTCAAAGGAACTATGCAAACCTTGAAAAAAATGGGTATTGATGACCCAGAAGAGAGAGTTAAAAGAACTAAGCAATTTGGAAAATTAAGAGGTCAAAAAGTACGTAAAACTAAAGATGGTAAGAAAGTTCTTAAACAAAGATTGGTTGAAAAAGAAAAATTGGATGAAATCAAAAAAGAACGAATGATTAAAATGGTTGAGGATATCTTAACTAAAAAAGGTGAAGATAAAGAATTTCTTACTAAAGAAAAATCAGAAAATGGATTAAATAAAATATTAACAAAGAATTTAGAAAATATTAAAAAAATAGCAAAAAAAGAAGGTATTAATATAAATAAATTAATAAACATTCTAAAACAAGGTGAATAAAAATTTATACAATAAAAGGATTGAATTACCTGAAGATGTTGTTGGTTATCTTAAACAATGTTATGATTCTGTACCCAATGTTGATGATAGTACTGATGGTTATAGAAGAAACAAAGAATTAAGAAATTCAGGATATGCGACATATCAACAACTCAAAAGGATGAAAAACTTTTTTGATAATTTTAATGGTAAACAAGATGAACCATCATTCATTTTAAATGGTGCTGACTATGTTAAAGGATGGGTTAATAATACATTAGGTGCTTGGAGAGACAATGATGAAAGAAGTAAAGAAATAAAATCAGTAGTACAACAAAATCAATATATTAAACCACATACAAAAGATAACATTAATAATTTAAATAGACCAAGTAAAAGTCATAATACCGCTTTAGGTTTTTTTGATTTAGAAGTTACTGAAAGTCTTAAAAGAATAAACGAATTAATTAAAAAAATAATTTAATATGCCACTAGAACCAATCAATTTATCACAACCTGACAATGATTTGTCAAAGATAGCAGAAAGAGAAAGAAATAAATTATTACCAAAAAATGATTACAAAAAAACTGCATTTGAGTATTCAGCAACTAATCCTGATGCTTTAGCTAATGGTGATAATTTAGGGAGGGGAACTGGTAATTTTTTAGATAGGTATAACGATGCAATTGGTACTACTACTGATATCAAAGAAAGAAGGAATCAAATTGTTATTAATGAATATAAAGTCAATAACCCATACACAACACCACCTGCGTAATGAAACTTTACAATGTAGTTAAATCTCTTATATTAGAAACAGCCTCTGTTGACTCAATTATTGATGCAATTAAAAACAGAAGGAAGGTTGTTATTTATTATGATGGTGATGAACCAGGAGGTAGAGGTCTTAGAGATATTGAACCAGTTTGTTTAGGTGTAAGTAAAAAAGGAAATTATGTTTTACGCGCTTGGGATAATGAAGGTGCGTCACATAGAGGATTTTTAGGAAAAAAACCTTTACCAAGTTGGCGATTATTTAGGGTTGATAGAATAAGTTCATTTAATCCAACTAATGATTTTTTTAGCACTCCAAGACCTAATTACAACCCAAATGGTGATAGAAGTATGACAAAGGTTTTAATAAACGTAAAATTTGATGAAATTTAAAAACTATTTAGTATGCCAACAGAAAATGATTTAATGCAAAAGTTAATGATATCCAAAAAAATAATGGATAAACATAATACAACACCAAGGAATCCAAACCCTCAAACATACAACTATAATACATCAGTTCAAGAATTTGATGTACCTCAAGCCAAATTTAATATTCCTCAAGAATATATGATGGAATCACAAACACCAATTAGACAAACTAATGAAGTTCCTACTAAAGATAGAATAATGTCATCAAAATTACCTGATGAAATTAAACGTCTAATGATTGAGCACCCAATTGCTCAACCAACAAGTATGGGAGGGTCTTCTGTACTAAGTAATGATTTAATTGAAAAAGCGTCAAGATTAATGAAAAATGATGTTGCGAATAATGTTGACCCATTTAAAAAACAAAAACAACCAACTCAAGAATATACTACACCTCAAAATATTGGTTTAAATGTTGATAAAAATACATTGAAAGATATGATTAGAGAAACTATTGAAGAAGTGTTAGGTGAAAATGGATTATTAGTTGAAAGCACAAGTAAATCAAATGATTTATTCCAATTTAGAGTTGGAAGTCATATCTTTGAAGGTAAAGTAACTCGTATCAAAAAAGTTAAATAGAGTTTTTATTTTTAATTCTTATTCCCCACATTCCCTGAAGAAATTCAAAGTGTGGGGTTTCGTTTTTATAGAAGAAAGTTTTTTGTTTTGACTCAAGTCATATTTTTTTTGGGTTAAGGTCATCTCCAAAATTGATTTTCATCATCGGAAACCGAAGTGTTATAAACTATATATTGTGGTATGAAAAATAATCAAACACAAAATATTTTAAAATTTAAAAAACACTTTATTATGAAAACTTCAATCTTAGTTCAAATCATTTTCTTCTTGTCTTTACAGTTCTCTGTATTTGCACAAATTACTTCACAATCACTAAACATTAACCCTACTAGAAATTGTCCAACACAAATCGATGGTGACATTATGGGTCAATCACAATTATGTGAGCTTAGTGAATCAACTCCTATCAAATATGAAGTAAACCCATCTAATAACATAGTTTCATATGTTTGGACAGTACCTCAAGGTATGGCAATATTCAGAGGACAGAATACTAACCAAATTTTTGTTGATACAGATTACTCATTTATAAATGGTTATGTTACAGTAAAAGGTATCAACACTTGTGGACAATATACTCAAACAGATTCATTCTATGTAGATTTGTTACCATCAACACCCATATTTCAAACATCTACTGATATGGTTAGAGCTGACCAAATTTACACATATTCTGTAAACCAATTGAATGGAGTTACTTATACTTGGACAGCACCTTATGGTTCAGTAATTATGAGTGGTCAAGGTACTGAAACTGTATCAGTTAAGTTTAGCCAAAGTTTCAATGGTGGATTTGTGGAAGTATATGGTGAAAATGGTTGTGGTGTTAGTCAACTCAATCAAATTAATGTAACACTTGACAATGGTTCAAACACACAAAGAATTTTATCTCAAACAGATAGAAACTACAATAACTCTAAAACTACTTTGGCTGGTGATATTGCATTCCATTCAAACCTAACAAACGCACAATTTAGTGATACTATTAAAAATGGTGATGTTTATTACTTTGAAGTTGTTCTTCAAAACTATTCTCAAAACCCAATGGATAGTGTTTATCTAAAATATTTCCTTAGCTCTGACCCAAACAACTATCAATTAGTTAGAATCAAACGTCTTGAAGCTGGTGAAGAATATACACTACCTGTATTAACAATCCCAACTGATGGATTAAATGGTGACGAAGAATTATCTTTGGAATTAAATCCTGACCAAGAAAAACCTGAAACAGATTATACAAATAACTTTTTGAAAGTTCCGTTCTATGTTCAACTTACAACAACAATGGTAACTAAATTTATAACAGATAATAGTGTTAATACTTATAATTACCCAAATCCAGTTGTTGACCATACTCAATTCTATGTTAAACTAGGTTCAAACTTTAGCAAAACTGAAAGTGTATTAATTAACATCTTTGATTTGAGTGGACAATTTGTTAAAAGAATTACAATTAACAATTCAAATGACCAAGGTGAATTTATCTCTGAAGTTTGGAATGGTGAAAATGAAAATGGTAATACTTTAGAAAGTGGTGTTTATTTCTACACAATTAACGCAGTTAACAATCAAGGAAATCTTAAAACGTTTGCATCAAATAAACACATTAAAATTGTAAAATTGAAGTCTTAATAAAAGTTTATTATCAAATTAAAATCCTCACATTATTGTGGGGATTTTTTTATTAAAATATATTTCCTTTTGATAAAACTGATGTTGGGTATATTTATTATAAAAAGAATAATATGAACGAACAACTAATAAAAAAAATAATTGCAGAATATAAAAATGGGGTAGGTTCTACTACCATTTCTAAAAAACTACGAGTACCTAAAGAAAAAGTTTTAAAAATATTAAAAGAACAAAATCTTACAAGAAAAAGAGATAGATGTTCAAAACTATCTATCATACAAGAAAATGAAACTTTTAAAATAGAAAAAAAATGTCCGATGTGTGGTAATATTAGTTTCATCACAACTAAAAATAAAACTACAGCATGTAGAAATTATTACAATACTATAAATAAAAAATCAAATTGCAAAAAATGTAGTTTAATTTTACAACAAGGAGAAGGTAATCCTTTCTTTGGGAAAAAACATACAGAACAAACAAAAAGTAATATTTCACAAAGTAGAAAAGGAAAGGGTATAGGTTTAGATAACTCTATGTCTAAAATTGAACACAGAAAAAAACTTTCGGAGTCATTAAAGAAAAGTTGGAAAAGTGGTAAACTTGAAGAAACAAGAAAAAAAATGTCTGAGGTATTAAAAAAGACGAGAAGACAAGGTAAAATAAAATCAGTTATTAAGTCAAAAAAAGAAAATGAGATTTGTAATATAATTAAAAAATTGGGATATGTTGTTATCTCCTCGTTGAGAGTTGATACTAAAATCTGTGATATCTATATTCCAAAACTTAATTTAATTATTGAATACTTTGGTGATTATTGGCATTGTAACCCAATTAAATATGATACCGATTATGTTAATGTTAAAAAAAATCTAACAGCTAAAGAAATTTGGAAATATGATGAATCCAAACTTGAATTAATAAAAAGTTATGGTTATAATTTAGAGGTAATTTGGGAAAGTGAACTCAAATTAAATAACGATAAATTATTAACTATAATTAAAAAATATGATTCAAAATGATAATCAACCCCGGTTGGATCACAGAGAAAGAATAAGAGTACTTGTTCTGCCCTCGGATACGACTGGGGTTGGCTGAGGTAAATTCCGAAGTGTAGACCCCCATGTAATGTTACAGAATATGTACCCAACTGATTTTCATGTGGATATAAATTATAACCCACCAATGGATGATATTAATTTTTGGAAACAATATCAGATAGTACACGCTCATAGAAGTATTGGTCAAAATTATAATGTTGTGCCTGATTTTATTAAAAAATTAAAATCGGAAGGAATTGTAGTAATTGTTGATTTGGATGATTATTGGTTGCCTGGTATTGAACACCCAATACACTCATTGATTGTTCAAGACAAGATACATGAGAAGATTATGGCTAACTTAAAAGTGGCTAGTTACGTTACTACAACAACAAGTATCTTTGCGGATGAGATAAGAAAATTAAATAGAAATGTTGTTATTTTCCCAAATGCTATAAATCCAGATGAACCACAATTTAAAGAACCAAACGAAAGTTCTGATAGAATCCGTATTGGTTGGTTAGGTGGGTCTTCACATCTTCACGATTTAAAATTACTACAAGGATTTGTTCAAAAAAATATAAATCTTAAAGATAAAGTTCAATATGTTCTATGTGGATTTGATACAAGAGGTTCGGTAACTGAAATCAACCAAACGACTGGAGAAAGAAAACAAAGACCAATTAGACCAAAGGAAACTGTTTGGGCTCGTTATGAGGAAATATTTACATCAAACTACCAAATTGTTGACCCAACTTATAAAAACTTTTTAATGGAGTTTAAAGAAGGTGAATATGAAAATATATCATCACAATCATATAGACGTGTTTGGACAAAACATATTAATACTTATGCCACAAATTATTCCAAGTTTGACATTTCAATGGCACCAATTAAAAACCATATTTTTAATAGGGTTAAATCACAATTGAAAGTCATTGAGGCAGGATTTTATAAAAAAGCTTTAATTGCTTCTGAAGTAGGTCCTTATACTATTGACTTGAAACATTCGTTAGAATTTGGTAAATTTGTTGATGGTAATGCTTTGTTGGTTAAAGAAGAAAGAAATCATAGTGATTGGGCAAAATATATTAAGACTTTAGTTCATAATCCCAATTTAATTACCGACCTTGGGGAAAGATTGTATGAGAGTGTTAAAGACAAGTATGATTTAAGAAACGTAACCAAGACTAGAGCTGAATGGTACAAAACATTAATAAAATAAAATTATGATTAAACAACCAATAACCAAGATTCTTTTTATGGACATTGAAACCGTTGGGTGTTGTCCAGATTATGATGTGTGTTCAACATTGAACCCATCTGTTGCCGCCCAATTTGACAAGTATTTTGATTGGTTTTTAAAAAGATTTCCTGAAGACTCTCATATTCAATACGACAAAAAAAATGATGTCTTTAGAACAAGAACTGGACTTGTACCTGAGTTTGCTAAAATTATCTGTATAAGTTTTGCATTTGTATTGGATGATGGGTCAGTTAGAAAACAAACATTTTTTGGTGATGACGAACATAAACTTTTGTTAGATGTTCAAAAATTATTAATTAAATGTGGAAAACTTGATTTTTGGTTGTGTGGTCATAATCTTAAAAATTTTGATATCCCAATGTTGGCAAAACGTATGATTATCAATGGTTTAATGCCACCATCAATATTACCTTCTTATGATACCAAACCTTGGGAAATAAAAGCCATTGACACCAAAGAAATTTGGCAATATGGTGCTTATACCTCAATAGGTTCTTTGGATTTGTTGTGTTCAAATATTGGAGTCGAAACACCAAAGAATGGTGAAGTAATTGGTCAGAATGTTCATAATGAATATTGGGAAAAACAAAACTTAGAAGGAATAAAAGAGTATTGTGAAAAAGATGTAAATGTATTAATAGAAATAATTAAAAAATTAAAGGATTTGAAATGAAAGATTTAATTGGTTTATATGAACAAGCCTTAAAATTACAAGAATATATAGATAGTCAAGAATCTGAAGATATTGACTATGACCAACTCTTCAAAGAGTTTGGTTTGGATATGAAAGAAATTGAACAGGAAATGATGGAAAATAAAACCAAATTACCACTTAATTATACAAAATTAAATTCTGATGTTATTGACCCATTTTATAATTATGAAAGTGATTCAGGATTTGATTTATACTCAACAGAAGATATAACAATTAAACCCTTTGGACGTGCCTTAATACCAACTGGATTATCATTTGACATTAAAGATGGTTATGAAATACAAGTTAGGTCTAAAAGTGGATTGGCTATTAATCAAGGATTATTTGTTTTAAATTCCCCTGGAACTGTTGATAGTGGATATTTGGGAGAAGTTAAAGTTATTCTATTTAACACGAATTCAGAACCATTTACAATAACTAAAGGAATGAAAGTAGCACAAGCTGTTTTATGTCCTGTTGTTGGGGGTAAATGGGTCGAATTAATAAACACAGAATCTCTACCAAAAAAAGATAGAGGTGATAATGGATTTGGAAGCACAGGAATTATATGATAACAATAGGATTCTCAACGAGAAATGTTAGTAATGAATTTATTGATTTACTAAAACAAACATCAGGTATATCAAATTGTGAAATAATACCTATTGAAAATAATGGAGAATATTCATTAACCGAGGTGTATAATAAAATAATTGAACAATCACAAAATGATATAATTGTTTTATGTCACGATGACATTTATTTTGATACTAAAAATTGGGGTATTAAAATATTAAATCATTTTAAACGAAATGGTGGTTTTGGTATTTTGGGTATGGCAGGTTCTGTAAGTTTACCTAAATCTGGAATGTGGTGGGAAGACTTCTCTAAAATGAGAGGTATTGTAAATCACGAACATAATGGAAAAAAATGGGAATCTAAATATTCTGAAAACAAAGGTGATGGTATTGATGAAGTTGTTTTAGTTGATGGTGTTTTTATAGTAGTTAATAAAGAAAAAATAAAGACAAAATTCAACGAAGACGTAAAAGGATTTCATTTTTATGATGTAGACTTCTCATTTAATAATTTTATAAATGGAGTTAAAATTGGGGTAATTTATGATGTTAGAATTACTCATAAATCAATAGGCCAAACTAATGAAAAGTGGGAAGAAAATAGAAAATTATTTGTCGATAAAAATTCAGATAAATTACCTCAAAAAATAAAATATGATTTGTTTAAAACAAATAAAGTTAAAGTGATGGTATTTGATGATAATCTAAAAACCTTTGATAAAATTTATAGATTGTTATCCAAAACAAAATCAAAAATATCTTTTTGTGGGATATTAAAAAACAAAAGTGATATTTTAAGATTAAATGCTAGTAATACAAATTATTTTACACTTTATGAACCATATGGTTATAAACTTGGTGATGGTAAATGGGGATTAAATGGTATGAATGGATTTACTAAATCTCAACCTAATCAATTATATAAAATAAAAGAGTTTGATTATGATTTAGTTCATTGCGTAAATTCTGATATGTTTAATATGATTAAACAAATTTACCCTAATACTTTAATTTATTCTGAAAAAAAAGATTTCAAAAGTTCGGAAGAACTATTAAACGAATATCAAAATTTATTAAATGGTTAAAATATTATCAGGATGGAGTAATAAGGGAGGTTCAACTTTTGCTTTTATAAATCTAACAAACGAACTCAATAAAGTTGGTATTGATACTACTTTTTATGGACCACATCAATGGCATTTGGATAAATGTAAATCAGGTCTTCTAGATAATAATTTTAGATTTACTAAAAATGATATTATTATTTGTCATTTTTTGAATTTAGGTAAGAGACCTGATGTGAAAAGAATTGTATTATCTTGTCACGAAAAGAATCTTTTTGAAGTTGGTAATATTAAACCATTTTGGGATAGTGTAGTTTTTCTAAATGAAAAACATAGGAATTATCATAGTAAATACAAAGGTAAATTTGAAATTATTCCAAATCTAAAAGAAAACTTGGAGAATAAAGACAAGTCTGAAGAAGTAAAAGGATGTGTGGGTATTATAGGGTCAATAGACCCAAATAAACAAACACATATATCAATTAAAAGAGCCTTAGAGGATGGTGTTAAAAAAGTATACATATTTGGTAATGTAAGTGACCCAAATTATTATAATTCATATGTTAAACCTTTAATTGATAATGATAAAGTTATTGAATATGGATTCATAGGAGATAAACAAAAAATGTACGATATGGTAGAGTCTGTTTATCTATCTTCAAATAGTGAGGTTGCTTCTCTAGTTCAAGATGAATGTTATACAACTGGAACTATATTCAAAGGTAATGAAGCGACAGAACACGATATTATAAATTTAAACAATAAAGAAATAATTGAAAAATGGAAAAAAATACTACGAATTTAAAAAAACCTATCATATACGCATACTTTTTATGTTATAATGAAGCAACAATTCTACCTCATCTTTTAAAATATTATTTAACTTTTTGTGATAAAGTTTTTATATTAGATAATGGGTCAACTGACGATAGTATAAAAATAGTAAATTCATTCCCAAATACTGAAGTAATTAGATTTAATTCTAATGGTGAATTTAGAGATGATGTTCATATACAAATAAAAAATAACATTTGGAAAAATCATAAAAATGATGTTGATTATGTTATACTTGGGGATGCTGATGAATTTTTATATCATAATAATATAGTTGATTTCTTGACTGAAAAATTTAATCAGGGGTATACTATTTTTAAACCATTTGGGTATCATATGGTAGGTGATGTTGATTTAGAATTAAGTGACAATGATAATATTTTTGAAAAAATTAAAGATGGTATTAGAACACCAGTACTTGATAAAATGATGATATTTGATTGTAAAAAAATCAGAGAAATTAATTACTCTTATGGTTGTCACTTTGCTAACCCACAAGGTGAAGTTAAATTATATAATGGTGAAGACTTAAAAATGGTACATTATAAATTTTTAGGAGTTAAAAATTATGTATATAGAAATAGTATGAGACGAGAACGTTTAAGTACATTTAACAAACAAAATGGACTTGGTACATATTATTTGTATTCTGATGATGAAAATGTGAAAGATTATATGGATCATTTTAATAAAAGAACTAAAATACTTGATTAATGATAATTTTAACAACTTTTTACAACGTTGGAAACTACATTGAAAGGTGTATTCTCTCAATTAGAAATCAATCTTTAAAAGATTTCAAATGTTACCTTATTGATGATATGTCAACAGACTCTTCAGTATCTAAAATAAGACCATTAATAAAAAAAGATAAAAGATTTATCTTAATTAAGAATACTGAAAAAAAATATAAAACAAAAAATTATGTTGACATATTATCTAATGTTGACATAAGTGACGATGAGATTGTTATTGAGTTGGATGGTGATGATTTTTTTGCTAATGATAAAGTTTTAGAAAAAGTTAATGAAGTATATAAAGACCAAAATGTATGGATAACAAATGGTAGTTTTATATATTCATCAGGTCAAAGGGGATTTTCTTCACCACAAGTTAATTTTGATACATTAAGAACTGATAGATTTACAGCAAGTCATTTAAGAACTTGGAAAACATTTTTATGGAGAAAAATTAAAGATGAAGACCATAGAGACAATAATGGAAATTATTTTAGATTAAATGCTGATTTGGCTTATATGTTACCTATGTTAGAAATGGCTGGGAGTTTACACTATAAATTTATACCTGATTTAATGGTGGTTTATAACGAACAAAACCCATTAAATGACCATAAAGTTGATATGAGTTTAGTTAATAGTTGTGCAATTGAAATAAGAAGTAGAAAAAAATACGATAGGTTATGATAACAACATTTTTACAAGGTGGATTAGGTAATCAAATATTTCAAATTATGGCGGCAATAAGTCATAGTAAAAAAATTAATACTGATTGTTATTTTGATTTTTCAAAGTCTAATGTTGAGACTCAAGGTCAAAGAGCAAATAAATATGCTGATAATCTATTTAAAAACTTAAATAATACTATTATTAACTTTAATAATCTACAAAGATACATTGAACCTAGATTTAGTTTTACTCCATTACCAATTATTGATAATGTCTGTTTGATAGGTAGTTTTCAATCTGAAAAATATTTTGACAACATAAAAAATGAAATTTATGATTTATTTTATTTTGATGAAAATAAAATGAGTCAAATACAAAATTACATAAATGAAAAAACAGGTGGTGATTTAGTTACATCTCTTCATATAAGAAGAGGTGATTATCTTAGAAAACCAAACTTCCATCCAACTCAGGATTTAAATTATTATGTTAAAGCTATGGAAATTACAAATACCAAAAAATACATAGTAGTTTCTGATGACATACAATGGTGTAAAGAAAATTTTATTGGTGATAAATTTATTTTTTCAGATTTTACTGATGAAATTGACGATTTAATGTTGATTATGAATTGTAATCACCATATTATTGCAAATAGTAGTTTTAGTTGGTGGGGAGCTTATTTGTGTAAAAATCCAAATAAAATAGTTGTTGCACCTAAATTGTGGTTTGGTCTACAAGGTCCTCAAGATACTGAGGACATTTATATAAATAATTGGATAAAAATATAAAAATATGTTATTAAATTTTGACCAACTTATAAAAAAATATGATTTAAAAATTAAAGGTATTATTCATATTGGTGCTCACTATGGAGATGAATATTACCTATATGAAAAGAACAATGTTAAAAATTTAATTTTTTTTGAAGCTTCACCGATTAATTTTGAAGTCTTAAAAGAAAGAATTAATGATAAAGCAAACTTAGTGAATTATGCGTTAGGTAATGAAAATAAAAAAGTCATTCTAAATATTGAGACAAATAATAAAGGTATGTCTAATTCAATCTTGAAGCCTGGTATTCATTTAACTCAATATCCACATATAAAATTTGAATCTACAATTGAGGTTGATATGGTAAGATTGGATGACTATATAACACAAAATAATATTAACATAGAGAATTATAATTTTATTAATATTGATGTTCAAGGATATGAGTTGGAAGTTTTTAAAGGTGGTGAAAAAGTTCTAGAAAGTATTGATTATATTATTACCGAAGTTAATAGAGATTATGTCTATGTTGATAACGTTTTAGTTACCGATTTAGATGAATATTTAAATAAATTTGGTTTTGAAAGAGTTGAGACATCTTGGGATGGTTATACTTGGGGAGACGCTTTTTATATAAAAAAATGATTAATTTATATTTTAATAATAGTGGAAGAGGTCCTGGAAAAGTTTATAGTAATTTAATTAAAGGCCTAGAATTATTGAACATTGATTATACAATCAATCAAAATATTAATAATGGATGGAAAAATTTAATCCTACAATCTCATTGGGCATTAAATTCTGAAAAAATAAATGATGCTATTATTGGGCCAAATATTTGTGTTTTGCCAATTGACAATCAAGAAGTTATGTCCCAAAAATATAAAAAAATTATTGTACCATCAGAATGGGTACAAAAATTATATGAAAGATGGTTACCAAAAGAAAAAATAATTGTTTGGCCAGTTGGTATTGATACGGATTATTTTAAAGATTTTTCAAATGAACATAAGACAAATGATTGTCTAATATATTTTAAAAGACGAGATGAAAGTGAGTTAAATTTAGTAATTTCATTTTTAAAATCAATTAATCAAACTTATCAAATAGTTAAATATGGTAGTTATTCTGAGTCTGATTTTTTAAACCATTTAAAAAGTTCTAAATATGGTATTGTCATTAATAAATGTGAATCACAAGGTATTGCAATCCAAGAAATGATGAGTACGAATTTACCATTATTAGTTTGGGATACACCAATATGGGATGATAGAGGTGAAACTTTTAAAATAGAAGCAACATCAGTTCCTTATTGGGATAGAAGATGTGGGTATAAATTTACAAAATTTGAAGAAATAGACGATATTTTCAATACTTTTATAGAGAAAAAAAATACTTATTCACCAAGACACTTCATTTTAGAACATTTATCTTTAGAACATAGTGTTAATAATTTAATTAAAGAATTTTATGGATTATAATGAATTTTTAAAATACTATACAATAGAAACTTTATCATCAATTGATGTAAACATACATGAAGTGATGTTAAATAAATTTATTTCATTGCAAAAAGAAAAAAAAGAATTTATTTTTTTTGATATAGGTTGTAATGGAGGTAGTTTTATTAAAACGATTAAAAATAAAGGTATTAATGCTAAAATTCATGCTTTTGAACCACACCCATACCTATTCAAATATTTAACTGAAACTTATCCTAACGATAAGATAAATTGTGAATGTGTAACAAATATTGATGGAAAATGTAATATAAATATACCATTATATTCTGTTGGTTTAAGTAGTATAATAAAAAGACCTATATTTGAGAGTTTAAAAACTACTCAAGAAATTAAATCACTAGAGTGTAATGCCATAAGATTGGATTCATATTGTAAAAAAAATGATATTAGACAAATTGATTTTATTAAAATAGATGTTGAAGGTGCTGAGTATTTTGTGTTTGAAGGGGCACAAAAGTTATTAAGTGAAAATAAAATTTTATGTGGACAATTTGAAGTAGGTATTGAAGAAAGTGGTCATACTACTAATGATATATTAAATATGTTAATAAAATATGGTTATGAAGTTGATAAAACTTTAAAATCTGATTACTTTTTTTTTTTAAAAAATAAATAATGGATAATAACATCATAATAACAATCTCAACAGCAATAATAGACGATAATATTACAAAAGAACAAAGAATTTTAGAATATGAAGAGTGTTTTAATATAATTAAAGGTTTTGGGTATTTTGATTTCTATATTGTAGAAACTGTTTTATCCTATTCTGACTTTCTAGAAAAACATTCCAAAAATGTTTTTTATACAAACGTTAATGGGAAGTATAACAATAGAGGTACTAACTATGTAAATTCATTTAAAAAGTTTTTAAATGAATCTAAATTTAATGATGATGATATTATAGTTCATATAACTGGTAGATACCCATTAACTGATGATTCTTTTTTTAAGAATTGTTTAAAATTGGAAAAGGAAAAAATTGGTTGTTTTAAAAAAGATAGACACAATCAATGTTATTTATTTCTATATGGAATGAGATTTAAGGAGTTAAAAGGGTTATTAAATAGTATAAACGTAGATTATATGGAACGTAATATGATTAACTTAGAAATGTTATTTTCACAAAACATACCAGAAGATACTATTATGTTATTAGATAATTTAGGAATAATAGGTAGACAAAGTAATGAAAAAAATCCAAATGTTTATGGAAAATTAAAATTTTAAATTATGAGTGAAATATTAACATTAAATGAAATAGGTCTTAAAAATAAAAGTGACAAATCATCTGAATACCATAATTATCTAAAATTATATGATAAGTATTTTTCTATTTATAGAAATAAAAATATAAATTTTTTAGAAATCGGTATTTTATTTGGTGATTCTCTAAAAATATTTGATGAATATTTTATAAATGGAAATATAACTGCAATTGATATTGAAGATAAATCATATCTAAGTAAAAGTAATATACAAATTATTAAAGGTGACCAATCTGATATAAATTTATTAAATCGTTTTGAGGATAATAAATATGATATTATTTTAGATGATGGCTCTCACAATATGAGTCACCAACAAATATCTTTAGGTGTTCTTTTTAAAAAATTAAAAAGTGGTGGTCTTTACATCATTGAAGATTTACACACTAGTTGTTATGAATATAGAGAAAATATAATGTACAATAATAAATTATTTGGACTAACAAATGATAATAGTACTATTGATTTTCTAAATGGTATAAAAAATAAAACGGATAAAAATAAATATTTAACCACAAAAGAATATGAGTATCTATGTGAAAATATTGAAAGTATTGAAATTTTTGAAACTAGTAGAAAGAATAACAATGAATTTTCAATCACATCAATAATAAAGAAAAAATAATATACGATATGCACAAAGAACAAATAAATTATTTAAATAAAATAAAGGATAAATTTCCAGCAGCGTTTAAAAATAAAAAAGTTTTAGATATTGGGTCATTCAATGTTAATGGTAATGAAAAACCATGGTTTGAAGATTGTGATTTTATAGGTTTGGATTTATTACCAGGACTTGGTGTAGATGTTGTTTGCCCAGCAAATGAATATGATGCCCCAAACAACACTTTTGATACAATCATTTCATGTGAATGTTGGGAACACAATCCATATTACAAAGAAAGTATAATGAACGCTATTAGAATGTTAAAATCTGGAGGTTATTTTATTTGGACGTGCGCAACAACTGGTAGACCAATTCATGGTACAAAAACACAAGACGAAATAGATAAAAAAAATAATAAAACAGCACAAGGAAATAGTACCAATAATTGGATTACTATGCCAAATGTAAAAAAAGAGGGTTGGGATAATGAGTATTACAAAAATTTAACTGAACAAGATATTCGTGAATTTTGTGATGTTGACTCTATTTTTTCATCATATAGTTTTGAAATTGAAACTAATCATTGTGATTTATATTTTTGGGGAATAAAAAAATAAATTTACAATCAATAAAAATATAATATGATTTATAAAAATTAAACATATTTAAATGGCAACAAGAAAAAAACCAACACAACCTCAAAACACTGAGGAAACAAAAAAAACAAAAAAGGAAATTATTTGTGAAATAATCAAAAAGAAATCCAAAGAAAAGTTCTTATCAGACAATCAAAAATTATATTATGATTTGTTGAAAAAAAATCAAATAACAATTTGTTCAGGTCCTGCAGGTGTTGGTAAATCATATATTGCAATGAAAGCAGCACTAGATATTTTATCTGACCCAACCACACCATACGAAAAAATTATTATTGTAAGACCTGCGGTTGAAGCTGAAGAAAAACTAGGTTCTCTACCTGGAAATGTTGAAGAAAAATTAGATCCTTATATTTTCCCCTCATATTACTTAATGAATAAAATCATTGGCAAAGAAACAAGAGAAAAATTGAAAGACATTGATGTTATTGAAGTTTTCGCTTTGGCTTATATGAGAGGTATGAATATTGATAACTCCATTCTTATATTTGAGGAAGCTCAAAATTCAACTCCTAACCAAATGAAATTACTCTTGACAAGGATTGGGTTCAATAGTAAATTTTTTATCAGTGGTGACTTAGAACAGACCGATAGATATAAAGATAAGACACACTCAGGATTGTATGATGCAATCAAGAAGTTCAAAGGTTTGGATGATGTTGGAGTTTTTGAATTTGATAATAAAGATGTGGTTAGAAATCCATTAATCGGAAAAATATTAAAAAGATACGAAGAATGAGAATTGCTATAGATGTAAATGGTGTATTAAGAGATACAATTGGTAAATTCAAACATTTATATGAAAAACATTTAATTGAGGGATATCAAGAATTTACACCACAAACATATAAAATTGACTTGTCTGGTAACACTGAATTGGAAACAATTTCAGAACCATTTGAATATAAAATATTATCTCCAGTAACGACTTTAGAATTACAAGACCATTTTTCGTTTCAATCAAATGAAGAATTTTATTCATTTATGTATGAAGAATATTGTATGGAGTTATTTGGACATGCCCCATCAACTGAGATGACAACATTTAATGATTTAAATGACATTTATGTCAAGAATAGGAAACAATGGGATTTTATAATATTATCCGATGAAATTAAGAAATCAAAACCTGCAACTCTTTTCTTTTTATCAAAATTTGGATGTGAATTAGAAAAAATAATTTTTTATTCAAATTTTACAATAAATTCAATATGGAATGAATTTGATGTTTTACTTACAGCTAATCCTAACTTATTATTAAATCATCCAAATGAAAAAATTTTAATAAAGTTTGAAACAGAATATAATAAGGATATAAACTCAAAATACTCTATACAAAAAATAAAAGAGTTAGATTCAGTAATTAAGAAAATATTATGTTAAAAATACTAGGTGAAAATTATTATTTTGATATTGATGCAATTGAAAAATACATCAATGTTGAACCCCCAATTGATTTTACTGGAGCACCACAAAATCACATAAGTGTAGTTAAATACGAAATGGTTAAAATGATGACAGAAACATTAATTGTTGAAAACGAAGAAGCTGATGAAGCATTAGGAATGAAAAGTACAGAATTATCAATACCATTTAGATTAGCATTTAATTCATTACTATATAAAAAATTAATAAATAAAATTTAATATGACACCGGAACAAATTTCAAAGATTGAGAAATCAATAGAAAATTTAAAAAACAAAAAATCAGTTATCTATTTTTTAGTTCAAGACACAAAAGGAAATGCCAAAGCGTCAATCACTTACATTTACAAAATGGCATATACACTACACAAAAACAATCATAGTGTAGTTATTTTACATGAAAAGAGTGATTATGTTGGAGTTTCTTCTTGGTTAAGTTCAGAGTATATGGAAATACCACATAAATCTATTGAACAACAGAATCTTAACATTGCACCAGAAGATTTTATTATCATACCTGAATTGTATGGTTTTGTTATGCCACAAATTAAAAGTTTACCTTGTGGTAAAATAGTTCTTTGTCAAGCTCACGACTATATGTTGGAAACTTTACAACCAGGACAATCTTGGTCAGATTTGGGATTCCTTAAATGTATTACCACTTCTGAATTTATGAAAGAACATATATCAAACGTAATGAGGTCAGCATCTATTGATGTTATTGAACCAACAATTTCAGAAGTATTTAAACCTAATGGATTTCCAGCTAAACCAATCATCGCAGTACATTCTAGAGAACAAAGAGATACTTTAAACTTAATTAAAAATTTCTATCTTAAATTCCCACAATATCGTTGGATAACATTTAAAGATATGAGAGGTTTAAGTGAAAAAGAATTTGCTCAGACAATTCAAGATTGTTGTTTGGCAGTTTGGATTGATGATTCAAGTAGTTATGGAACTTTCCCATTAGAAGCTATAAAATCTAATGTTCCTGTACTAGGATTAGTACCAAATTTATTCCCACATTGGATGAATGAAGAGAATGGACTTTGGGTAAACAATAAAGTTCAAATTGTAGATTTTGTTGCTGATTACTTACAAAATTGGTTAGAAGATAATGTAAATGAAACTTTATTCACAGGTATGAAAGAAACAGTTTCAAAACTTCCAAATCAAGAAACATTTGAAAATAAGGTTTTAGAAAGATTTGAATCTTATATGTTAAAGAGACAACAATCATTTGAAGAACAATTAAATAAATTACAAACAATAGAAGAATAATTATGCAAAAATTTGACGTTTCAGTTATATTACCAATTAAGTCCTCAAGTTCAGTTGAGTTTGATTCTTATTTTGAAAAAGCAATCAATTCGTTAAAAGAACAAAAAACCCAAATAAATGAATTAATAATTGTTTATTGTGAGGAAACAAACTTAATTGAAAAACTTGATACTTATGACTTTGGTGATATACAAGTAAAAAAATTGGCTTGGAAGGAAACCCCAAACTTTGCCAATCAAATTAATTATGGGGTACAAAACGCATCTTCTGAGTGGGTTTCAATATTTGAGTTTGATGATGAATATTCCAAGATTTGGTTTGATAATGTAAAAAAGTATAGTGAAGTATATGATAAAGTTCACGTATTTTTACCAATAGTTGTTGATACTGATGATAAAGGAAAATTTGTTGGTTTTACAAATGAAGCTACCTTCGCATTGAACATTGCTACAGAAATGGGAATTCTTACTAATGAAGTTTTACAAGATTTTCAGAATTTCCAAATGTCTGGTATGGTTGTTAAAAAACAAACATTCATTGATTTGGGTATGTTAAAACCATCATTCAAATTAACCTTTGGTTATGAAATGTTTTTGAGATTAACATATAGTGGTGTAAGAATTATGACCATTCCTAGAATTGGGTACAAACATACAAATTTTAGAGAGGGTTCAATATTTTGGAACTACAAAAATGGAGAAAATGTACTAAGTCAAAATGAAATTAAATTTTGGATTGACTCAGCTAAAAACGAATACTTCTTTACTACAGATAGAGAAATAAAATTTCAAGACTAAACTTTTAAATGTCAGAAAACATTGAACTAACAGGGTCAACAATTTCAGATAAAAAAAAGGGGAGGAAACCAAAACAAAAAAATTATTTTGACATTCAAGAGGAAACGGCAGTAGTGAAATACCTATCTGCCGAAACTTTTGAAGAAAAGAATAAAATTTATAATGAATTCCTAAAAGACCCTTTGGATAAAATGATATCTTCAATTATTAGGAGATATAAATTATATAGGAAAGACATTGACTTTGAAGAAATACACATTGATACTCACTCTTTTTTATTAACCAAAATTGATAAATTTAAACCTTCAAAAGAAAAGAAGGCCTATTCATATTTTGGTACTATCTGTAAAAATTATTTGATGGGTCAAATACTCAAAGACCAAAAAGAAACAAATAGAAAAGTTTCATATGAAGATATTTCAAGTGATTTAGAAAATGATGAAAATCTATCTTATAGTATAGATAATGAATCTTTTGACTCAGAAACAATTATCCGTAATTTTTTGGTTGAATTAAAAAAAATCACAAAAGAAAAAAATTTAAATGAAAATGAAATAAAACTTGGGGAAGCACTTATGGATATATTTGAAAATTATGAAACAATTTTTATTGGAACTAACAATAACAAATATAACAAAAACATAATTCTTTTATCATTAAGGGAAATGACTAATTTAAATACCAAAGAAATTCGTTCAGCAATAAAGAAATACAAAATGATTTATTTGGATATGATTCAAAAAATGATTAAATAATATTTAATAGTATGCCAAGACCATTAAAAAAAGAAATTAATTTATCCAAGGAATCAATTTTATCCTTGATGCAAGAAATCTACAATGAACTTGTGGAACAAAGAAACACAGCAATCAGAATTCAAAATAAAATGTTAACTATGATGAAAGAACCTGAAGATATGACACTAATAGGTCCTGTCATTGAAAAACAACAAAAAATTATAAATGATTGTGTTGAGAAAAAATTAAGTCTTTCAAAGTTACAAACATCAATGTGGGACAAAAATAATAATAGTAAAGAAAGTTTCTCTATAGCTGATTTTGACGTTGATAATGATATTATTAAAGATTTAATGGAAAGAGATATTTCCAAAGTAGATAATACATATAAAATGAAAAAATAATTAAATGGGACTAGATTTAGAAAATGATTACTCAAAAGTTAAAGACCAAATTAGTTCTACTAACGCGTACAAAGATTTAAAAGACCAATACGACCAACAAAGAAAAAAAAGAGGTGAAACTTTTGAAAAAAATATTAGTGATATTTCATCATCTTTAGATCAATTTAAAAAAGATACTAAAAGATTTCAAAAACAAGCCAAAACACAACTTGAACAACTTCTTGATATTAATAATATAACAGGAGGTAAAGGTTCGGGTTCTATTGCGTTAATTAAACGATTGTTCCTTACTACTTTAAAAAATATTGAACCAAAAATAGCTGAAATTTTAAATGATGAAGCTATTAAAGTTTTGGGTTGTGACCAACAACAAACTTATAGTGGAGAAACTTCATATTATATTAAGATTGCCAGTATAGATTTAGGTTCTCTGTTGAAATATAATCCATTGAGTGACGTTGGACGATTAGCTTATGAAAGAAATCCTATTGATGTTCAGATACCTCCATTTTCTATGAATCGTGAGTTATTTAATAGGATTCAAAATCCAGATGATTCTTTTTTTGACCAATATGGTGTTTTTTATCGTGGTCAATCTGGACAATTTTTATTTGATATTAAATATGAAGAATTTGACGATATTGGAAATCCAGGTCCTTGGTTTAAAGTAACTTTGAAGGATAGAGCAAATGGGGTTAATAAAATAATACCTTTTTTAATTGATTATTATAAGACAATAAAACTAGTTGATTTTAGAAATATTATAGTTGGAATAATGGATGCCTTAACTGGTTGTGTATCTATAAATGCTAGTTTAGGGATTGAAGAAACTACAAATAAAACTAAAACCAATCTTTTAATAACACGAATTCTTGGTTTATGTTTTGACAATGTTAAAGAAATTGATGTTTCAGGTACGGCTAAATTAGCTGAACTAGATAAAATTGATGAAAGTTTTTTTGAATTTACTGATATAGATTTAATTAATATTGAACAAACCGTAAATAACATTGCAAATCGTGTTGTTCAATATCAAAATTGTGGTAATGTTAATTTACCTGTTAATGCAACTCAAATAAATGAGGCTTTAGCTTCTTTGTTTTTTGTTGAAGATGACCGATTAGTTGATGCTGGGGCTGACATAACAAAGGTAGTTACAGAAAATGAAGAATGGAAAGGTGCTACAATAGGAGGTAATTTACAAATAGCAGTTGATTTAAATTTTATTAAATTAATTGTACAAGGAATTATATCGGCTTTATTGACACCAAAAATACTACTACCAATATTCGTTATGTTAAAAGTTTTAGGTAAAAATTTTCAAGATACGATAGCTGATTTATTTAATTTTATGAAGCTCTTCAAAAGATTTATGATAGATATGGTATCAAGAATAGGGGCTATATTTGTTCAAGAATTATTTGACTTAGTTTCTAAAAACATAAAAGAAATTCTTCAAACAGTTATCAGAGATTTAGCAAAAGAAAAGGCGGATAAAAGAATAATAATAATTCTAAAATTAATTCAATTGTTAATTGTTGTTGCAGATTTTATCCGTGATTGGAGAAAATGTAAAAGTGTCGTTGATGAATTACTATGGTTACTTAAAATAGCCACAACTGGGTGGGGTCCAAACTCTTTATTATCAGGATTTAAAGGTACTATACCTTATCCATTACTATTGGCGGCAAGATTCCTAGATGGTTATTCTGAGACAAGAGCTTTTATTGGCACAGTCGAAGAACTACAAAAATTAGGTATTCCTACAGGACCTATGCCAGATGGAAGTCCCAATTTAGGTTTATTAGCTATGTTTGGTCAAATGAAAGCTATGGCCATAGAACAAGCTGAAAATGGTAAAGTAGAAATAGCGGTAGACCCATTATCTTTTACACCTGCGGGATTAACGAATGGTATTGTTATTTTTGGTAAATCTATATAATTATGGAAAAACGAGAAAAAGCTCAAAAAGCGTTAGAAATTGCTAAAGATTATAAGTCACATTCAAACAAAGATTTAATTTTTGTTATGGACTTTATACTAGAAGATTTTAATCTTACAAAAGAAACTTTATTTAAACTATCCTCACATTTGGATAAACTTGAACTAACATATAATTTAATTTTAAAGGAATACCAATCTAGAAACAATGTTAACAAATGATAAACAAATATTTTTTCCAGGTATTGTTTTGGACAATAAAGACCCAATGGTACTTGGTAGAATTAGAGCGCAACCTGAAACTGAAGATTTAACATCAATCGAAAACCCTTATTTGGGATTTGATAGGACATATGATACTTGGACTGAAAAAGATCCTTTAATATTTTTACCATTATTACCAATCCATTTTTATGATGTACCACTAGAAAACGAATATGTTACTTTAATTTATCAAGATAAAAATTTTAGAAGAGAAAATCAATTTTATATACCTGGACCAATTTCTAGTCCAATGAATATAAAATTTGAGAATTATTTAGGAGCTAAAAAATTTCTTGGAGCTGGGGCTAAAAATACAAAAACTTTATCTTTAAAAGATAATAATAATCAATATAGAAAATTAAAAAGTTTTGGCATATTCCCAGAACCTGGTGATATATCAATAATGGGTAGAGGTAGCACTGACTTAGTATTGAAAGAAAATGAAGTTCTTATTAGAGCTGGTAAAACACAACCACAAAGTTTAAGTCCAAATACTTTTCCTAATAGTAATCAATATCGTTCTTTTATACAACTTTCAAATTTTACAACAAGGAAAGTTCTTAAAGAACCACAAAACATTAATGTAACTGAAACAAGTAATGTCAAAGTAAAAAAAATGATTATGTGGGAAGTCTTAAATTTAGAAAATGAGTTTGATAAATTTGTTGGTAATGTTACACTTAGAAATTTTAAATTATCTTCACAATTGGTATTTGCATCAGACTTTAAATTAGATACAATTTTAGATTTACGTATTGGTGATGACTATGGAACTCCTTTAGAAGTTTTCACATTTACTGGAATTACTGCAAATGAGTTAGGTCAATTGATTACATCAGTTGCTAATTCTCTTTTTGATGGTGTGATTAATATACCTGGATATGAAATTAAAAATGTAAACAATTTTATTGAAAATAACTCTAACCCAACAACTCCATTTGTAATTACACCATCAGAAAATACATTTAAAGTTGGTTTAAAAAACCAAGATACTACTAGTGGTTTAATTAATAGTGTTGAATTAAATAATTATTTAAATATTTCTAGTAATATTCGAGTTAAAGGTAAAACTTCTATAAGTGGTTTTTTATTAATATCTGGTAGAAGTTCTGATGGTCAAAACCCACTTTTTGGTCCAATAACTAAAACAAAAAAACAAACAATAGTAAATGCTGATTATTTTGTCTCACCTATAACTTATAGTACAATTGGAGCACAAAGAATTTATTTATTATCACACGATTCAGATGGACCTAAAGGTAAAATAAATTTAAAAGATACAATTTATGGTATACCTCAAAGTACTTTTACAGACACAATTGAACCCTTATCGTATCCAACTGTTAGAGGTGATAAATTAATAGAATTATTAGAAAAAATTGTTCAATATTTAACGAGTCATGTTCATCCTTTTTTTGGTGTCCCACCAGTACCTTCAGCTCCATTGGAAGATATATTAATACAACTTTCAGATGCTTCAAATACTATTCTAAATCAAAATATTCGAATTAATTGATATTTATGTAATAAAACACATAATGTCAATTAATAATTCTTATTTCAGTAGAAATAACACTATAATACATAAAAGTTATACAAACACAGGTAGTAATCCAGTTACTGAAATATTTTATGGAAAAATATTCAATTCTGATTTGCCATCATCTTATAGTAGGTTTATTTTCAATTTGGATTTAACTTTGTTAAAACAAAAAATAAAAGATAAAACTATAAGTACCAATTGTACATCTGGGTTAACACATACTTTGAGAATGACAAATACAGGTTCATTTAATAGAGAACTATTAAATACCAACACATCTCAAGCAAGAAAAAGAGCAACATCATTTGATTTAATACTATTTAGGATTCCATTTATTGACGATGATACTAGTCAACCACAAATTTGGGATGAAGGTGTTGGTTATGATTTTAGTGATTTTGTATACGAATTTAATGAATTAGATAGAAATTTTTCTAATAGACCATCAAATTGGTATCAACGAACAACTATTAATAATTGGTCTGAAGAAGGATTATATAATAATCAAAATTTAGGTTCTTACCCATACTCCGCACTCACAATTGTAGATGAACAACATTTTGAATTTGGGGATGAGAATATTGAATTTGATATGACTAATGAAATAAATGATGTATTAAATGGTTCTTTAAGTGGTGTTACTGGTTGGGGGATTGCATATAAACCACAATTAGAACTATTATCTGATTTAGATTCAGCGTATGAAGTTCAATTCTTTACAAGACATACTCAAACATTCTATGAACCTTATTTGGAAACATCGTATAATGATTTAATAGAAGATGATAGAAATAATTTTACTTTAGGTAAAGTTAATAAATTATATCTTTATTTATACGAAGATGGTAATCCAATTAATTTAGATAATTTACCCAAAGTCACAATTCTTGATAATTCAGGAAATATTATACCAAGTTTATCGGCAATAACAAGTTGTCAAAAAACCCAAGGGGTGTATGAAGTAACTATTCCACCGCTTATTGGTTATAAAACTCCTTGCACATTTTCAGACAAATGGACTGGATTAACTTATAATGGATTTCCATTACCTAATGTAACAAATGATTTTACGTTACAACCATTTAAAAATGGATTCACAATTGGTACAAATTCTCAAGACCCTAAAATATATGGATTTGATTATTATGGAATTAAACAAGATGAAAAGATATTTAATACCGATATAAGAAAAGTTGGGGTTATTATCAAACAAGCATACACCACTAATAAATTATTACCAAAAGTTAGTGCTTATTATCGTGTGTATGTTAGAGAAGGACAAACTGAAGTTCAAGTTCAAGATTGGACTCAAATTAATAGAACTCCTAATGAATACTATTTCATCTTTGATACAAGAGATAAAATTCCAAATGAATATTATATTGATATTAAAGTTGAAAGTAGTGGGGAAATCAATACATATAAAAGACAAATAAAATTCCAAATCGTGAATTATAAATAAACTTTTGATATTTATAAATAAAAATTATGGCAGAATATACTTACCCAATTAGTGCTACAAGTGCAAATACTGAAGTTATTATGTGTGAACTTTGTGATGGTACTGTAACACCAGTTACACCCCCACATCCAATATGGACTGATGCTCAAAATAAACCAGTCATTCAATTAAACGCAATTACATTGGGTGGTGTTAATGGATTAAATAGTTAAATTATATGAGAATCACAGAATCACAAATCAACAAACTCGTTAAAAAAATAGTTAACGAAAAAGATTATGGAAAAGTACAAAACTATATGTTTTTCAGTAATCTAGAACAAATGATAAGACAAGCACAATTGTTACTAGAATTAGACCCAATGGAAGTAGAGAAAATTCTTCAAGGTGGTCACGATTGGGCTGATGACCATATCGCAACAGCAAAAGAAAACTTAGACCAAGTGTTTGACTTTCTAATGAACGAAACTCAATATTCTGACGAATTCTATGATGAAGAAGAAGATGTGGTTATGATGGAAGGAAAAAAGAAAACTGGAACAAAATTATGTTCAAGAGGATATAATGCAGCTAAGAGTAAATTTAAAGTTTTTCCCAGTGCTTATAGTAATGGTTACGGAGTACAAGTATGTAAAGGTGACAAACCTGGATTAGATGGAAAAAAACGTTGTTCACCACCTTATTGTTAAAATATAAAAGAGGACATTAAGTCCTCTTTTTTTATATCTTATGTAAAATTGATTTTGAATTAATACTTTTCATTTCACCCTTGTTATTTCTACATACAATGTTATAGAAATAAACACCTGATGAAAATTCACTCATACCATCCCATTTCTCAGAAACAAACTTACCAAAACCATCATTGTTATTTAATTTGATTGTTTTAAGAATAGTACCTTTAATATCAAACACCTCAATCAACAATTCATCAGCCTCAGAAAATTCATTACCAAGATTCACAACAAATGTTGTATAATCTTTAATTGGGTTTGGATAGTTATAAATCTCATTTTTCATTTCAATTTTATTAACTGATGATAACAAAATTTGTTGTGGTATTGTATCTTCATAAATATTTTGATTGTGTACGATTCTTAAAGCAGGATCTCCGTGATATATTAAATAATCTGCAGCCAATTCATTTAATAATCCATTATTTGATAAACTACTCATAGCCATTTTTATTAATTCACCATTTGTTTTATTTTCAGTTCCAAGTAATCTGTAAAATTCTGTAGTAAAAGAATTAACTGAGAATAAAGAAATTGGTTTTGAAAATCCAAGGAATGCTGAAACTCCTCTGTTTGGACTTAGAACTAAGGTTTCACTTAAATCTTGTGTGGAGTTAAAAATATTTCCACTTGAGCAACTTAGAGACATAAAAAGGGGGTATTTGTATTTGTTATTATATCTTTCGATTTTATTTAATTCAAAATCAATACTAGTTTCAGTTGCATGACCTAAATAAGTCATAATAGATACTCCTTTATTAAGTGTTGAATTTAAAGTTGAATCATTATTAGAATTTGTAAGATTAAAGTTTTCTTTATAAAACGAATGAACATTAGCATTAAATTCACTATTTTCCAAATTATCACCCAATGTGTTTATAACATTTGCAAACATTTGTTGTTCCGTTACATTAACACCACCACTTAAATGTAATACGTTTTTATCCCAAGAATTATCAGATGAATTTTTATAAGTTTCCATCTCAATAATTTTATTCATATAAACTCTAAACTCATCACCATTTGTTACGGATAATCTACCAACTGAAAGACTTGGTGTTGTTTGTCCTTTTTTTGTAAACAACATATTATCAGACCCAGGATAACCAAATGTTGGAATTTGAACATCGTATGTACTGAAATTTCTAACTTGATTATATTCCTTTGCTTTACCAATTAAAAATACGTGTTTTGGATTATCCCAATGAGTTAAAATATAATCTGAAAAGTTTCTAATTGATTGTGGGTGCAAATCTATACCATAACCAAATTGGTCAAAAATTTCTTGGATATTAACAATAATTGGGTTGTGTTCTGATGAACGATATGCCGCCCACTCAATAAGAGGATTGTCACCATATACATCATTAAACATTTTACTATGTGCAATCATTACATAATCACCATTATAGTTTTGGTAGTTAGTGAAATTAACCTTATCAACTTTACCAACCAATTTAGTATTAGATAAAGTAATTAACACCAATTCTCTATCAACAGATGATGCTGGTAAATCAGTTAATACTTTTTGAGTATTAACATCATAAAAACAATGTATTCTAACTCCATTTGTAATATCAAAAAGATAAACTTGATTTGACATCCCATTAAAATTATCTATTTCCAAGAATTTTCTTCCACCAGCACCAACATTAAATTGATATACACTTTTACCTTCAAAGTTAAAACTTCTTGGGTATGTTACTTTAACATAACTGATTGAATGTTTGTCTAAACTATTATCCAAACCTCTAACTGAAAGTGTTGTTGTTTGTTGAAGACTTTGAAGTTCAATTTGAGTTGTGATAATTGTGTCGCCATAATACAACATATTAAGTATTGGTTGATTAGATATTGAGTATTCAACATTGTGATTAAAACCTTTTGAATACATTCTAACCTCAACACTTGGTTTAATTGTGGTTTGTATAAAGTATGGTGTGTTTAATGTAATTGATTGATTTGTTGATAATTGACTACCATATCCTTCACCATATTCAAATGAACTTCTTGAGAAATCAATTCCACTAATTGAATATTCTTTCCCTACTGACCATATTAAGTTGGGGAGAACCACAACCTCGGAAATGAAATAATTTTCTCTCTGAGGGAGATTTGTGAGGTTTGATGATATGTTTTGATATCTTTTTCCATTGATTGAATTATCCCAAGTTAAGAAATAAGAAGATGAATCTGTAATAAGACTATATTTAGGATTAAAGTGTCCGTTATTATATAGTTCTTTATCTAAAGTAGATTTATTTTTTTGACCCCAAAATTCAATGTAGTCAACTGAATCACCATTCATTTTAACATTGATTGGAATTTCTTGACCATTTAAAAATAATTGGATATTTGTTTGTGTTAATTTTGATAAATCAACACCTGACATTGTTAGATGTGATGATGGAATACGATAAAGTCCATCCTCGGAAATTTTGAATTTGTAATATGTGTTTTGATAGTTTATCCATTCATTACCGAATTTACCATCAGACATTTGTCCAAAAGAAAAACCACCAATTAGAAGAAAGATTAAAGTTAAAAGTATTGTTTTCATAGTATAAAAATTATTTGTTTTAATTAATATACTATATAAGAGACTCAAAGACCCTATATTTCTTGGTGACCTAAATCAAGGTTATTAAACGTCATATCAATAAATGATTTGGGTTACTCGGTTTTAGATTGATTAATGATTGGGGTCACAATTATTCAAAAAATAAAATATTTTTCAATTTAATAAAACTTTATATTATAATATTACGTTTAGTATTGGAAAAGTATTATTTTTACATTTAAATAATTAAACCTATGAAAAAACTATTTTTGTTATTACTTTTACTTTTTAGTTTTGGTGTATTTGCACAATATAATATTAACACTGAAATCAAAAATGATACTATTATTTTAGAGTATAAAACAATAGTACTATTTGATAGTAATGATTATATTAACATATTAGGTCAAAAATTATTTGACCAAGAAATTTTGATTAAACATATTTTAATATGTCAATCAAATAATACAGCAATTTATAGATATATGTATTTCTTAAAACCTAAAATACAATGTGAAGAATATTTAAATAATTTATTAGAAAAATGTAAAGAAAAATATCCGAATTCTTTTTTACTAAATTGTTTAGATATATGATAATTAATATATTTATGTATAAAACGAAAATATATGACATGTTGTAATAAAAGAATAATAATTACTGAAGAAGATAGAAAACATATTTTAGGTATGTATGGGGTTATTCTAGAAACGGATAAAATAAAACCCAATGAACAAGAAAAAGTAATTAAATTAGACCAACTTTATGCTAATGGTTATTATTCTATAACTAATAATAATAAAGCTAAATTTAATGCAATTTTAGATGCCCAACTATTACCTACATTAAAACAATATCCTAATGTTAAATTAAATATTGATGTTAGGGCAGGTGAATCTATTTCTCCTAATTATGACTATGAGTTAAAGGATAATAAACTTAAACCTGATATGTATCTTGCAAATCTTAGAAGAGATAAAATGATTGCATACCTAAATCAATATCTACAAGATTCTGGTTTAAAAAACTTACCAAATGTTAGTAATGTGCCAAATACACCAGGAACAAATGTTTGGAGAGGTAGGTCAGGTAAAGCAGATAATGGTATTGATAGATTTGTTGAGGTTGTAATAGATTTAAATATTCCAGGTTTATGTTTAACTAATCTAAAAATTGAAGTTATTTATGACAAAAGTCCAGCAACGGCAGAATTTCCATGTAGAGGAAAACATAAATGTGATAGAGCAATATTTAATGTAAAATTAAATGGGGTTGTAATAGGTGAGGCTAATTTAAATAATGAGAATGATGGTGGAAGTAGAAACGCGACATTAATAGTTACTTCAGAACAAGCAACAACAATAGGTGGTAATTCTAATCAATTAGTATTAGCATTGGAAGGAATTCATGAAAAACCCCACGATGATGTTCCTGAAGTAAGAATAACTGACCCTAAAGGTAATGTTATATTTCATGGATGTTGTGCTATTTTATCAGTTGGTAAAGGTCAAGATAGGACTCTATTAATGTTAGACAAATGTGGAACAAAAGTTTTATCAGCATCAAAAGCGGTTGGTGTTGGTGAACCAACAAAGGATCAACTTGGTAGACCTACATATGTTATTGGTACTGAAATGCAACTTCGTGACGATATAATACCAATTCTTAGAAAGACTAAAAGTATAACTGAAAATAACGATGGTACTATTACTTTTATTCAAAATTATTCAACAACTAAATTTAGATTTAATGCGGGTCTAACTATAAATCCACAAAAACCAATTATAATATCACCAAATGGTGAAGTCTCACAAAGATAAAAACTACATAAATAGTTTTTTTTTTAAAAGGTAGAAAAATATTTCTACCTTTTTTTGTTTTATAATTAAAACCTTTTTATCTTTGTGAAGAATCAAATTAAATTAAACATTATGAAAAAACTACTCGTATTATTCTCAATCGTATTAGGTCTTGGTCTTAATGCACAATCACAAATTGTTTCTGATGTGTTGACATTAGATAATAAAAAAGATTCCACAATTTACGTAAAACATTACATTAAATTGTTTGAACTACAAGATTCCGTTGATGTTAGTGACATTAAATTACTTGACGAATCTATTGTTGTGGAAAAACCAATAGATTTTAATTTTAAACCTCGTTATTTTTATGTTATAAGACCAAAATACGAAACTGATGAATATTTGGAAAAATTATTGGATAGATGCAAATTTTATTTTCCAAATTCATATATGGTAGCTCAAATCATTAATAATTAAAAAATTTTAAAAAAAGATATGAAAAAATTTATTAAAAGGTTTTTAAAACGTAGTTACGTAAAGTGGGTTCTATTCAATAGAAAAATGAGTAACCCAGACTACAATAAAGTCTCTGAGACACAAAAAAAATGTATGTCAATTGCAAGATTATTGATTCTACATCCAGATTCTCATTTTCGACTTACTTTCTTAAGTAAAAAAAGATATATTATAAATAAAACTTTGGGTTTATTTCTAATATTGGATGGAAAATTATTGAGTATAACAAACCATGTTCATCATCATGATATTATTATAAGTGATAGAAATTATGATAGGTTTACCAAAATGTATGATGAAAAAGTTGAAACAATACGTCAAAAAGATGAGGATGAAATTATGTCACAAATTGTTCACTCATTGGATGTAATACTTAATAAGATAAAAAGTTAATATTTTATGTTATCTTAACTAATTTAATATCATTTCCACCATCAGTTTTTCCTAAATCTATTTCTTTTGACCTATTAATTTCTTTCATAATTAAATCAACTTTATCTTTTTTAATTATAGATTCAAGTTGTTTCTTATTACTCGGATGTACATATTCCATTTTATAATTCCCATTGGATTGTTTTGTTAAACTTAAAACTTTTACATTCCACCACATAAAAGCACCATAAGCTTGCAATTGCCATTTAATTGAATCTATTACAATTTTACCATCTTTATTTACCGAAATACTTGGAGGTGTTTCCATCTCAACAATTACACGTTTAATTAATCTTGTTAAATCACTTTCTGTTAGTCTAATAATTTTTTTCATTTTATTTTTTATTTTTATATGACACCATTGTCGGTTTATTTCCAGTTCCAATTTTTGGATTTTTCTTTTCTTCTCTACGTTTTTGAGCACATGCGGATTTCTTTTCAGAATCTGACATCTTACCAGCAACTCCTGCAGCCCTACATTTAGGATAACTCTTGGTATCAGCTTCACTCCTCCCACAAGGAGGATGTTTACCATCAACCTTTCTACATATATTAACCCAAGGTCCTTTTGGTTGTGATGACCCCTTGGGTTTTTTCTTTGTCCCAAACCATACCGCCAAATCTTCAGTAATTATTGGAGCTTCTTCATACCCCCATTCATTAATAGTGTGAACATAATGTTTATCTATTTTATAACTTCCATCCTTCCCCTTTTCCCACATTCCAACAGTTCTTCTTATATTATCTTTGGTTGTTGATTTAACTTTAATTTTATTTGCTTCAGTATCAACAAAATCTGAAAATGGTTGTAATTCAGGGTTCTTCCATTTTTTCATCCCAATTTCAATTGGTGCGTTATATTCACCACCATATCCAAATGTTGCCTCATTTATTTTTTTTGATTTACCCTTTGGGTAGGGGTTAATTAGGTCACCATCGTCATCATTTTGTACTGGATGATTCTTGGCATAGATTGAAGATTTTTTTGCCTTAGATTCAATTTTTTTAATGTCTTTCTTTGGTGTATCCATTTTACCATCATAACTATCAGTAGCTAATTGTTGACTATAATATTTTGATACAGAATCTTGATATGCACCCAATTCTGATTTTTTAAATATTCTTTTTCCTGGTCTAAGAGGAACAACAAATGAACCTCTTGAACCAGATTCACTTGTCGCCTCTTTTAATATTTGTTTGACTATATTTTTTATTTTACTTATCATTATCTTATAAAATTAATAATATGGAAGAAAAAGAATTATTTGGTAATTTATTTAATACAATTCCTCTTCATACTGAAGAACATTTGGAAACTATCCTAAACACCATTGATAAAGAACAAGCAGTTTTTTTTATAGTTCAAGCTGTAAAATATGCTTATCATCAAGGTTCTTATTCTATTGGTGAATCTGAAGTAATTTCAAAATGTATTAGACTTTTAAGTAAAGGTTAGGTTATTTATTTCCTTCCTCTTTCTTTTACTTGTGTATTATTTCACCATTAGCTCCACATGCAAAATCCTTCATATTACCTAAATCACTTAGATATTCATAAGTATTATTAGGAAAGTAATATTTGTTATTTAATTGTACCAGAGCCATTGGTTTTGTTTGTCTATTAACATTACTATTAACAGTTTTAGTATCTATAAAAATATTATATGTATTATTTTTTGGATCTTTTTTGTAAGTATCAAGAACACAAGCCAAATTAGGGTGTCCCCAACGTGGTTCTTTTTGAATTAAACAATCTATAGTTCCATTACCACTAGGAGCTTCACAATTATCTATAGGAGGTTTTGTTGTTTTTGTATCTGTTGAACCTTTTGCTTCTTTTTCTGTCTCTATCTTAGCTTTACCTAAATCTACACTCGATTCACCCTTCCAACGCGCAAACTTACTCTCTAACGGAATTGTAACATATACTCTATAATAATTGAATTCCCAATGTGTAGGTGACCATCCACCGGCAAAATGATAATTCATAAGTCTAACAAATTTATAACCAATATAACTAGACATATCGGTTAAAATAGCTGGTGCTTTTTTACTAATGGTTAAGTCTTTATATGAGTACATTGCAAGACAAAAAGTTGTATAGCTATTTAAGTCTGAAATAGCCGCAGCAATTGCATCTTCATCAGTTCCCCATTCCGATGAAGTAGCACGTTGAATTTTCTCATTAAAAGCTGCAGCCTCTGGAGCAAACAAAGGTGATTGTGCTAATTTGTTATATTGTTCTTCTTTGGGAAATTTTGTAGTACAAAAAGTATTTATTGCATTTAGAAAATCTTCACTTGTTTGTTCTGAAGAAGTTTTTACAAGACCTATTTTATGTAATGCTTCGTGCATAGTTGCTATTGTAGTATAAGCAATTAAAGCTCCCGACATAAATAATGCTGGTCTACCCATACTACTAATTTTTTCAGTAGTTTTTTTAACTATACCATCAGATTTAGGCTTATTGGTTTCCCACCATTTATTAGTTCTTAACTGTTTTAATTCTTTATTAAGAACATCACTTAAGTTAGTAAGGCCGCCATTTTGATAAATATCTATATTTGGCAATTGTCTAGTAAATTTGTCTATATCAGCATCAGTTGGTATTTTATCAGGTTTAAAATATTTTTCAATCTCGTTAGCTAACATCTCAATTGTATAATAGTAATTTTGAGATGTCATAAATCCACCTTCTTGACCTTGTTTATCTACTTTAAAAGTTTTTACATCAACATTTTTTAAAATATTATCAAGGCCAGTTACAACTAAAGGATTATGTTTTTCATATTGTATAAAAGTTGTTAATGGCTTTCCGTGAAATTTTCCTACTGCTAATCTTGGTAAACCTATCATTTTTTGAATTATTGGCCAATTTTCATTCAAAATTTTTTTATTAACCAAATATTGTTGTTTTGTTGCTTCAGTATGGAGATTCAAGATTCGTTTTTTTTCTTGTTCATCCAAAAAATATAGTTTTTTCATATTTTAAAAAGTTTTTATTATAAATATCAATAAAGAATAAAAAGTATTATTACTTAAATTATAATTGAAAAAAAAGAGGGACAAAAACTTGTCCCTCTCGTCATTTTTTATTAAGATTTACTATCTCAATTCTTGTAAGTCAAATGTTCTAACACCATCAACTGTAATTCTCGCATAGAAGCGGTTGTTCACCATTTTTTTAGCGTATCTAGTCATAATACCCTTGATAGGAGTAAAGTTGAATGGATTATACATTGTTGGAGTTAATTGAAGTGGAACATACGGAGCGTAGATGTAACCAGTATCAAGAAGTGAAGTACCTTTATGTCCGATTAACACTTGGTTAGGTGGGAAGTAAGGGTCACGATATACTTGGTATCTACCTGCTAATGTACCTACTCTTTCAATACCCATATTGTATTGGTCTTGCTCAGGAGAAGCATTTGATACGTGGAAGTATTCCAAGTCATCAAAGATTGCAGAAACCTCAGAAGAAACAACAATCCAGTTAGCACCACCTCTAAGAGTTGATTTGTGGATTTGAGCTGAAAGTTGGTTGATAGCTGTGATAAGAGTTTGGTTCCAGTCTTTTTGAGTGTAAGAAGTGTTATTTTGTAATCTTCTCCATCCGTTGTAGTCCCATCTCAAGTTCCAAGCCGCACCTTTTCTAAGGTCACGTAGGATTTCTCTATCGATTTCAGCTGCAACTTGTTCAGAAAGAAGGGCAGTTAATTCAGCCTCAGCATCAATGTTATGGAATGCTGCAACGTCTTGAGCAAGTTCAGGAGACCATTGAGCTCTAAGTTTTCTTTCAGTTACAGAAACAGTTACTGATTCAAGGTCAAAAGAAACTTCACCAATTTTATCTTCAAATTCAAGTTCTTCGTATCTTCTATATACAACAGTAAATGAAGACGCTGAAGAAGCTGAGAAAATTGTAGTACCAGTGTAACCATCTAAAGATGAAGCGTTACAATCAGCACATACTGGACAAGATAAGTCAACCTCAATTAACATACAACCATCTTGGATACAAGTGTCATTATATGTACCACCACCATTTGTTGGCCATAAAGTTGATGTTGATTTTGAAGTAGGTTGAACAAGACCTTTACCATATTGTTGAGTTACAACTCTAAACAATAAGTTGGGTAAAGTACTAGTACCAATACCCATAGTATCACAAGGAGTAGTACTAGCAGAAATACCACCATTATTTCTAATTACTTTAAGGTCAGATAAGAATGTTTCAGTATCAACTTCAGAACCATCAGGTGCAATAAGTTTACCTACACCATCATATGCGAAACCACACACTTTGATTAAAAGTTTTCTAACATTTGGTGTTTCTTCAGTTATTTCTAAAGGAACAACTTGACCATTTGACCAAGTCATAGTTGTTGCACTAGCTGTAATTGCTGACCAACGACCTTTAGAATAATCAAATAAACCAGCAGGATTTAAACCAGGTTCAGCACCTTCATAGAATAAATCATAAAGATTTTTTTGATAAGCATTAGAATCCGTACCATAACCAGCATTTGGGTCACCAGGATAATTACCAGGACTACCTATTGGTGCATGATGATTACCAGAAAAAGTACCTCCATTAGTGTCACCACTATAACCTTGAATTTTAGGTATAAAGTAGAACAATTTACCGATAGGTAAGTTCATAGCTTGTACAGATACGATGTCATTTGCTAATAATTTAGAGAATACACGTCTAACGATTGGAAATACAACTGTTTCAAATGAACCAGAACTTCCATCAGATGTTGCTTCGTTGATTAAGAATGATGCTTGATTTTCATATAATTGTGCAACATTTTCTTTTAGATGACCTCTAAGGCCTTCAAGGAATCCTAATCTATCCCATTTGTTAATAGTATCTTCTTTGATAACTTTAAGGTGTTTCAAACCAATGTTACCAACAAGACCGCTTTCTAATAATGCTCCCATTTTGTATTTGATTTTTGTTTTAGTTTTGTTTATTGTTTATTTTAATTTTGACATTAAATCCTTCATTCTCATAAATTGAGGATTTTCATAAGTTTTTGATTCAATTAAGTTAATTGCTGAACCATTAGTTGGAACTTTATTAATTGTTCTTTCAATTGATTCGTTAACTTGTTGTGGTTTAGATGATGTTAATTCATCTTTAATAATTTTGTAAAGAGTCTTAGATTCTTTAAGAGATTCTACATCGTCAAATCTTTTAAGGATATTAATTTTTTCTTGTTTTGAAGTTGAATGTTCAGTAAACAATCTAGTTGCGTACGCTAGGTTTGAATTGAATACTGCCACTTCATTCAATTTATTTCTGAAAATATTAAGTGCCTTTCTGTATTCTTCGTTTTTCTCTCTTAAAATTTCCATTTCTTGTAAATCAATAGATTCTTCTCTTAGATGACGAGGAGCTGTTCTTGGTTTTGGAAGACCATCTCTACCCCAATATTTACCATTTCCAAGTGTACGTGAAGCTTCTTTTGTTTCCACCTTTTTAGGTTTCATTTTCATACTTCCTTTAGTTTCTTTTGATTTGGTTGGTTTTTTAGAGAATTCACCATCAAAACTTGGAGAATCAGATTTGTAGATATCTTTTTTAACTTTACCCATACCTACACCTCTAGTACCTTGTTTCATATCTTCTTTAAAACCACCTTCTTGATTTGGTTTTTTAGAATATTTGAATTTTGAAGCTGAACCCATACCCATTCCTTTTGGTTTCATAGATTTTTTAGCTTCGTATAAAGATTCATAAAATTCTTCTTCTTCTTCTTCTTCTTCCATTTCAATTTCGTAAATAGTATCTTCATCAAATTTACTAAGAATGTCTTTATATTTATCTTCACGTTCAAAATCTTCTTCGTCCATAGTACTCATATAATCTTCGTCCATAGTACTCATATAATCTTCGTCCATAGTACTCATATAATCTTCGTCCATAGTACTCATATAATCTTCGTCCATATAGTTTTCGTCCATTTCGTGATACATACCTTCGTCCATATAGTCACTTTCCATATATTCTTCTTCATCCATATGATAATTTTCTCTGACAATCATATATTCAGTATCGTTTTCCTCATCTTTTAAACGAATATTACCAGCTGGGTCTTCTTCAACTTGGACTTTATCTTGAGGTCCCATTGATTTAAATACTTTGAAAAGAACGTCACTTTGTTCCTCTTTACTCATACCTGTTTGGTCTAGATTTCTTAAGTCAAGGACTTCCTCATCCTCTTCATCATCTTCTTCTTCATCAGAATATTCATCAGTATAGTCCCCTTCTTCGTAATCTTCTTCGTAATCTTCTTCGTCATCAACTTCTTCTTCGTCATCAGGGAATTCAACATCAGCAACATCTGAATCCATATCAATCTCTTCTTCGTCCTCGACTTCTTCTTCGTCATCTTGTTCGTTAAGAGATTCTTTTACCAATTGTTTGATTTCTTGTTTCATAGTTGAAGCAAGTATTCCTTTTGCATTTTCAGCAACCGCTTCCTCCAAATTTTTCATTTGGATGATTGCCTCTTCTAAAATATTATTTTCTTTAGCCATTTTCTTGGTTTTTTGTTTATTTTATTATATAAATATATACGATGTTAAAAAAAGTTAGTTAAATTAATTTTTAACCAAATATTTTTAACAATTATAAATATTTGAATAATGGCAAAAAAAAAGGGAGACATATGTCTCCCAAAATAATTTGTGATTTTTTATTCAATCACTTCATCAATTTTACTTTCTACTATTGCGGTAATTCTCCAATCAAAAGTATAGTGTTCATAAATTTTAGTTATTTTTGTCTCAACATCTGTTGGTGAGTAACCCATAACTAATTTTTCTAATTTTAACTTTTTTTTCTTTCCAGTTTCTTCGTCAACAAACTCTTCAGAGATTTTTGCAATAAAATATTTTTGTCCTTCTTCCATTTTATTTAAATTTTTTAATTAATTAATTAAAAAAATAATAAGAAGATTAAATATAAAAATCAATATCCGTATAAAGATAATTTTTTCATTAGTTCTAAAGATTTATTTCCACTTTCTCCAACATTCCTTTCTACTGCCATTTTCCTATCATCATCTAAATTTTCTTCAAACATATGTTTATCATCTTTGTTTAAGAAAAGATAAGCACCAGGTGTTGATGGTGATGAAACTAAATCAAAACATATTAATTCAAAATCATCTTGTACTTCATTTTGTTCTCCAACTTTTTTTAATGAACCAACACCACGAGAAGATATACCAAGAGTAACACCTTGTCTTAAATAATTTGCGGCCATATCACCCTTAGTTGATACTATACCTCTTTCGTGGAATCCTGGGGATGTTAACAATTTGAGTTTACCCATTAAAACTGGTCCTTCCCACCAAACTTCATTTATAATATGAGATACTCTATCAAGGTCAATTAAAGATGATTCAGGATGATTTAATTCTGATAATGATGTTCCTTTTTGAATCATCTTTTTATAATTCTCAGCTTCCCTTTTTAATATCTTTTCTGGGTAGATTCTACCATTTCTATTTGGTGTATTGTATTTTTGTAATACAGCATAGAATTCAAATGGTTTTGAATGGTCTAACATTTGTTTGGATTCTTGTAACATTTTAGAGTTAAATCCATCTGTTGGGGAAACCCACCCATCATTTTCAATTAAAATACCTCTACCTAACTCACCAGGGTTTAAAATTTTTAAGCTCATTGTATGATTTTATTATATAAATATTTAAAAATATATATTTATATTTTGACATTAGTTTTTTTGTCGTTTTTTGTTAAAAAAAAACTAAAATGTTCATTCCTTAAAAAATTATAATGTAATATATTTTTGGTAAGTTCTTTGAGACTTTCTTTTAATTTTGAAGATTTAAAATCTATTTGTGTTGGATTAAGATATAAATTTATTTCTAAATTTAGGAATGATTTTTTACCTAATGTTATTCCACTTGAACGTAAATCCAAATCAGATATAAAATTTTCTTTAAAAATAACCTTGTCTAAATTTTGATAAATTGTGTGTTTTATTGACCTAGATAAGTTTAAAATAATTCGATTCCAATTTTCTTCTTCCTCTTTTGGTTCAACCCAAGTTTGTATGTTTAAGTAAATTGATTTTAATTCAAAAGAATCTGTTGTACCATATATTACTTTTATAGTCTTAAAACCTTGGATTTTAGAGGTTTTGCCTTTTTTCATTAATTTTAATAGTTTATCAGTTTATTTTTTATAAAAAGTAACTGATATTTTAATAAATGTCAAAAAAATAAAATTATGTTGATTGTAAAAGTTGATCAAAACACAAACATTGAGAAAGCCTTAAAACTCTTTAAAAGTAAGGTAATTAAAACTAAACTAATGAGTGAATTACGAAATCGAAAAGAATTCACAAAAAAATCAGTAACAAGACGAACTACTGTTAATAAAGCAAAATATGTGCAACAAATAAAATCAAAAGAAGATTAGAGATTTTCTTTTAGATTTTTTAACTTGAAATAAGTTAATTTATCATATTTTTCTGTGGTTATTTTTTCAATTGATTCATCAATTCTTTTTGATGTTTCAATGTCAGATGTTTTTTTAATTTCATTTAATTTTGAAATTATATCTATTTTCAATATATCAAACTCACTATTTAATTTATTATCGTCTTCTTTTAATAAACTAATTAAACTTTTCTTATCCGATTCGTTTAACTCTGAGATATATTTGTTAATTGTTTGGTTTGCTATATTAACCATTGTTGAAATGGGTAAATTAATAACATCACTATTTTCATCTTTTGATTTTTTAATCAAAGATTCTGAAATTATTTTTCTACTTTTTATTTTGTTTTCTAATGTCAGAATATTTGTTGAAAATAAATTATCAATATCATCATATTGATTTTCACTCTTAACATCATCAACCCATAATTCTAACACTTTTAAATCTTTTGGATTTATTTTGTTAATAGTATTTTCATATATTGTAATACATTCATTTATGAATTGGTCTGCAATATCTTTAGTGTACCCTTTATTTGTATTCAATTCATCGTAGACAAAAAACAATTTTTTCAAATTTTTGTTTTCCAAAACAAGTTTTTTGAATATCTTTAACTCATCCTTAAATAAATTTCTACCATAGGATTCTAACAAGTATTTTTCTATTTTTGATTTTAAAAGTCCAAATTTCATAGTTTTTTTATTATAAATATCAATCATCTAAAAGTTTTTTCAGATGTACTTCCATTTCACCCAAATAATTTCTTACTTTTGACAAATCAATATAAGAATCATCCTCAGTTAATGAATCACTTTCCAATAGAATATTTAAATTATTTTTATTAATTGATTCTGGTGCTAAACCTGGAGGTGGGGGTGATTCTTCACCTCCAGGAGGTGGTGGTGGCATTCCTCCACTTTCTTCTCCTCCTCCACCGGGTGGTGGTGGTGCTCCACCTTCAGTTGTACCTGACTTAGTTCCATAAAGTTTATCAATATTATCAAATAAACCAGTATGTGTTATAATTGTCGCAGTATTTGTTAATTCAGCACCAACAGCCTTTTCAATCCTTTGTTGTTGTAAATCAAGTTTAATTTCCTCTTCAGAGAATCCCATAATATGTTTCTTAGCCCATGTAACTGATGTTGGTGAAATACCTTCAATTGCCGTAACACATTCTTTATAAAGTGCGACTTTCTCTTTCCATATATCAATTTTAAGTAAATCAGCCTGACTTGATGGATTTGTCAAACCTAAAGTGAAGTTACCTAACTCATCTTCAAAACCTAAAAGGAATAAATGTATAATGGCGATTTTATTTAATTCGGCAACCATACATTTTTGTATTCTATTGATTGTTCTAGCAAATCTTATATCAATCAAAGAAAGATTTTTACCATCACCAACAGGTTCTTCAAAACCTAAGAATGCTTTAGGTACACGTAGAGCGGTTAATAATTTCTTTTGGATATATTCAATATCGGCAATTTCACCTAAATTCGCACCACCAGGTAATGTTTCAATTGGCATAGTTTGAGCTGGGTCTCTAACAGGAATAAAATAATCTTGGTCAACAGCCATTTGATTAAATCTCATATCAACATTACCAGTCTGAGAATCAACAACTTGACTACGTTTAAACTTATTTGCAACACGTTGTACATAAGCTTCAACATCTTTATCATCCATATTTCCAACAAAGACTTTGAACACCCTTCTTTCTGGTGCTCTTGAAGTTCTATATATCAACATTGCATCCTCAGATAATAATAATTGTTTCCAAATACGTCTTGCCTTTTCCAACATTGATGTACCATATGGAAGTTTTCTATCATCACCAAATAAACGGAAATGAGCAATTTCCCAAGAATTAAACTCCATGTCTTTAACTTTCCATTTGAATCTTAAACCTTTGTTTTCAACGGGGTCTTCAACATTTTGTCTACCAGCTTGCGTAGGAGCACCTCGTTCCAAACGTTCAATTTCAATGTTTGGTAGTTGCATACAACCAACAATACCTTTTTCTGGATCAAGTTTAAGGTAAACAAAATTATCACCATACTTACAAGTATTTCTTGTCCACATTGGTAAGTTTGTGTTAATATCCAAAATATTATTAAATAAATCAGCTAAAATAGATTTAATCCTTTTTGACTCTGAATATATCTGTAACATATTACCATTTTGGTCAACAGTTGTTGATTCCTCACCATAAATGTCTAGTGCTGCAGATATTTCTGGTGTATACTCCATAGATTCGTAATCGTAAAATGAGGCCAATCTAGTTGGTTCGTAATATACTGCTTGGGTATATAGATTACTTTCAATTTTAGTCCATTGATTAGCTAAATAATATGTTTGTTGAGCTTGTAATAACTCTTTATCATATTCTTGTTTGGATGTTGTACGTAATAATTCTTTTCTATCAAACTTATATGTTGGATAGTCTTGATTTAAAAGTTCATTAGGTCCGAAGGCTTGAGATAATCTTTGCCATACGGTATATTTGTTATTATTTTCCATAAATTAAATCTAAATTTATTTGATAAAAATTAAATACTTTACTGTTTAGTACCATTATTAGTGTTACCTTTTTTTTGATTAATATCAGTGTTTCCACCAGGATTAACCATTATTGGTTTTTGACCGGGTACTATCAATCTTCCATTAGCATTTATTTTACCAGATGTTTTTCTTTTTTCAAATCCCATAATCTTTTATTTAATAAATATTATCTTCTTTGATTTCCAAATAACCAAGAGTATTTCATATAATCTTCCTTTGAAACATTTTGATTTCTTTGTTGTAATCTATCATGCCCATATGGTATTACTGGATTAAATTCTAATTGTTTTCCCATATTTTCATTATTACTTACAGCCCAAGATTCCAACATTGCCTTTGTTTGTTCAGTGACTTTTTCCAAACTGCTGAAAGATGATTCAGCAATATAAGTCGCCATTGCAATTGACATTATTAAGTCATCGTGTTGTCCCTTTTGGTGGTCTGGTCTTCCATTGACATAAATAAAGGTGTTCATCTCATCAAATAACCTTGAACTATATATCTTAAATTCATGTCTCATTGCTTCCTCAAATGATGCAATTATCTGAACACGTTTATTATTAAAATTAAGTCCAGGAATTTTATCCAATGCCTTGGGGTCATATTTCCATTTGTTTGCCAAATCTACCCCATCCACATATAAATTTTTATAACCCAACTCTTGTAACTTCCTTGAGGTTGAAACCCCCATACCACCAGTTATATCTATCACAATAAAACAATTATACATATTACCCCACTTATAACATATTTCAGCCATTGTATCTGGAGGTAACTTTCCAACATATTCTGCAACTTGTTCTCTTGTATCAAAATCAATAATTTGGAATGAACTAAAGTCTTCACTATCCCCTCTACTGACATCCACACCCATAACGTATTTATGTCCCATAATAGGTTCTTTCCATATCCATAGAGAATTACCTATCATTTTATTTTGGGGTTCTTTAATCATATTTTCTTTAACTCTTTGCATTAAAAGAGAATCAAATACGTTATCACCAGAACCCAAGAAGTTACACTCTAACTCTTGTGAAACTTTTCTCTTATCATATTTAAGTTTCTTTACCATTCCCTCAAACCAAGATGAACAAGGTTTGTACCCTGAATTCATCATTAATTTAAGTTCCTCGTAATTTCTTTCATCAAATGGAATATGTCCCCAACTTATAATATCATTACTACTATATTCTGTTTTATTAAGGAGATAATGAATAACATCTTGTGTTTTGACTAAAAATAAATCTTTGGTATATCTTGGGTCTCTAAACCAAAACATCTCAGATATTTTAAAGTCATTCATTCCCCTATTTGCTTGATTATATATTTCATAATAAATTGGGTCATAACCATTTGGTGTTGACACTACAATAACTTTACCCCCAGTTGATAGTGAGGCCATACAAGCCGCCCAAAAGTCTGAATCCGCGTCAATAAATGCCGCCTCGTCAAATACTAGGATTGTTGGTGTAAAACCACGTAGAGCATCCTTTGAGGTTGCCACAGCTTTTACTTCACATCCATTGTTTGTCTTATAATGTTTTTGTGAATTTTTATCAACAGAAAAATCAATTCCAACCCAACTTGGCCATTGACCAATAAACATTCTTATTTTATTTGCCATCTCTTGTGATGTATCTAATTTGTTGGCAATGATTAGAATCTTTTCAGGTTTTGTCTTTTTGGCAAAAGCTATTTTTAATGATACCCAAGCCGCAGTTACTGTTGATACACCAGCTTGTCTGTACTTTAATGCAATGTTTTCATTGTAATTTTCATAGTCATTAAGTAATGAAATTTGGTCTGGAAATAACTCTAATGGGACATATTTTGATACAGTATTATCATAGGTTTCCAGATATGTTCTTAACGCGTATGGGGTATCTTTCATACACTTAAGATATTCAATCATTACTTGTTCTTTTGTTAAACTCATATAATCTTTTTATATAAATATAAAAACCCCCACTTATTTCTAAATGGGGGTTTTTATTTTAATCTTCAACATCTAACCAACCTAAATCAATTGGTCCATCATCTGTTGACTTTTGGTCGTATTTTTTCTTTGAATATGATGGGAAATCCTTTTTTAAATTTGTTGTCATCTCTCTTGCCTTTTCAATTATTTCTTCAACAAATGACTCTGCGTATGGGTCTAAATCTTTACCAATAGTTAAAGATTGAACTAATTTTTTTAATTTACCTTTATTTGCAATATCTTCATCTTCTACTTCTGAGAAGTATTTTAAAACCCCTGGAATTAATTCTCTCTGTTCGTCTTCATTAGGTACAATTTCATTAAATATTTCATAAAATCTTTTGAAGAAAACTTCAGAGAATACTAAATCATATGCTTCAATTTCAAGTGAAGTTGCCGCACGTTTAGCTAAAGCTCTTTGTTCGTCACTAGTAGTTCCTCCACCAGCGGCAGAAGTGAAAAACATTATTGTACCTTTAACTAATTCGTGTACTAAAAGAGGTAAAGTAGATGCTCTTGCTCTTACTGTGAATGCACCCCCAAAATCAAGTTCTTCTTCATCTTCTTCATCTTCATAATCACCACCCATATCACCACCTGTTTCACCAGTTTCTTCAGGAGATAATACCTCAACTTGTCCTATTTGTCCACCACCTGATGTACCTATTCCCCCAATGTCATCAAATAACCAATACATATGTAACATAATTGGTTGTATTACGTTAGAAATTTCTAATATTCTTTCACCTCCAGGTAATTCTTGTATTTTTCTCATACAAATTTTGTATGCGTCAGCGTAATACAATGCCATACCTCTTCTAAAATAATTTATTATCATTCTGTTTGTTACGGCATCAGAAAATTCTTCTTTTGCTTTTTCTAATGTTTCAGGTGAAATTTTGAATGTGGATTGTATTGCTTCTTTAGCTTTTTCTTCATCAAACTCAATACCCATTGATTCAAAATCATTTTTTAAATCTTCTAATTTTTGAGTTTTTTCAGCATCAATATCTGCGAATTTGTCTAAAATTTCTTCATCACTTATTTTATCAGCTTTAGCTTTCATACTTGAAAGTTTTGGCAGGAATCCATAACTTAATTCCCCATCCAATTGTATCATTTTTGTAAAAAACTTGTTATCAATACCCATAGCTTTTTCAACAGATTCCATAGCTATTTGTTCAAGTTCTTCTTTGTTTCCCATTTGTAACCTTGTTAATTCACCCATAAGTTTTTGTACAATAGTCATAAGAGTTCTAAACGCGGTTACAGAATCAGATTTAAAATTAGGATTTGAAATATTCAAACGTCTTGCGATATCAGAATCACGACCAATTAATTCTTCTAGTCGTTGTATTGAAAACTTAAAAGCTTCTGAGGTAAAAAAATCAACTTGAGGTTGAGTAAGACCAAATTTATTCAAAGGTAATTCACCCCTTTCAATTTTTGATTGTAAAGTTCTACTTGGACGTGCACCACCAACTTCAGGTCCAAATGTCATTTCATCTTCTTTAATTAAAGATTCAATTTCATTTAAAATTTGATTTTCTTTTTTTGTTAAACCTTCACTTAAAAGTTTATATTTTAAACCTTGTCTGGTTTCTTTTAAAAGAGATATTTTATTTTTTAAGCTCATATTTTTTTTTTAGATTAAACGATGTTTTTTAACTTGTGACATAAAATAGTCTAAACCTTCAGATTGTTCACCTTTTCTTTTTGCTTCAGCTGGGTCTTTATCTGGTTTTTTAAAAGGATTACCAGTTTTTTTCTTTTCTTCCTTTTCTGTTTCAGTTTCCTTTTCAGTTTCTGTTTCAGTATTACCTTTATATTTTTTTCTTCTTGCTTCAGCTGGGTCTTTATCTGGTTTTTTAAAAGGATTACCAGTTTTTTTCTTTTCTTCCTTTTCTGTTTCAGTCTCAGTTTCTTTTTCTTTGGTATCACCCATTGTTGTTTCAATCAATCGGATTAAATCTCTCTTAGTCATAGTTGGTTTTAAATTTTTTTCGATTATATTTTCTAAATGATTACGAAGTTTTGATTCACTAGTCAACTTAGGATTTAATAAACTACCCATATTTGATTTCATTTGACCTGTTATTGCTGCTGTAAGTGCTTTATTATAATCAACAACTTCATTTGTTTCTTTCTTCTTATATTTTACAGTCTTTTCAGGATGTTTTTTTTCTGGCATTTTTTCATATTGTTTTTTTGATGTACTCTTTGAAAATTCTTTTGCCATTTTACACCATTTACAATCGTCATCTTTACACTTATTACATCTAGCCCAAAATAATCCTTGTTGAGCCTTAGACTCAAATTTTTCTTTTATTTCAGATTCCATAGGAGTTATTGTTGTTTTTCCACCTGTAGTATCTACTTCCATATTACCAATCGTAGTTTTAGAATTATCTTTTACAACATAACCTGTTTTAGTAACTGGTGTTGTATTTGGTGGTGTTGTTGTCTGTTCGGTTGTTTCCTTCCTTGACATTTTTTCAAACAACAAATTTATTTTACCCTCATTAAGGGTTGATATAAATTGGGGATTTAATCCTCTATCCAACAAAAATCCAATTTTTTTATTTAGATTCATAACTCAATTTTTTTTCGTATTCAAGGACAATGTCCCTCGCGTATAACTTATTTTTTATAGATTCTTCACTCTCACCAAATCTAAATACCAATCTTTTAACCAAATCAAAATTTATATATTCACTTTCATTCTCCCAAGCCAAAGCAATAACATCATCAATTGAATCTTGCATTGAAAAATAATCAGACTTTTGAATTACAGAAAAAGAAATTTCATCATTTTTCAAAACTCCAACTTTTTTTATATGTAAAATATCTGGGGGTAAAGGATAACCATTAGCTGGTTTTGATTCCCAATATTCCCCCCAAATATCATCAACTTTATCTGAAAAAATAAATTCGTAAATATTATCACCTTTATAATTTGGTCCTAATTCATTAACAAAAATTAAAAACATCATTTTACATTACCATTTGGAGAAATATAAAATCTTTCATTGTACATTTCAAATACTAATTGACCTTTTGTATCCTTACCCAATAATTTAGCTTTTGGATACTTGTTCAAAAATCTATGAGCAGAATCTTCTTGTTCATAACTCTCACTTATTTTTTGAATTGTATTTGATTTTTTATTTGTTGTTTTTGGAATAAAATAATTACTCAAAACTTTATCAATTTTAGATTCAGAATATAATGATTGTCTATTGAATGATTGTCTATTTTTCATACTTCTAGCATCTCTTCCCATTGGAAAATCTTCGCCCATTTCACCTTGAGGTTGTCTTGGCGGTGTTTGTGGTGCTGATTGTCCACCCATCATACCTTCTTCATCCCCCATCATTCCTTCTTCATCACCCATCATTCCTTCTTCATCACCCATCATTCCTTGTTCGTCATCTACTTCCAATTCGTATTCAGTTTCACCACCTTCAAACTTAGACATTACTTTTTCTTTATCTTCAGCCTCAAGATTATCTATAGGTAGTGCTGAAATAACTGAATTCAAAATATAAAGAACATCTTGTGATGTTAATTGATTTTCTTCATCTTGCAAGAATTGTCTTACTTTTTGAGCTAATTTACCAGTGTATTTTTGTAAAACCTTAATTGTGACTTGTTCATCGTCATCTTCTGGATTTTCGTCCATTCCCATATCATCCATTGGCATATCTTCATCACCCATATCATCCATTGGCATATCATCCATTCCCATATCTTCACCACCCATATCACCTTCAGGTGAGCCTTGTGGTGCTTGAGCTGGTTGTGGCGCGGGTGCTGGTTGTTGTGGTGCTGGTTGTGGAGCGGGTCTTTGTTGTTGCTGTTGTGGTTGTTCATCCAAAGTTAAATAATATTTTTCTTCAGAATCACCTTCAAACAAAGATATGTTATGTTCGTACCCTTCAATAGAATTTACTTCTTTAGTTATAATATTTAATCTTTTTAGGGCTTGTGAATATGATGGATAAAATTTCCTATTTTTCATAGGGTCAATATATTCACTTGTTGATTCATTTAAACCTTTTTTGATTACATATCCAACTTTCTCTTTAACAATAAAATATGTTTCGTTATCTGCTAAAGTTTTTTTATAATCAAAAGAATGTGTTTCATTTATTGGTTTTGGAATGTTCAAATTATAGTTTGAAATTTCAATCATACGTCTGATTGCATCCATTCCTTGTAACTTTTCACTACCTATTGGTCTTAATTTTCCCATAATATTTTTTGTTTTTATAATATAAATATACAGAATTATTTAATTCTTAATTTTTCATCCAAAGAAAGTTTTTTATCAATAAGTTTTGTTGGTATATTATATAATTTCTCAATATAACCATTACGTCTCAAAACTTTAAAGACTAAATTTTCTAATCCCAATTCACCAGATTTATCTAAACCACTTATTCTATATTTTTTTAATTTATCTTTAATCACTTTTACACCATTACGAATTGTTTCAATATCTTCACCTTCCAAATGTTTAATTAAATTATCAATAATTCGCATCCATTTTTTAACGTTAATTGTAATGTCTTCATTACTAGCTTTCATTTTTTCTTTGATTGGTTTTTTAATCCATTCATCATTTAGAATAGAATAAATACCACCACTAACACCTTTATCATCAATACCCTCAACATATGCTTCAACATCATAACCAAAAATTTTTATGTTTCTTTTTTGATTAAAAACTATTTTTTTTAAATCAAAATATTCAACATACATATCTTTAAGTTTATCTGAAAATTGTTTGTAATCTACTAATATGTGTAAATCAACATCCGAATATTCTGACCAATTATAATTCGCAATTGAACCTTTAACAATAATATCATCAATTACAACATCCACCCCAAAAGAATCAATGAATTGATTTGCAATTTCTAGTAAATGCTTTCTAACATTTGGATTCATTATTGAACCACCATCAACCCAAATTTTTGGTTGTAATGTTGAATTTAATTTAAAACTAGATATAACTTTATTTAAACTTTCCATAAATGATAAATATTAGTGCACCACTATAATTATCACAATTTTCTATATTGGTATGATTTTGCTATTTTGGAATTAAAAAACTTACCTTGAGATTCCGACATCCTAAATTGGGTATACACTTGATGGGGGACATTTTCATAGGAGTATCTGAGTCCGTTGTTAAATTCCACAACTAACTCTTTTGTTTCTGTATCAAATTCTGTCTTTTTAATATTACTTGACTGAATTTCATTAATAATTTTTGTACCTCTGATTTCTTCTCTTAAAATTGCCATAATATTTTAAATTTAAAAACCCCTCTAAACTGAGGGGTTATAATTAGTTTATTTTTTTTAATTCATCTCGGATTTCAATCGCTCTTTCAAAATTTTGTTCTTTAATCGCGACATCCAACTCTTTTTTCAAATCTTTAACCTTAGATGAGTTATTCTCAAGTTCTTTAATTTTATCTCTTAATCTTGCAGCTTCCTCAAAATCTTGATTTGATACACATTCATCTAGTTTAGATTTCAACTCATTAACTTCACTCTTATCATTAAATGGTGGATTAGTAAAAATGAAACTAATAGTTGTGAATAATCCATCATTTGATTCTTTAATTGACTTTCTATATTTTTTAATTTCTTTTGAAATGTCATCTGGGTTTAACCCTTTTAAAAATCCATCCATAGGAGTATTAAATTTCTGATTGTCTTGATTGAAAATTTCATTTAAAATTTCCTCAAATCTTTTATAAAAATCTTTACTGTTCATAATATTATATTTTTTAAAGTTTATTTTCATTTTTATAATCCAATTATATACCAATTAAATTAACTAGTCAAGAATTAAAAAAAATACTGACAATTTGTCAGTTTAACATAGTTGAAAATGTAAAAATAAATATTATAATTAGTTAAAAACAAAAATATGATAGAATCAAAAGATGGAGATTACTCAACAAAAGGTAAAGGTGATACCCCAGTGTTAAATAATTTTGCAAAAGATTTAATCAAACTTGCCGAAGAAGGAAAATTAGACCCTGTTGTAGGTAGAGATAGAGAAATAACAAGAATCGCCCAAATATTATCAAGAAGAAAAAAGAATAACCCAATCATAATAGGTGAACCTGGTTGTGGTAAAACTGCCATAGTAGAAGGTTTGGCCTTAAAAATATTGAATGGTGAATGTCCAAGAAATCTAATGGATAAAAGAATTATGTCCTTGGATATGACATCAATTGTTGCGGGAACAAAATATCGTGGACAATTTGAGGAAAGAATGAAAGTTATTATTGAAGAACTTCAATCAGCCCCAAATATAATTCTTTTCATTGATGAAATACACCAAATCGTTGGTGCTGGAAATTCATCAGGTTCATTGGATGCGTCAAACATTTTTAAACCAGCTTTGGCAAGGGGTGAAATACAATGTATTGGTGCAACAACATTAGATGAATATAGAAAGAATTTTGAAAAAGATGGGGCATTAGAAAGACGTTTCCAAAAAGTAATTGTTGACCCTTCTTCAAAAGAAGAAACCTTACAGATTTTAATCAATGTTAAAGACAAATATGAAAATTATCATAAAGTAAGTTATAGTGATGATATTCTAAAACTTTGTGTTGATTTGGCTGAAAGATATATTACAGATAGAGAATTCCCAGATAAAGCATTTGATATTATTGATGAGGTTGGAGCTAGAAGTCAAGTTGACACTAAGATGCCACAAATCATTGAAGACTTGAAACAAAAAGCTCAAGATATCAAACAACAAAAGATTGAAGTTGTTAAAAGTCAGAACTATGAATTAGCCGCAGATTTACGTGATAAAGAAACAAAAATATTGGATAAATTAGAATCTGAAAAGAAAAAATTTGAATCTGACTTATTAACCAAAAAGAAAGAAATTTCAGTTGAATTGGTATATGAAGTGGTATCTAATATGACCAAAATACCAGTATCAAAAATGAACTCAGATGAAACAAATAAACTTTCATCATTAGCTGATAATCTTTCATCTAAAGTCATTGGTCAATCTGAAGCGGTATCCAAAATTGCTAAATCAATCCGTAGAAACAGACTTGGTATTAAAGACCCAAGTAAACCTATAGGTTCATTTATTTTCTTAGGTTCAACTGGTGTTGGTAAAACATATTTAGCAAAACAATTGGCAAAAGAAATATTTGGTAGTGAAGATAATCTTATCCGAGTTGATATGTCAGAATTCCAAGAAAAACATTCAATATCAAGATTGATTGGTTCTCCTCCAGGTTATGTTGGTTATGATGAGGGTGGGCAATTAACTGAACAAGTTAAAAATAAACCATATTCGGTTATTCTATTTGACGAAATTGAAAAGGCTAATAAAGATGTATTCTCGACATTACTTCAGGTATTAGATGATGGACATCTTACTGATGGATTGGGAAGAAAAATTAACTTCAAAAATTGTATCATAATTATGACCTCCAATCTTGGGGTTAAAAAATTCCAAGAATTTGGAACTGGTGTTGGATTCAAAACAAGTACAAATTCTTATATTGAGGAAGAAGAAAAAAGAGATATTCTCAAGAAAGAACTTAAAAAGTTTTTTGCTCCTGAGTTCTTAAATCGTATTGATGAAATTATTGTATTTAATACATTGAAAGAAGAAGAAGTTAAACAAATTGTAAAACTTGAAATTGAAAAATTAATGAATAGATTAAATGGATTAAATTACAATATAACTTGTGATGAATCTGTTTACGATTTAATTTCAAAAGTTGGGTTTGATGAAACATATGGTGCAAGACCAATAAAACGAGCCATACAAGACAAAATTGAAGATTTCATATCAGAGGAAGTACTTAACGGAAATGTTGTTGAGAATCAAAATTATGAACTCACAACCAATGAAGAAAACATAGTGTTTAAAGAAAAAGAAGTTAAAAAATCAAAAAAGAAAAAAGGGACTGAATAGTCCCTTTTTTTATAGTAAAAATTTACTTGGTTTAACCTCTTCAAAATATTTCACATTCCCCAAATCATTAATCATTTTCTTTGCAATTTCCAATGTATTAAAAACATCCTCAACAATTACATATTCGTGTTTTGTGTGGTAGTTATAATACCCTACAGCAAAATTTATACAAGAGAAATCAAATTGGTTTTTAAGTGCATAAACATCAGTATAAGGGTGTGATTGATATTTGTTTCGGTTATCAAATCCCTCAGTTAACACCTTATCACATTTGCTGAAGAATTCTGACTTCTTATCAAATAATTTTGTCCCCATACAATATTCACTAACCATCCAATTACCTGGGGCATCAAATTGAATAACATATCCAACATTTGAGAAAAACTCTTTATCAGCATTCTTTGAACCATGACAACCAGTTTCTTCAGAGACAAAAAATGCCGCTTTAACATTTGGTAAATTTTTTAATAATTCCAAACATACATAAACACCACATTTGTCATCCCCACCTATCCCTGTTGGTTGATTGTTATCGTTATATGCCTTTAATGCCAATTTTAATTCCTTTTGGTCATTGGGTAACATCATTTCTTTAATGTTGATTGTATCCAATTCGTGGACTGTGTCGGTATGTGCAACAACACAAGGGAAATATTCAATATCATCCGTTTGTTTGGTTGCATAAACATTACCCATCTTATCAACTTGATAAGGGATATTGTTTTCAGTTAACCATTCACATAGGAATTGAATCATTAAGTCCTCTTTGTATGTCTTGGTAGGTATGGACAAAACCTTTTTGAGTAAATCGTAATTGTGTTTCATGACACAATATTACAACATTCTTTTTAATTTTCTAACTAAATGTTCAAATAATTCACCCATTGATAAAAAATTATTAAATTCTTCAAAACTGAAACTCTTATATATTGTTTCACCACTCTTTTTAATGTGTGTTACAAGAAGTTTTCCATCTTTAATTCCTGTGATAATAAATGAACCTCTTTCATCATCAATTTTGACAGGAGTATTCAATTGATACTTTTTAAGTAATCCCATTAATTTTAAATTCTCACTAATATTCTTGGAATATTTTTCAGGATTTTCTTCAATCTTATCAATTATTTTTTCAAATTCGTATTCAACTTCTCTGTTAAAAGATTCTGTGTCAAATTGACCACGATATGGATACTCGTAAATCTCAGATTTTAAACCACCACCAACGAACTCAGATAATTTTGTCATCAACTCTTCAATAGTGTTTGTTTTAGTCGCTATTAATAAATCTTTTAATTGTGAAACCCAAGTGCGATATTCATAAAAACATCTATCTATATTACTTCTTTTAACTACATGTATTTGATATCTTTCAAATGGATTACAAAAATCACTATATAATTCTTCTTTTAGTGCATTAATCCCAGCTTGTTCATTATGATTATCATAATCGTCTAGTATTCTACTTATTTCATTATCAAATTGATTATATAATAATTCACATAATTTACCCTTTATATTATAATCATCCCTCCAATTAAAAAATTCAGGTTTAATATATGAAACAATTTTATCCAAAAGTTTATTACTACCATCATTAAAATAATTTAATAAATTACCTTCTAGCCAATCGTAATTTGTATCTCCTTCCCATAAATTAGAACTATATCCGTATGTACTTAAAACGGCCTCAATATAATAAAGATCGTTACTATCAAAATCCATTAAACTCAAAACACCTGCGTTACCCCCAAATTCTAAATAAATTTTACTATTACCTGGTACTTTTTTATTATATTGTATATAATCAATATTAGAATCTATCCTCTGTAATTTATATTTATCAAATTCTTTTCCATTCTCAATCAAGACTAATGTTGTTATTAAATCAATATTACCGACTATGTCTGTAATTGTTTTATCTAAATCTGGAAAATAATAGAAAGCATCCGTTAAATGAATATCATCACCATAATTATCATAGACTTCAAAATATTCTCCATATGCTAGAGTTATAATTCCATATCTAGTATCTTTTTCTTCTTTATTAATGAAAAAGTATACAGTTCTATTATTATAGACATTTTTACCATGTCTTGTTGTAGTCAAGAATTCTGGACCTACTTTTAAACCCTCTTCCATATTTGGAGATTTAATGGCCAAGTATTTGTCATTTTCAAACAATATATCGTTATTAGAATAATCCATACATTTTTTTATTAAAATAAATATAATCAAAACTTGGAATTATCAATCATTATATTTATTATTGTATTACTTTACAAAAGGGGAGTAACTGGTATCGATTGACATTGTTGGTTATTAGGGGCATGTCAGACCTAAACTAAGTCTGTTAAACTGGTTTGAAACGATAGACGGCAACGTTATCAACAAACTTTCTGCAGTAGGTTTAATCCGTGCTGAAGAAGCAGTAGTAGCCTAGTCAATAGGGTATTACTTTCGAGTCGGGGTGCATTAACTCAGGAACAGGAGCACTATAGGGTTGTCTAATCAATTCTCATCCCTAAAAATGAATTGACCGATTTTGTTGATTTTGGGTGTATAAAAATCAAATAGCTCGGAACATTGCGAATAATGTTGTCCTAAGCATGTAGTCCTTAGTAATTGAGATGGGCAAGAATTGGGTTCGATTCCCAAACTCTCCACCTTTAAAAAAGAAAACCCCTCCGTTAAGAAGGGGTTTTTTGTTTTACTGAATTTCTTTTTGATTTAATGCTTTATCAATTCTTTTGTCGGTATAACGTATTGATTCATCAAACTTGGTAGTAATATCTCTCCACAAGTTGTCCATAGCCTTATTTGAATCATCTCTTTGGTCACCAATAGTTCTATACACATTATCAAATTGACGTTGAACATTATCAACATCAAATCTTTGATTTTCTTTTATGGCAACAATCTGCCTTTCAATTCTTAATACCTTAACCAAACCCCAAACAATAACTCCAACAAATACTAGAGCCAACATCGAGAGCATACCTAAAGCGAAATAAGTAATTCCCATAATAATAAATTATTTAAATTTTATGTCATATAGACATACTAATTTTAAATTACTTATTTTAAAAGTAAAAGGATGATTGAAGTAAACCCCACTGAAACACCTCCAATGGTTAATCCTGTTAACCATTTATTCCTATTTTTTACTTTACGGAATTCAGTATTCAAATCTGTAATAATCTTTTTTTGGGACTCTTCAATTGTCTTATATCCTTGAACAATTTGGTCTTTGGTTTCAGCCTCTCTTTTTAACATATTTGTAATATCCATTGATTTATCAAAGGCTACCTTATATTGGTCTTTTACTTTAACACAATCATCTAATACAATTTTATACTCAGATAGTCTAGTAGTTACAATTTTCAATGAATCATATTGTATAGCAATTTTCTCAGCAAATTTTCTATTGATAATAAAAGAGGTATCACCATTGACAACTATTAAGTCAATTTTGGGTTTAATTGTGTCTGTGTTATTGGTTAAACCTTGTGCGTAAACCATCCAAGAGCTGGTCATTAGAACTATTAATAATAGCGTCAATCTTAACATTGTTTTGAATTTTTAATTGGTTTATTTTTGATGTTAGATTACTTTCACTTATTTGAATGCTTGTAGTTAAGATATCCAACTGTGATTCCATTTTTTCTCTCTCAGATTTCATTACATCCAATTTTTTATATAGAGAATCTATGGCTTTCTTTTCAGCATCAATAATTTGTTGTTGTAATTTCTTGTTATCTTGATGATTTGTATTCATCATATAACCCAAAATAATCCCAATCAATAATATTGATACCACGATAATTAGGGTGTGTTTCCAATTCATATTTTATGTTTTATTTATAATTATATTTTTTTTTAAAAAAATGTTAAAACCATTTGACTTCTCTGAAAATATTGCCTATTTATTGTTTATAAAAAATAACAAATCAATTTTAAAACATTTAAAAACAACAAAAAATGAAAAAAGTAATTTTTGGAGCAGCATTGGTACTTGGTACTATTTTCACATCTTGTGATTCACAATCTAAACCTGATGAAGTTAAACCAACTGAAGATTCTACTAAGGTTGAAACAACTACAGTAACAACACCATCTGTTGATTCCGCAAAAGTAGAAGAAACAAAACCTGAAGGTAAAAAATAGTATTTAGGTTAAAAATTAAAATCCCCACTCTTAATTGAAATGGGGATTTTTTTATTTCATTAATTTTTTAATTCTATTAACTTCTTCTTTTAATGCTCCTTGGATTACATCTGGTATTAGTGTAAATGGTGTCGCAAAAAGAAATTTACTTTGTGATGTTATTTTTCCACTTGTTGGTGTTGTTGAATCACTTTTAAGACTTGATGGTTCTTTTTTATTTTCTTTCTTGTTTTCTTTTTTATTTTCTTTTTTATTTTCTTTCTTGTCTTCTTTTTTATCTTCTTTTTTATCTTCTTTTTTATTGGTAGTTGTTGAGGGTTTAAATCCTCTAAAGAACGAATTAATATCTTGTTTTTCTTTTTTTTTATTTGTAATCCAATATTCTAAGTGTTCTGTAGTTGTCTCACCAATTTTATTATTTTGTTTAACTAATTGACCAACAGAATATTTTTGTTTTTGCAAGTTACAAAAATTAGAATAAAAAATTTCAATATTACCATCACGAGAAATTTCATGTTTAATCTTATAACTACCATTGCAATTTAACCCATAAGAATCAACAACCTCACCATCATAAGGACAAAGTACATTTGTTGAGTTTTGTACAATATATTTTCCTTTTTGCACACTTATATCATCAATTTTTATCCTTTCTCCTTCAATAGGACTAATAAATCTATCCATTACTCATAATTTCTTTAATTCTATTTATTTCTTCTAATATAAGATTTGAATCAATTTCATTAGATTCTGCAACCGCCAAAGGTTGTAAATCTTTTGTACCAGTTTTTATTGAAGGATTAGTAAAAAAAGTTGTTTTTTTCCAAAGAGCGTTAGCAATTGCTTGTTTTCTACTTTCAGTATTTTGTGAATTTGAAGATATTGATTCCAAAGTCATTTCCAATGTATTAGTACTTATTTTTTTTGCCTTATTTGAAGTTCCGTATAATTTTATCATATTGTCAATCAAATTATCTGCGTGATTCAGATTACCTGCAGTATTAGTAATATTTATTGATACAATATCCCTAATTTTTTTTAAATCACTTAATTTTATATTTTCATATTTGTGATTAGTTAAATAATAATCAATCCCATCTAATAATAGACCATATTGTTCGCTGTCATTACCTCCAAGACTTGTGAAATCAACTTTTGATGTAGCATTTGGTTTATTTAGGTTATCTTTAAATTCTTTTAAAGTTAAATGATTTGGCATTGTTTTATTTTTATTAATAAATACCACAATAAAATAAAAAAAGTACAACTTAGGTTGTACTTTTTTTATTTTCAAATTTCAAACCCCAATTAGCACCAATCATTGACATTTGTCTTTCGGCATAAACATCAGTATAATTAAGTTTTTTCTTGATTTGTTTAGTACCCCATTCTTTCCATTTGTCATATTGTTCTTCAGTAATTGTCCAATCATTGTACCAAGCATCCTTACGGTCTTTGATATCCTCATATGTAACCTTATGACCAGCAAATTCAAACATTTTATTCAATATTTCAATTACTAGTTTGTCTCTTTTTTCTTGATATGAAAGTCTCTTAGCCATAATTTTATTTATTTTTCGTTTAACAAAAATTTGTTTGATATAACTTTGAATGATATTGTTCTATCATATGCTCTTATAACAACACCTTCCCTATCAAAGTTCCCATTAAGTTGAGATTTATCTTCAGCAAATAACAATAATTCATCAATTGATTTTGGAAGTACAAATCCGTAATCTAATATTGGAACAGTTTTTAAACCCAAATCTTCCATTAACATTAGGAATTTAGTAAATGGGATATTTTTTTGTTCATCAATATTAAATGCGTTGAAGAATTTAACTGTTTGACCTTTTATCTTGTATGGGTTACCCTGGATTCCTTCTCCGATGATTTCACCTTGAACACACATATTATAACCCAATTTAGATAAAGATTCCTCCAGATTCAATTCTCTTGCAACTTTCCAAAAGGAGTTACCCTCAGTCTCCAATAGCTCAAGATTTCTTGAACACACCCCAAATACACCATCCTTGTAATAGAATGTAGCACTTGATCCATCCAACTTCTCAGTGACATAAAATGCCTTACCAGACAACCTAATATTTTCGTATTCACTTGATAAGTTTTGAATACGTTCTTCATCTGTTTTTCTTATAAAAGATGGAAACATACCTTTAACTTTACCTTGAAGTTCCGCTGGAATTGGGGGTTCGTATTTAAATATACCCAACATTTCAGTAACATCTTCTCCTTCAGTTATTTCCATAACAATTGGAAGAACACTTATTGGTAATAATAGACCTTGACTTAATTGTCCTCTTAATCTTATTGTTTTCAATCTAAATCCTTCACTACCATCAGACATTTTTTTGTATGATGTTTTTCTTAAGAATTCAAATTCTTCTTTGATTGGTAAGAAGGAGTCAATCTCACAATAGATACAAAAGTCCCCAACTTTGTATTCTCCTTTTTTGGATACAACATCCCAGTTGTTTATTCTAACAACTTCTATAACGTCAGCCCCAACTATAGGTCTAACTTCTTTTACTATTTGTATACTCGCTAATTTTCTTTCCATATTAACTAAATTCATTATTTGGTGAAACTCTTAATCCATCTATATATTCTTCTTTTACTTCAAAATCGTAGTGGTACTGACGTGGATGTTCTCTACGATATTTTTCATGATCATAACCATCAGGTTGTCCCCATACTAACGCCATTGTAATAAACTCCTCAACATCCATTTCTTTACCATACTCATCTATAACTCTACCTGTTCTTATAAAGTTCAATAATTCTTCTTTATTTGAATAAAATTTTTTGTCATTGAAATTCCATAAAAACTTCCAACCACTACTACGTTTACCTAAATGAATGTTTGTTCCATCAGTAAACAAATCCCAAATTGAATTACTTTCAATTGAAAGTTGTGAAATATCAATAGAATTAATATTATTAATCAATTCTTGTTTTCTTTTCTCCATTTCTTCCACACTTGGAATTCTGTAGTAGTTTGTTCCCATTGTTTTATTAGTTTTAATTGTTTCACAAAATTAAGAAATCCCCACCTAATATCAAAATTAAATGGGGATTTTTTTTTAAGGATTTAATCTAAATGACCAATCTATTTCCCAGTCTCGTTGGACTTTACCAAACCTAGTATCAAAATAAATCCCAACCATTTTACACAGATTTTCCATATCGTGAATTTTCTTTACATCACTTTCATTTTCCAAGTTGAATGCGATATTAACCCACTTATCAACTGGTAATCTGTTTGGTTTATCATATTTCTCAATCAATATTGGAGTTTTAATTGATTCATTCATCGTGTAATCAATCCCCTCATTTTTCAATCTTTCAAGTTTGTTTAGTACAAACTCATACGCTTCATTAATGGTCATTTTTTTAATTTAAATTTTCTAAAAATTTTACGAATTCAGTTATATTTTTTTCCTCAAAAATTATTGTATTGTCTTGTGTTATTGAAACTTCTTTTTTGGGAAAAATTTTAATTGTAAATTTAGAATCTCTGGTTATTACAAATTCGTCATCAAATGTCAAATTAACTTGATAAGATTCTTTTTTAATTATTGGTTCAATTGTTTGCCAAACCTTAGTTTGAAACTTTGTTAATTTTTCTTTCATGCCTTCCTCCTTTTTCTAATTGTAAATAAAAATAGAAGAAATAGTATAAACCAAATTCCTGTCATTATTTTATTGAATATATTCATAGTTTTATTTTTTTTCAAATTCTTCCTTTAAAACAGATAATTCATCTTGTACATTTTTTCTTTCAGTTTCTAAAACTGATTTAATTAAATCATCCCCACCTATATATAAAAATCTTGATATTTTAAACTTACAATCAGACATCCCCGTAATTTTCATATCTAAATTATTATATTTCAGTAGAGAATCAATAATATGGAGTCTCATTTCCATATTTTCAATTTTATCCATAAAGGATTTTAACTCAAAAAATTTTTCTTCTGTCATAATTTTTTATACCAATTCTAAGTGATTTTCTTCACAAAACCAATAGGGAACATCACGATTTTTCCAAGAAACAAAATCTTTTTTTGCCCAAATGTAATAGTTTCTATAAGATTGGATAACATCTTTAACCTTATATTCATCAGGCATTGCTTTGGGTGGTTCAGTGAAACCTTTGTCACAAATATTGACAAAATTTGTTACGCACCACTCAATAACATCTTGGGACTTATGACGTTTTCCATATCTATAAGTATACTCCTTACACAATTCCAATCCAAGTTCACATAGATATAAATAGTTAGATAATGATTCTCTAACCCATATTGAACAAGGGTGATTTTTGTGGGATAATTTATAAGGGATATCCAATTTGGAATTTGTTACGTGGTGGGCAGAACATAATAGTTGAGCCGTTTCCAATATCATCTTAACAACGTGTTTGTCACAATGGTATTTAGCACATTTGACAACATCATAATCCAAAAAGAAAATGTTCATTTTTATTTATGTTGAATGGTGAAAGGTTCTACTTTGGGTAATAAGGAATTTCATCAAAATCATTTTCCTCCCTCAAGAGTTTTTAAAGCTTCCAAATAAACTTCTATTGCTTTCAAGTAAAGATTAAAATTTCCACCCCTCATATTCTTAAGTAACTCTTTTTTCTCTTGAAGATAAGTAACAGCGAAAGATTTATCATACTCAACAATAGATGAAATGTTCTCAATCAAGTCAGCATATTTAACTGTTTGACAATAAGCAGGAATTCTACCAAGTCTTTCAACTTCCATAGCTTTTCTTTTGGCTCTATTGACTTTAGGATAAGCTTCTTTGGTGTAGGTGTCGGTTAAATGACCAATACCTGAAACAATCATCTCAGTACTTAAATAGGGATAACCAATCTCACTTAATTTTTTTCTTAAAGTTTCAATAGTACAAGGAGTATCTTCCAATAAATCATGACCTAACGATATTTCTATTGCAAATACTTCACCATTACTAAAAGAATCTGATTTATATTTATTTACTAATTCTGCGACAGCCAATGGATGAGTCCAATAAGGTTCGCCCGTATATTTTCTCACTTGAGTGCCATGTTGTTCTTTGACAAACTCAAGAAATTTTTCTTGTTGTTCTGTTAATACCATAATTCTTTTTTGCTTTTATTTTTACGTGAATATTGTTTTGAACTTTTGTGTACCTTAGTTACTGATACAAATCCGTGGGGATGTTTCTCCAAATATTCCAATCTAGCACCATTACCAATGGCATCAATAGTTATTCGTATTTTAGTCTTTGATTTCATAATATGTTTGGAATAAAGTTAATTTATGGTTTCTGATAATAGAACCAAACATACTAAAATAAAGTTCCTAAATAGGTTAAAATTTTGTTGTTTGTTTGGGTGGTAATGGTGGTGGTACTACAGAACTACCTTTTATCTGACTATATTCTGCTCTACTACTTAGTGGTACCCATCCTGTATCTTGCATATCTTTTGTCCAAACTAATGTATTACCATTTATTTCACCTCTTTGGTACATAAGTTTTAACTTATTAAAATCAATTGGAGTTTTTGGGTTTGTGGAAATATACCAATTACCACCTATAACATCACTTAACTCAGCTTGGGATTTTGGTATACCTTGTCCTTTTCTTGTATCCCTATTATCCTTACAAAATGTTGTAGAATAATAGTCATAAATTTTAGGTACATAAACGTCCTCCATCCATTTAGGAATAACATTCATATCCTTACCAGTTTTACAAGAAAAAACAATAGTAAATTTATTTTTACTATGTATATCACCAGTAAGAGTAACACTATTTACAAAATTTGTTACATTTCTTCTAATATCACGACCAAGTCTAGTATTGAATCCCTCTATAGTTTCAACATCAAATTTAGCAATACCCATTAACGGATTTTCATCAATTTTTTTAATTCTAGCATACCCTAATAATTTATTTCCACCAATACCTTGGTATACCTCAACCCTATCATTTATTTGTGGAGGGTTAGTATTTTCTTTCAATAAATTACGTAATTCCAATCTTTGATTTGCTTCTTGGATATGTCTTATTTTACTATAACTTCTATTCATAAACTTTTTTTTAAATAAATATCACATTATGAATTAAAATTTATCAAATTTTCTTTCTAACAAATTCTCCCAAGTCATAATCATTTGGATGATTCAAAATTTCTTTTTTGGTTACACAAATAATATCATTATTCAAAGGTAAATCTTCAGCATTCATATTATACATATCCAATATTTCAATCGGTGATAATACCCTATGTGTAAAATCTCCAGAATCACCCCACTCTGATATAACGTGATATTTTTCTTTCCAACCAGATTTTATAAATGTAACACAAAAAGGTTCATTATTTCCGTGTGGGAAATAATATGTTATATTCAATCCTTTTTTAATAATTTTTGGTTCCATAATATATTCAATTTTTATTACAATCTTTTATCCCATCTTTATAACCTTGCAAATAAATTGAATCCACATTAATTACCTTGTTTGATTTAATCTCAATTGGTTTTGGGTATTGTTTTGGGACAATCATAAAACCAAGAATAAATAATATAAACCCAACAATAAATAAATAAAAACCTCGATTATCTATAAAAGAGAAAGAAGAAAAACAAGCAAATAATCCAATAACCATAAAAATTGAACCAAATAATAAATCCATAATTTCTTTTTTTTAAAATGTTAGTACCCAAGGTGGGACTCGAACCCACACAAATATTTTAATAAATTTTATTCAAAAGTTGTTAACCATTTTCTTATTGTGTTATCACTCACACCATATTTTCTTCCAGTACCTGAATACCCCAACTCAGTAACTTCACTCAATAATTGATTAAATGGAGGGCGATTTACTTTTCTGTTTTTAATACTCCAACACTTTTCACACATTTTTGACTTCAAATTAATTTCCTTTCCACAATCACAAGTCTTTTCTACTTTTATTTTTTCAGTTTTAATTTTACTTTTTAATTTATTTGATTTCTTAATATTTGAATAATTATGTTCTTGCATATGACAATTAGAACACAAAATCCTCAAGTTATCTAACTTATTATTAAATCTGTTTCCATCAATATGGTGAAGTTCTAATGGTATAGGTTTTCCCATCCATTCATCCAACTTACAACATTCACATTTTTTTTCCTTTATTCCATCATTAATCAATAAATTTCTCAATTTGGACGTAACCACAACATCTTTCTTTATATAATCCAATACATTAGATTTTCTATTTGATGTTTTTTTACCTTTTAGTCCTTGATTACCATTATACGTTATCCCAAGTTTTTTCAAATATGAATTTAAAGTTTCAGGTTTACACTCTAAAAATTTACAAATATTTGATTTAGATTCATTATTCTTAATCATAGAAAGGATTATTTCCTTTTTTTCTATTATGTCATTTCTCATAGTAATATTTATTATATAAATATATTATACACTATGAAAAGTATAATAGTAAGTATACTATTTTTTGTACCTAAGAAGAGATTCGAACTCTTACTCCTTTAAACGGAATTTGGGTCTAAGCCAAACGTGTCTACCATTCCACCACTCAGGTAATTTTTTAAAGGTTAAATCCAAATTTAATTAGATAAACCAATCCCAATACAATAAGAGCAAGCATTGCACCAGAGAACATAACCATTGCAAATTCTTTTTGTGCGTTTGTTTTACCTTGATTTTCGTTTTTCATTATAAAAATTTTTTGTAATCTATAAAATGTTTATTTACCCACATATTACCTGTTATTTGAGTTGTATGTTCTTTTTTACTTTTCTCAAAAACATCAACCATAGTTTTTCTTTCATTGTCAAGTTCGTCCCAAAGATAAGAAATAACTATGTTTAATTTTCTTTTTTCCTCTGTATTATGTTTAGCTTCTCTAGTAAGTTTTTCAACTTTATCTATAACGTTTTGAAGAGGTGTTTTATTTTGTGTTAATTTAGAATTCATATCTTAATAATGATTTATTTAGTTTATATCAAGTTCAAGCTGACTCTCACTAAATATATGCAACATACCATTATTTATTAATTCTGCCACAATTCTTGTTTCACCAGATGTGGTTTGGAATACCGCAACAACAATACCTGGGAATTTGTAACCTTTCGGTTTGTAAACTTTGTCTCCTACTTTAAATTTCATAATTTTTTTTAAATAATATAATGATTTATTTGTAAGATGAAAAATATTTTTCAGTGTAATGTTTTAGAATACTATCACTATTGGTGTATTTGGTATTAATTGTATTACTGAAGAAAAAACTATTATCATCCAATATAAGCAAGTATTCGTCTCTAATGGACTCAAAATTTGTTAATCCATCTGTGTTGAATTGATTAACACGACTTTTAAAATTTTCCAATTTTTCTTTAATACAATTTAAATCAATATTTGGAAAAAGATATGTTAATCGTGTCAATAAATTTGGATAGATGAATTGTAGTTTTGAATCTTCTTTAAGAAAGATTAAAATACCAACATTTACTTGTTCATCCAATACCACTGAAGGTCGGAATTTTAATAAACTATATTCTGCGTTTTTGAAAGCCGTTAGATTTTAAGTTATCAATTTACATAGAACTCTTGTACTTCTTTAAAATTTAGTACACCCAACAGGATTCGAACCTGTAACCTATTGCTTAGAAGGCAATTGCTCTTCCAGTTGAGCTATGGGTGCGAATATTCCGCCACTTGACCATATTAATTAAAACATCTTGTTTAGGGTAGGTGGGTGCACGTCACCTTTAATCTAAACCTCTTTGCCATCATTTTCTTTACGAGTTGATGTTTTAAATATTGTAGTCCTAATAGGATTTGAACCTATACGTAGATTTTGTATGTGCTTTTATCTTTGAAATCATCTACTAATTCCCGTTAATAGCGTTACACGAACCTAACAGAGCCATACACATACTCTCACAGCGTCTTCCATTCCGCCACAGGACTTTGTTAAGTCATTACCAACTATTCACAAATCGAATTTTATGTACTCCATCAGGTATTTCAGAAACAATAATCTCAAAACCTTCTACTTCATCTCCAAAATATTCGTGTTTTGGTATATTAATCTCCAATTTTTCTTCTAATAGATACCTTCCTGGATATCTACTACCAAAATATTCTGCAGTTTCTTTTGGAAGCTCTTGTATTTCCGCTTCAATACAAGCAATTACAACTTTAGCGTGTTTCTTATAATTTTCATTTTCAGGTGAAACAAAACCTATAATATGTGTTGACATTCCCATTTTATTATATTTTTTAATTTTTAGTAGTCCTGACAGGAATCGAACCTGTATTTACAACAACACCAATCTGACACATCCGTACCAGTAGAGGAATCGAACCTCAATATATTGTAACCCCCTTTGGGCTAATGGGATTTGCACCCAAACGTCTTCCATTCCGCCACAGGACTAAATTTTAATTTAAACTATCTAATTCCATACAATATCTTATGAATCTTTGTTCACCATCTTCAGTCTTATATTTGTATTCACCTTCATAAGGTGTATAATAACCTCTGTCATCAAATGGTTCAAAACCTATATACTCAACACTTTCATCAAATATAGGACCTTCAACACCCATATATTGATTCAAAAGTAATTCAGCTTTTTCAATAGTACTTGCAGTTAGAATAGGAAGTCTATCGTTGCTATCTAAGATTATATAAATAAGTGCCATAATATTCAAAGTTTTAAAAGTTTTAAAAGTTTTCGGTTTTTCTATTCCAAACCTTAAAGTCAGGTAACATTCTAAGTGTCAACCACTACTTGTGAATTATTAGGTGTCACAACCAATTTATTAACAATTAAAAAGAAGATAAAGTTCAAAATAAGACCTTCATTTTTAGAAATATTTTCTTGACGCGTCTTCAATTGTTCCATATTCACCCCCAACACCATTTATAAATTTAAATCCTTTATAAACATTTGACTTAAGAAGAATATGTTCTAACATACCACACATAACATACTTTTCAGCTGCATTGTGATAATCTGAAGCCAACATTTCATTTACATAAGTTTTATATTCTTCAATATTAAATGTTTTTTTCTCTTTAGCCATTGTGATTATGTGTTTCAGTGATTAATAAGACAAAGATAGTTGTTCTTCCTGAATTATTCACTTTTTCCTATGTTTTTTTTTTAAAATTTTGGGGTATCTTCCAAGTTAGCTACACTTTTTCAACACCCCCTCATCCTGTAGAAATGGACTAGTGTTTTTTGCCTTTTGTAGAAAATGCGAGTGACTATCTCGTGTAAACTGCCAACGTCTGGTCTTGGCAACCCTGGTTATAGTGACATATTAACCATAATACGTGGTTGTGTTAACATATTAACCAAATACGGCAGTTGAGGGCTAGCTGACCACCCAATCTATCTACATCAATTGGGATTTTTGGAGCTGGTATGAGGAATCGAACCCCATTATCTTGATTACAAGTCAAGTGCATCACCACTTATGCTTTACCAGCCAATGTATTATCTTCTTTTATAAACGTAGGTTATTGTATCCCCTATTTTATATACATCACTTCTTCTTGTCATTATCAATTCATCACAATCGGTTTTATAATTATATCTCTTACCAAATTCAATTGTGGATGGAGATTCTGTTATATACATCGTATCAATCACACACTTCTTAACAATATCACCAGGTTCTATTGTGGGGTGTTTGTTACAGGATACAAAGATAGTGATTAAAGTTGAAAACCAAAATATTTTTTTCATTTTTCCATATGTTTTATAACCCAATTAGCAAATTTTCTATGACCACTCGCAGCAAAATGAATTCCATCACCAGTATCACTATAAAACATTGTAGTGTCCATTGGAATTATCTTACAATTTTTTAAACCAGTTTTCTCGTGAACCATCAACTTTTGAAACTCAATGTATCTTCCAACACATCTCTTGGTTGTTTCCGCGTCATAGACAGTCTTTGTTGTTACTTGAGCTGGATTAAAACCAACAATTACAATTGGTTCAATTCCTCTTCTATTACAACTATCAACCATCATTTGAATGTTATTAACAGCACCTTGGAGATTTACATAAGAGAAAGCATCATTACATCCACCATAGATAAAAACACTTGAAAAAGCTGAATCGTTTTTAAAACAAGCGTTTAGGGTTGTCCTCATATAATCCGTTCTAACACCACCTTTTGATAGATTCACCCTTTGATATCCAAAATGTTTTGAAACTTGATCCTGCCATCCACCAGTCGCACAGGTTAAACTATCACCGATAAATAATACCCTACGTGGGGGTGTATATGACCAAGATGTCAATAATACAAATAATACTAAAAATACTAAAAATTTTTTCATAAATTAAATTTAAAAAATGTTTATTGTTTAGTGGAGGATGTCGGCTTTGCTCCGACCACCTCTTGTGTGCAAAACAAGTGCTCTTGCTGAATGAGCTAATCCCCCTTTTTGTATTATGTAATCGTGCTTAAATTTTAGACGTAAGGAAGCTATACACCAACCGACTTACTTTCTCCTATTACATAATTTTTCTCCATAAACCACCAGCCAAACATTTGAAATCATCAAAACTTGTTACTCTGATTGGATTTTCTTCATATTGCCATATTTTGCAGGTTATATGAATTTCACCACTTCTAAAGTCTTTTTTTAAGAAGGTATATAAACCATCACGAGACTTAATATGGATTTTATCCCCAGTTCTAAGATTTCTAAATTCAGACTGATTCATAATGAATTTTTAAATTTGGAGCAGTAAGCGAGACTCGAACTCGCAACATCTTGTTTGGAAGACAAGAACTCTACCATTGAGCTATTACTGCAAATTAGAAATGAAAGTCCTTCCATAAGTATTATATGGGCAAGAGTTTTACGATGGTTTGTTCCCCATAGCCTGATACCGTGCACAGTAGAGCAGGGTCTCCTACATAACAACTTGGGTCATTATTACTCTCGATTTAGGTTGCGATCCTCTGAGAGCCAAGTTCTCTTTCAATGGTGCTAATCCATCCTATGTAAGGTTTCATTTCTTTTGTGGGTGCCGAGGGATTCGAACCCCCAAGTTTAGCATGTAGCAACTGATTTACAGTCAGCATCCTTCACCAATTTGGATAGACACCCTTTTTAATAATTTGACGCAAGGTCCAGATTCGAACTGGAGTTCCACTTTCGCAGAAGAGGCTTATGAGACCCCTGACATTGACCACTCGTCCACCTTGCGTGATGTTTGTTGATTAAAAAGGATTCGAACCTTAATCCACAGTCCCTTGCTTCTATCGTTGCCAGCTATTGTCTCCTATTAGGGATATCGTTGCCAGCTATTGTCGACATGGAGTACCGAGTGCTACCATACACCATAATCATTTCCGAGAGTTTCGAACCTCTCAGCCCCAGATTAATTACTTCTGAGATTTGTACACCATACGGGATTCGAACCCGTGACTCCTCCGTGAAAGGGAGGTGACTTATACCCCTTGTCGAATGGTGCGTTTTTAAAAATTTGAGGATGAGAAATCCTCTGTGTTGTAGTGTACGATTATGTTACTATTCCATAATTCAAGTAATGTCACTCATCTTTATATTTCCTTTCTCAAGGGAACAACACATTTGTAGTCCTGACAGGAGTCGAACCTGTATGATGAGTAGTAATGTTATTTAAGTGACAAGGTACTTACTCATCTATTCACTTCTAGCGTCTTCCATTCCGCCACAAGACTATTGTCTCACAAAATTACGATTTGATTTTCTTAATTCCAAATCTTTTTTAAACTTTTTTTTTGTAGTCAGGATAGGATTCGAACCTATAACAGATTTGGTACTAATTTAATAGTTTGTAAAACCTCCCCCGTTTTCACCAGTTAAACTACCTAACTATAATTTAAACCTTTTTACCTTTCATTTAGTTCCAAGAACTAAAACTTTTTTTTAATAATCGGGCTACCCTCCTTTCGTCACAATCGCCCGACCATTGTGATTTCAGATTGTAGTCCTGACAGGATTCGAACCTGTAAACTTCCCCTTCACTTAAGGAGGGGTCACGTGTGCCTTCCGCCACAAGACTATTTAAAAATTTGAGGATGAGAAATCCTCTGTGTTGTAGTGTACGATTATGTTACTATTCCATAATTCAAGTAATGTCACTCATCTTTATATTTCCTTTCTCAAGGGAACAACACATTTGTAGTCCTGACAGGAGTCGAACCTGTATGATGAGTAGTAATGTTATTTAAGTGACAAGGTACTTACTCATCTATTCACTTCTAGCGTCTTCCATTCCGCCACAAGACTATTGTCTCACAAAATTACGATTTGTTTTTCTTAATTCCAAATCTTTTTTAAACTTTTTTTTTGTAGTCCCAACAAGATTCTAATGTAGAATCCATACAGAAGTTAATACACCTGCAATAACCATAACTAATGTTGCTATCCAACAAGTGTTTGAAATCTTGTACCATAAATCACTTCTTTTAGTATCGCTATTCATAAGCGACCCAGTAACTCCAGCAACTATGATTGTGATAAGAAGTAGTGTAAAGTAAATTTTAAAATATATCATGTTTTTTATTTTTTTGTACCCAGGGCGGGACTCGAACCCGCACGACCTTACTGGTCACAAGATTTTAAGTCTTGCGTGGCTACCATTACACCACCTAGGTAAATTTAAATACTTTTTTAATGTGGGGGAGTTGTATCCGTTAAATCATCCCATATTCTACCTAACCAAGAGTTTGGATATTTCTTAACTACCCAATTACCAAAAAGTGTTAGAAGAATAAATAAAACTATAAACACAATCCAATTAATCATAATCTTTTTTAATTTAAGTTACATTATTATAAACCAACCTTCATCTCATTTAGTTCCAACTTTTAAAACTTTTTTTTGGCGGTACCAAGGGGAATCGAACCCCTACCATAAGAGTGACAACCTTATATTCTTGCCGTTAAACTATGGTACCAAATATTTTTCCCTCAATTTCAATGAACATCACAAAAGTAGGTAATCTTATCCAATTTTCCAAGCTCCATAGATAGTTTTTTTTCTCTTTGTTGCATCATCTGGATTTCCAATCACCACCCCATCTTTAATTGTAAAAGCGTGACCTTTGACTGTGACTATGTAAGTTCCTTTGGGATAATCCTCCAAAAACTTTGCAGTTGTCATACTTCTCAAAGTGTTTACACCTTTAACCTTAATCCAATAAGAAAGGTTCACATCTTTACTTATTGTTTTAATTTTTTTTCTATTAACACTAATTCCTTTACTTTCCAAAGTCCTCATCACCAAACTAAAACAATAAGTTCCTTGTCCGTTTTTTCTTCCAAATATTTCAGCAACCTTTTTGTGAGCAAAATCATAAGTCACGTTGAAAGCTGAAGCAAAAGCTCTAACTACACAATCGTTTGTTTCAGACTTTGCAAGTCCTGAATCATTAATCCCTTTTATGGCGACCGAAGAGGATATGTATGGTGTTTGTTTTCTCATACCACAAAGTTACAAAACCATTTCTAATTCCCAAACTCTGTGACAAAAAAAAATCCATCTTTTTTTTAGGAAGATGGATTTGATTTTATTAACAATTAAAACCTTATATCATACCATCTCCATCCGAGGATTTCTACCCTCAGCTCCAGTCGTTAAGTCCATATAGAGATTGTGTTTCATTTGTGAAGTTTTTACTATTTTTTTATTAAATATAACGATATAATACAAAAGGTCAAGTTAGTTACAAAAATTGTGAAATAATTTGTGCTACTTTATATCCAGTGAATGCCCCCAATGCCGCTGAACCAGGTAAAACAATGAATTTACCAAAATTACTTTCATATTTTGCACGATTAACAATATAAGATATTAAGATATAATATAAGAAAAAATTAATCAATACGGCAAGATCAATTTCTTTGGCCATAAACACAACAATTGAGTTACCAAAGAATCCCCAACTGAAGTTAATCAATGTTTCTCTTATTAATTCACTAACAGATGTCTTAGCATCGGCTACCTTAATTTCTTTTGTAAATATATTTTTTTTCTTTTTCATAACTATTCTAAAATATCCCCAAATCCGTTTTCATCATTTATGTCTTTTATTTTTATTTTAGTACTCCATGACAATTTAAAATAATTAGTTTTTGATATTTCATCATATTGATTAAAACAAAATGCTGATAATGGGTACATACTTTCGATATCTATTTCATCAACAATAAGTTCAATAATTATTTTATCTCCTTTTTTAATTGTTTCATCTTGCAATGCTTTTAATACGCCTATTGTTTTCATATTATTATCTTTTTTTTATTCTAAAATATCACCAAATCCGTTCTCATCCAACCAATCTTTGTCATCATCAATTTCTTTTAATTCATATTCAAACGCGAATATATTACATACAACATCATCAGCACTTGAAAAAGTTTCGTGAATGAAATCAAAATCATCTGGTTCTAATTGAAACTTTTCTTTGTTTAAACATTTGAATAATTCTTTTGATGTTTTAAAAACATTTGGAGTTGTATAAGTTTTTAATCTACCCTCCATTTCCATATGTTCAAATTTCTTATAGAATTTATCATTAAACACCAAGATGTTTTCAGTTCCCCATTCATTTAGAACTTGCATTATAAATGTTTTTAATCCTTGAAAACAAGCTGTACGATAGTCATCAAATTGTTGTTGAACGGAGACATCTCCAAATTCAACTTCACTTGTTTCCTTTTCGTGTTCGGCAATTTTATCCAATGCCATTAGTTGGAGTTGTTCCCAAGTTGTATCATAGGGTTTATAGAAATTTACAATTACCATTGGTGTCATATTTAAAAATTATTTATTTTCATTTGTATCATAAAACATATACTCAGAATCTTCGGTTGCCCACTTATCATAACCCTCACAATTATAATAATCCTTATTAACCAAATAATCAGGTCTCTCAGGGAAAGATTTTGTGACAAAGGATGGTTCTGACCATCTTATTCTATTATTCGGTTGTAGGGCAATCTGGCCATTATCTAGTAGTATTATATGATGTGACTTATGTTCCATTGGGTCTTCTGCCAAAGTAAAGTCACTATTCAAATCACTAGAACCCCAATTTATTGTTGCATAATAACTTCCATCATACCATTTCTTATCTTTCATAAAGACTGAAACTCTGGTATCATAGACATAACTTAAATGATGTACCGAGAAATTATATGAAAAACAATTCCATATTTGAAGATAATGGAATGGTAAATCAACATCAGGTAATTTGGGTTCAGTTAATAATGCGTGAGATGGAAGTTTATCTCTCATAACACCATTATTAAATAATACTTGGAATAATGCCGCTTGTCCTGGTAAACATCTAACTGAGATTATAACACCCTCAGTAAATTCACCAAATCCCTTCTTATTTTGATATAGATATTCATTTCGAACATATACCTTTAATGGGAAAAAATTACCTTCAATATAAGCCATTTAAATTAATATTATTTTTTTAATAATTGTATTCTCATCAATATTAATCTTAACTATATAAATTCCTTTTGACAATGAGGATAAATCAATTTGAGATGTCGGATTCTCAATAACAAATTCAACCCCAAGTTCATTAAATAGTGAAATTCTATTAATATTTTTGGTTGTTTTTATATTCAATATATCTTTTGTTGGATTGGGATATATTAATATATCATCGTTAATTTTATTTGAGATATTAATAATATTACTATAAGTTATATCACCACTATATTCAACAATTTTAAGTCTATAATAATTTTCTGAGTAAGTCAAATCATCAATATAATTCATTGTTAAATCATAAGGATAAATCTCAGAAATGGGATACAAATCATAACCATTTGAACTCTTCTCCAACTCAATATAATTGACCTCTGTGACATCATCAAGTGTCCATTGAAGATTGACATCATCGTTGATTTTTGTCCCCTTAAATTCAATTATACCAATTGGTAATATTGTCCCACAATCAACCAATGTTGTTGATGAACCAATATTAATTGGGTCTAATAAGTTTGAATAATTATAAGTCCCCATTCTTAATGAATTTATAAAATATCTATTGGCATCATTATTTGGTTGACCTGGAGTTTCATTTGTTGGGGTAACACCTCTACTGAAATTGACTTTTGCTCCAAAACTACCACTATTGAAAAAATAATTTCTTTGCAATCCACTCCCTGTTATAATATTAAAAGATGAACCACCAAATGGAAAAGTGGGAAATGGGGTTGACACATCACCATATGAAAATCCGTGAAAAAATGAACCATTTGGACTTCTAACTTGTGCGGCATCACCATCATTTCTAAATCCAACCCTATCCCAAATTCTTGTTGCGGCATAACTAACTGGAGTATACAATGGATTTGTTGTTGTTGGTAAATTTGATGTATTATCCAAACACAAATCACTTATTGGTAAAATATAAACACAATCACCATCAAAATCTAATGGGTCTGGAGTTATCCCAAAAGTGGGATTAACATCAGCGCTATTATAAATTAAAATAATTGACCCAGGTTTTACATTGGATAAACATCCTGGTTTAATTCTTATATGACCTTGAGCAGTACCAACCCCACTTAAAACACCTTCAAAATCTCCATTATTATCATCTATTATCCATCCACCCAAGTCTACACTTATTGTAGGGTTTGAAGTCGAGCCAATAACAACTAACTCAAAATATTCTCTGTTTCCAGAATCACCATTTGATATTTCATTTATTATAAGACCTTGGGAATAAATTAAAAAAGGTAAAAAGATTAGTAAAATTAAATAGAAAATTTTCATAGTTTAAACGATTATTCATTAATAGAGCTGTACTCTCTCAATAAATAGTCGGTAAAATCTTCCACACTTTCAACATTAACTTCAATTTCATCATACCAAATCTTTTTTTCAATATTTTCATACAACCACCAACCAACTAAATCCTGTATCCATCCGTATTGTTCGTCTTTTTCTTTTCTGAGAATGGTCGGAATAGACTTCTCAAGCTGGGACGTGGTATTGTTAAAGTCAAGTAAATCAACTCCCATATCATACAACTTGTGCACTTTTTCATCGTGTTCCTTGATTTTCTTTAATGTTTCGATTATGTAATCCCTTACCATAATAAATATTATTTAATTGTTAAATTTTTAAATTTGCGAGAACGATAGGACTTGAACCTATAACCTGTGGGTCTGGAATCCACTGCTCTAATCCAATTGAGCTACATTCCCATATGTTTTGTAAAGATAATAATAACTTTTAAATATTTCCGTATTTCTTATTCCAAATTTCAATATTTTCAAGTAGTTCGGATAATGTTAAAGACGATTTACCATTTTTAGACGAATTATCCGAAAATAAAAGTAATTCACAATTTGCTGGATGAGATAAAATATTAGGGTCTATTTTATTTCTATAACCTTCCATCACTGAATATTTATGGTCTTTTGTGACACCAACCAAATTATTTTTTTTATTTGTTGGGGAATACCATCCATATTGTTCAATTAAAATTAAATCAAATTCTTGTGGATAATCCTTTACATTAAATTGAAAAGTACAAGAAGGTCTATAATATTGATAATACTCTAACCTACAATTAGTACAAACAATTTTGTACTTTTCAATAACTTTATTATTACAAATCCTACAAGTTTTTATTTTTCCAACTTTAGGTTTAGTAGGGTTTGTCGGTTTAGTTGGTTTACTTTTTAATGTTTTTGAGATTTTATTTTTAGTTTCTTCACTATGTTTACGTTTTTTATTATTAAACGTTGTTGAACAAGATGAATTACAAAATAATTTGTTTTTACTTAAATAAGACTCAAATGTATTTCCACAATTTTTACAAGTTTTATTTGTTGTATAAACTACTTGTAAACCTAATCTAAACATTTTGTTAGTTATCGTTTTATACGTAACTCCAAAAATTTCAGCAATCCTATTTGGTTTTAAACCTTGATTAACCAAATCAATTAATTTTTCAATATCGTTATCATTCCATTTCATAAATATAAATATCAACAAAATGAGTAAAAATAACTAACTGAACTATTTTTTGAGGTCGGGGAGGGATTTGAACCCACGATGAATTTTTCATTCGATAGTTTTGCAGACTAGTGCCTTAACCAACTCGGCCACCCGACCCTATTGTTTCTTTTTTAATCCCCCAACTTCACCCCACTCGTCAGTGGGGGATTGGTTGAGTTAAGCTTCCTAACTTATACCTTGGGCTATTCGTTTACAAGCAACAAGACCACAGCAGTGAGCAGTTCTTATGGGATGCCTCGTGGTACTATTATAACATAAAGAACAATTACCTACTAGCACCTCACACCGAAATTGTAGGCAGGCTCGGTCCCTTAATTGTTCAAATCTTTATTTCACGATTGTTTGTATTTCAAAATTTTTGGAGTTTTTATCATTACTCTTGTGAGTCACAGAACCATTACAAGTTGTAAAATACTTGTACCCATTATCCCAAAATCGATATACTTTACACCCATCGACCTCAAATAGAAGTTCAACTCTATAATTCACATTATCTGTTTTTAGTTCTTCTAAACCTTCTCTTTGACAACTAAGGAATAATACAGATACCAAACCAAGAAATAATATTTTTTTCATTTTTTTTATATTTTAAAAATCATTTAATGTGTCCTTACCTAGATTCGAACTAGGATTATACTTCTCGTCTCCACTTTGTAAGAGTGGGATGTTTAACCATTACACCATAAGGACTATTTATAAAAGAATGATTGGGCTATACTGATAATTGTACTCCAATAGAACCGAGACCGCGTATCTTAGTTACCTTTCCTAGTTTACAGTCAAAGTCCTGAACTTTCGTTCCATTCTTAATTTTTATTTTCAGACCCATAATGTCAAAAAATATTTCTACTATTTTATAATAACACCTTTCGATAAGTGACTTATTGTGTTGTGACCCTGGGGAGATTCGAACTCCCGCTCCCAATATTAAAAGTATTGTGCTTTAAACCAGCTAAGCTACAGGGTCATTTTCTTGTTTCTTAATGTAGTTGTTGTACTTATTTCTAAGCATTTCATAAAACTTGGATGAACTTGGTTTTCTAATTGTCCGTTTCATTTGTTATTTTTTTAAGTGAGTTACATCTACATAACACATTGAAGTAATGAATTGGTTCCATATGGTAGTTATTTTTGTCATCCAAATAAATCACCACCTCCATATCCACAATTGCCCTAATTTCGATGTGTTTATTGTTTGGATTATCTTCACTATAATCAATAAACAACTTATCACCAACCTTAAATTCACCAATTTTTACATTAACCATAATTTATTAAAATTTGCGTCCCAGGTAGGATTCGAACCTACGACAACTTGATTAACAGTCAAGGGCTACTACCACTGAGCTACTGAGACATTTGTTGTCGGCAAGATAGGAATCGAACCTATATGTAACCAATTAACCTTTCTACCGTGTATCAGACGGAGGGTATACTTGCCGTATTATAATTCTGTAGGAAAGATGGGGTTCGAACCCATATGTTACCAGTTACCCTTTCTACGGCGTATAAGGCTGAGGGGATACTTTCCTAAATGTTGTAGAGTAGACAGGACTTGAACCTGCAGCGTCACTATGACCCTTGTTCCCAAAACAAGACGGCTTCCATTTACCGGGTACTACTCTATATTATTAAACCATATATAAATCCAAACAAAAGAACAATTAGAAATATAATTCCAACTATAAACAAGTCTGAGTTCTTTGTTTTGTAAGACAAAATTAAGAATAAGATTCCAATAATCAAAAATAAAAGACCAATAATTACTAACATTTTTTAATTATTTTTATCATATAAAATCCAAAAACGTAAACTAACCATAAACCAAATTTGAGAACCTAATAGCCAAAACCAAGTCATTAAATCTCGGTCATATTCTATTTCGTAGACAAATAGACAAAAATATCCTATACCTATTAAAAGCGAAAAAAGTGCAGAAATTTTATTTTTCATATTAGTTTGTTTTAATTTTCATCTTTAATTAAATCTAATACCCATTGTAAGAGTAATATTTTTTCTTTAAAAGAATGTTCAAAATCTTGACACATTACAAAAGATGGGTCACCCTCTTTTATAGTTTCTTCTGTCCATTTAAAATTTATTTGTCTATCTTTCCAATACTTCACACGTTTTTCAAACTCTTCTATTTTTTCAAGTATTTTTTTTCTTGCGTTCATTATATTTTAATTTTATAGTTTAAAAAATAGTCCTGACAGGATTCGAACCTGTATTATGTGTGGACTCGAACCACTTTGAAAGGTGTTTCCTTTCCTGTAAACCCAGTACAGCTCCCAATATCTGAGAGGCGTCTACCAATTCCGCCACAGGACTAAAATTCTACCATCTTACATATACACTAAAAAATAATAGTGCAATTGTGAACACTCGTTTTGTCCGACTGTGTGGGGTTCGTTGATATGACAATCCCAAATCGAACCACCATTCTTTATTGTCTAGTGTATTTAATGTGATTTCAACTTTCATAACTTTTAATTTTTGTAGTCCTGACAGGATTCGAACCCGTATTAAGCTACATATTGTTTATGTTAGACCTTTCGCTCCAATCCTAGTATTAAGGAGTGTCTGAACATTCAATCTTCACTCTACCCTTAGCTTTCGCCACAGGACTAAATTTATTTAAAGTACACCAATTGCTTTTAATACAAATGGCGTTATTGCACAAGTAAGAACCAATAAATAAAACCACATTGGCATTACTCCGCTAATTTCGTTTCCTACTTTTCTATTTAAAAACTCTTTAAGCTCTTTCATAACTTTTATTTTTTAATTTTTTGTAGTCCTGACAGGATTCGAACCTGTAAAAATTAAGCATGTACTCGTCACTCGGATAATCTGTACAACACTATGACTTTGCATATTTACTCCGAGAAAATATACTGCCTTAGTTATCTTAATAGCGTCTACCAATTCCGCCATAGGACTATTGTATCACAAAATTACGATTTCATTTTCTAATTTCCAAACACTTTGGAATATTTTTTTATTCATTTAAAATGATTAGGTGGGTCGCTCATCTCCACTGTCTGCATTCCTTTGAGTTATGAACTCAACTGCTCTAATCTTATTAAGATTTTTCTGCGGAGGACAGAGGACACGAACCCCACACCATACTTGGTGCCACTCGCTTAGCAGGCGGTGGTAACGACCCTGATTACTTTATCCTCCAATTGTTAACGTATGTGAACTCTGTCGTGGTCAGTTCCAACTATAACTGATACCTCATTTATAGTGTCATAATCTCCACCATAATCAATATCAATGGTTACTTCATAGTCATTATAACCTTCATCAGCTAATTCTTGTAATTTATCAATTAACCATTTTACAGTCTTAACTTTAGGTTTCACTGGTGTTTTTTCGGGTACATACCACACCCCATTTATTTGAATCCTATTTTCCATATTTTTAATTATTTTTGTTTAAGGTTATCATTTACATAAACCTATCCAATAATTATTTAGTTCCAAGATTTAAATTTTTTTTGTAGTCTTGATAGGATTTGAACCTATACGATAACTGAGAACTGATTTACCCTGCTAATAGTTTAAAGGAGATTCACCTTCCAGCTAAGTTATCACAGCTGCGTCTACCATTCCGCCACAAGACTGAGTTTTGTAGTCCCAGCCCGATTTGAACGGGCATCTTATCATCCGTAGTGATAGATTCTAATCCATTGAACTATGGGACTAAATATTTGCGGAAAGCTGAGGTGTCGATCCCCATACAATACAATTGTACCTATCGTTTTCAAGACGTAGACTCGGGCCGCCGAGCTTAACTTTCCAATTTGTTTGGTGGTATGATGGGATTTGAACCCACACATACATCATCCACAATGATGCCCCTCTACCAGTTGGGGTACATACCACATATAATTGTTTGGTGGTGGGAGTAGGAATCGAACCTACATTAAATAATCTTCAGCTATTCGCCTTGACCAACTTGGCAATCCCACCATAAATTAGAGTAAGTATCCACCACGTTTAAGGCTGGTTGTGGACAGTGCTACCTACGACCTTTCCTTACTCTCCCACAAAATTACGACCCTTCATTCTTATTTCCAAATGTTTTATCAAGTTTTTTTTTAAAGTGGTCAAATTTCACCACTTTAGATTGTTCCCCCTGATGGAATTGAACCACCATCCTCAGATTCAAAATCTGATGTAATCAACCTTTATACCAAGGGGGATTATATTTTACCAACGATGTCAAAGAACACAAAAAAACCCTGAACGTCTTTTGTCCAGGGTTTGTATAAAAAATTAATATTTTTTTACCATCAAGAGATTCCACCTGAACCATAAGAATCCGCTGACCAACAATTTTTAAATTGCGGTTGTACTGACTTACTAATATGGTTTATCGATGTTCTCATTTTTGTTATTTGTTTATAAATATTACTAAATTATTAAAAAGTTTGGTTCGGAATGATTTTTTAAGATGTGCTGTCTTTTTTAAGTTGCTGAAGTCATTCGTTATAACCTTAATTGTCAGGATAGTTTTTGTTCAAATTTACAAGTTTTGATTTTTTTAGTTTGCTGAATCTATCCTTTGTTCTATATAACGTAAAATTAATTTAAAAGTTTCATTAAGTCAAGAAAAAATAGGAAAAATTGGTTTCAGAATGGGTTTTGGTTAGTAATTTATTTCCGTGCGATTAGAAAAGTGAGACTAACCCCCCTCCTTATCAGAGGGTGACAGGGTTTGAACCTATCCTCGGCCACCATTTTGATTAATTGATTTGTTGTGTTAACTTTGCAGTAATCATTCCTTTTAAACCAATTTTTCCATTTTTTTAAACTTCTATCATCTTGTATCTTTCGGACTCGATGGTTTCGGTCATAATTAATACTGGTGATAGTTCTTTTCCACCAAGAATTGACTTCAAGATTGATGGACTAAAACCAGATATTAACGCTGTACCACTTTCATTAAAACGAACTGGGAAGTTATCTCCTCTTGATTGTATGTTCCAAAAGATAATACCAGGTAGTTGATATCCACTATTCTCATATTCTTCACGAATCATTTGAATTGCGGAATTATTACGCCCAGTTGCTTGATTAAATTCCATATCCGATAAGATAAGGATTTTAGTCGGCATTTCACTTTGAGGTACATTGTGTTTAATTGATTGGTTTAGAATCAATTTGAACACAGACTCCAAGTTTGTACTCATACCCCAATCAGCAGTACGTAGTTGTATGTATCTATTATATAGATTACCACTCAACTTTTGTAATTTTGGTTTTTCAGAGAATGTAATGAAAGAGTCTTTAAAAGAACCTTCATTTCTTTCTGAAATGTACAATCCCAATGATACTGCAACATCCATACAAGATAGATTATTGTTGTTACCAGCACTAGTAGACATTGAACCTGATACATCAACTACTGGTAAAATTCTTTCGGTACTTCCTTCCATAAAGTTGGGAAGAGCTTTCCATTGTTCTACAGCCAAATCTTTGACACCTTGCCCCAAAGTTTTAACTATATCATATGGATATACAGCCCCAGCATTTACTTTAGTTTCACCTTTTTTCAATGATTCCAAGTATACTCCAAAACCAGTTAAATCGTGTTTAGAGAATGCTTTGGTGTATCGAGCCATAGCTAAAGATGGTACTTTTGAGTATTCAATATTTGTCCACTCGTTAGCACACATCTTTTGCTCGACCGTTTTGGAAAGAACAACCAACATTTTACGTAATGTTTTTGGTGTAAGACCCATAACCTTCCTGATTGAGTTAAAAATAACTCCTTTTCTTGGCATCCACTTTGCACATAGTCCATTTTTGGCTTCTAAACCTTGTACTATTGTGTCAATCGCATCGTCATTCACTTTTGTATTGAATAGGACTGTAAGATCGTCCCAACGACCGAATTCAGGGATGAATTTGATATTCTTTGCCAATACTTCTGGTGCCACCTCTGCTAAGAGTTGGATTATATCACGGAATATTTGTCTTTCACCAGCACCACCACGAACATCTCTTACCCAAAATAATATACGCAATGCTGTCTGAGGATTCTCAATGAAAGCCTTTGAGAATAGACTTAACAATCTTTCTTTGTCTTGTCCTCTCATTGCTCCAATGGTGAAGAATAGATTCACACACTCGTTAAGAGTTGATGAATTTGTAACCATACCATTTTCAGTTAAGGTATCTTCTGTTTGTAATGCGTCTAAGAAGTTCATAATATTCTGTTTTTGAATTTGTTTTGAAAGTATATAATTAATACTTTGGTTTGTCAAGGGTTTTGATTAAAATCTTTTTGCTATTTTTTCAATTAATTCAGTTTCTTCATCACTTAGTAGAAATCTATTACTTCTTATCTTTTCAATGGTTTCATACCAAGTAACTTCACTAAGAGATAGACTTTGAGTCTTACTATAAGTTGTCAATGTTTTAGGTAATTTACCTTCCTCAACCAAACATTTGATTATTTTCTCAATATCTCTATCGGAACATTGATAAATGAAGTCTTCAACATCTATGTCAACTTCAGCTTCTACTTCTTGATAAAATCTAGGCATAATTTTAATTTTTTAAATCTTGTATTTGAATTAAATAATCTGTTACTTCTTTTGGACTTAGAAATCCAAGAACATCATTTGTAACTGGTGTATCATAAGTTAAATTACCTTCATTATCAAGAACTGCTAATTCATAAAGACCTTTTTTACCACCATATGAATGTTCATGACGAATTACCGAAGCACCATACCCATTTTTAAACATAATTTTACCTGCAACACCTCCATAATGGGGCATAAAGTTAATATCCTCAAATGTTTTGTAATGTAAATCACAAAGTTCAATTAATTTATTGACACTTAGTCCAAATAGTTCTGATGTCTTGATTAAACCATCAGTTTCAATATTTGATTTTATTGCTTCAAGTGTTTTCTGTTTCATTGGGATTAATTTTACACAAAAATATGGTTTAATATTCAAACAAACAAATTTTTCATTCAAAAATGAATAAAATATTTTTTCTTATTTGATAATATGTAAAAGAGTATTTAGATTTGATTGAAATGTATAATCAACAAAACAAATATGGAAAAAGTATTAGTATTAAATGCGGATTTCACCCCAATAAATGTAACATCTGTATATAAAGGATTTATCTTGGTTAATAAAGGTAAGGCTGAAGTTATCAAAGCAAGTGATAAACCAATTTTATCTGGTGTTAATCAGTTTGTACGACCATTAATAATTAGATTATTAAATTTTGTTAAGTTTAGAGTCAACAAATTAAGAATCAATAGACAAAGAATTTACAAAAGAGATAATAATGAATGTACTTATTGTGGTAGTAAGAAAAATTTAACAATTGATCACATTATACCCAAATCAAAAGGAGGACAAAACACTTGGATGAATTTAATTACTTGTTGTTCAAGTTGTAATAGATTAAAAGGAGATAGAACACCAGAAGAAGCAAATATGAGATTAAATATTAGACCTTATGAACCAACAATTTTTTCAGAGATATTAAATTCATCAGTTGGTGAGGTTTGGAAAGAATTTAAAAACACAATCTACTAAAACACAAAAGGACGTTTTCACGTCCTTTTGGTAGATGTTGGATACCTCCCTTTCTTTTAGTCGAGTTTATCCCATGTAAGCACTACCTTACAGGTATCTTTAAAATTATTTGTTTTTTTCCATTGATTCAAATCCATTGCCAAACTTTTTTATTGTTGGACAAATGCTTCCAAGTAATTTTTCTTTCATTTTTTCTAGTAACTCACCTTGTTCAAGCGTTTCTACCAAAGCATTTCTAATTAAATCGGATATACCACTAGTAAATCCCATTTGTCTTTTAACATGTTCAAGTGACCCCTCAACAATTGATTTAGCTAATTGAGTTGTAACGAATTCACAATTACCTAATTTAGGTATTTCATTTATATCAATATCACCCAAACCCGTAACAATTACATTGGCCGCCCAAGAATCTTTTTTTGATGGTGCTACTGTATTTATAATTCCTCTAATTACTTTTTCTTTTATTGTGTCCCATAACCATGTTGGAAATCCTTTCCAAGAATCTTCATTAATTAGTTTTGAATAATGTCCATTTGATTCTAGTATGATTAACTCATTGAACACCTTCATTGCGATATTTTCTTTTTCTCTTTTAGATTCAAAAATATTATCATAAACCTCAAATTGCAATCTTTTTAACTTATGTAGTGATTTTTGATAATTTTGTTTTTCAAGTTTAACACCTAAAAGATTTTCTTTAATTATATTTTTGAGTTCCATATTTTTTTATTTATAAATAGTCTCATAATAGAGTATTTGCCTTACCTCGTGTAACTTTTACAATATCTCTCCATTTTGTTAATCCAATTTGATTTGCTGGACCTCTAGTAACCCCAGATTCCCATTTTGTAACTGTTGGGTATTTAGTTCCCCCTCCTGTTGTTGCTCCACCAGTAGCTGGTGGAGCGTCTTGTTCATCCAATTCGCCATCAATACCTTTTTTTGTTGTATATCGTTTCATTAGACTAATTAAGTCATCAATTTCATAATTTTCCATTATAACAATTCCGATTTTGGTAATTTATCTGTGAATAAAACATAATATTCATTTAAAAAAGATAAAATTTCATTTTCATCAATAAATAAATCATCATCAATATCATCATAATCATCACTTGAAGTAAATTCATCTATATTCATATGGAAATTATACCCAAAATCATCAATTTCAATAAATGGTATTTTACCCTCCCTACATTCTTCATCAGAATCAGAATTAGTTCTAAATGTGACTTCTAAAACTTCTTCTAACTTGTTAATATGAAATGTTATTACTTCTATGATTTCCATTTTTAATAATTTTTAAAACGTTTAAACATATCTAAAGTCTTATTAACTTGCTCTTGTAATTGTTCTTCCTCAACATCAAATTCGTCACCAAGTTCATATATGTCAATATCGGTAAATTTTGGTTCATCTGTTAGTTCTAATTCAAATTCAGTTTTGTCATCAAATGTACCATATTCCATATGAGGAGGATTGCCAATCATATCTTCACCAGTAAATTTTTCTTTAGTTGGTGTCATATACGTGTCTTCTTCCTCAGAAAATAATCCAGTACTTTTACCATCATACCTCATTTCATTTATTCTCATATTAGTATATGTTTTAACTTCACCTTTATTATTAACTGTTAATCCACCTTTATCATTGGCATAATCTTGGACATAAAGTGGTTGTTGATTTATTTGTTGTCCATATGTTGTCACAAATCCATCATAGACTTGTCTGTGTTGGTCAAGAATGTCATTCCTTTCCGCTTTGTTCATTTTAAAAAAATATGCGTTCATGTTCTTTTTATTTATAAATATTATGTATTTATTTAAATATTTATTGATATGAGAATTATAATTACAGAAAGTCAAAAAAGAATGTTGTTATTCGAAATTGAAGAAAAACAATTGAATGATGAGATTGAAAATTCAATTGAGAATAACATTGACTTTACAAAAGAAATAGTAAAAGAAGCTGAAAAATTAGTAGAAGAGGGGAAGCTTCAAATTGGCCTTAATTTAAGATTTTTATTGACTTGGGGTGCTGGTGTTGGTGGGTTTATAAAACCAATATATGATTTTATTACTAATAATTTTTCTGATATAAGTGAAAAAGATAAAATCTTAATTATCATTGCAATAATGGCAACTTATTATTTTGATAATAAAGAAAAATTAATAAAAATAAAAGACGAAATTAGAAAGAGAGGGTTAAGTGAAATTATTCAAACTATCTTCACAAAAGCGGATGAATTAATAAAGGTATTTTCACAATTTTTACTTAGTTTAGGTAAAACTTTTCATAGTATTACGAACTTATTAAGTTATGCCTTTTTGATACCAATTTTAGATAAATTAATAATTTTAATTAAAAATAGTACATTATCAACCAATGACTTGACTGAATCCCTAATGAGTTTATTAGGTTTCGGTACTTTAACCTTTGTAGGTATAGGTGTTAAAAATTTAATAGAAAATATGGTAAGAAGATTTAAGGGTAAATAATTGAATTTCTTAAATTATTAATTTATGTTTTGATTAAACAAATATAAATTACATATGCCTAAATTTGATTTTAAAGACATCACCTTAGTCCCAGAAACAATCACAAATATTGATTCAAGAAGTGAAATTAACATTTTAACCAAAAATTTAACCCTACCCATTATAGTCAGCCCAATGGATACTGTGGTAGATAATTCAAATTATAAAAAGTTTTTGGATAATAATTTAGAAGTTTGTTTACCAAGAGGTGAATATTCAAGTGATAATAATGTTTTTATTTCAATATCATTATCTGATTTTGAAATTATGGTATTAAAACATAAAAAATTTGAAAAAGTACCAACATATCAAAAAATTCTTGTTGATATTGCAAATGGTCATATGTCAAAATTATATGACTTATGTAAATATTTCATTGAAAACATCAAAACTGACCACCAATTAATGATTGGTAATATTGCAAACCCAACAACATACGAAAAGTTTGCTGAACTTGGTGTTGATTATATTCGTGTTGGTATTGGTGGTGGTTCAGGATGTCTAACATCAGCGAATACTGGTGTTCATTACCCTATGGCATCACTCATTTCAGAATGTCATCAAATCAAAAAGAAACGAGGTTATAAAACCAATATTGTTGCTGATGGTGGATTTAGAAATTATGATGATATAATTAAAGCATTAGCCCTTGGTGCCGATTATATTATGTTAGGCGGTGTGTTAAACAAATGTCTTGAATCTTGTTCGCCAATTTATTTCAATAAATGGATTAAATTAAATGATTCTACATCAAATTATATTTGGAATAACTTACCATATCTTAGAAAATATATGTATAAAAAGTTTAGAGGTATGAGTACAAAAGAAGTACAAAAAAAATGGGGTAGAGATAAACTAATAACATCCGAAGGTATATCAAAATATAATAAAGTTGAATATAAATTGGATAAATGGCTTGAGAATCTACAAGATTATCTTAAATCAGCAATGTCATATACTAACTCAAGGAATTTAGAAGAATTTAAAGACACTGAATATATATTTATTACGGAGAATGCCTTAAAAAGGTATTATAAATAATATGAATAAGAAAACATTAATTAGAGTTGTTGAAAATGTAGATTATTTTAATGAATCCAATTCACCTCAAGAAATTTATCTAAATCTACGTAGTTATTCTGGTGAACTATTAAATATTTTAGATGTTATGACTGGTAAAGACGTAATGTTATTTTGTTTTTTAGCTTATGAACAAAGATTTTCAGTTGATTTATCTAAATTATATGACTTTATTAGTAATAACTACTCTGAATTTACTATTGGAGAAATTTTAAATCTTAATCCAAACAAAGAATGTTATCAATGTGATGGTAATGGTAATGTAGGTTGTACACAATGTGGTTGGGATGGAGAAGTAGATTGTTCTGAATGTGGTGGTGATGGTAAAATGGAATGTAATGTCTGTGATGGTGATGGGGTTGATAGTGATGGTGATACTTGTTATGATTGTGAAGGTGATGGAGAAGTAAAATGTAGTAATTGTTATGGACGAGGTAGTGAAACTTGTTCTGATTGTGGAGGTGATGGTGATTTAGAATGTGAAATATGTGATGGTAAGGGAGAGATTAAAGCTGTTAATGAAACTTTAGTTAAAATGACTAGATATCTATCTTATGATATTAATTTCACTAAAAAATTTGAAAATATGGAGGAAGATGAAGTTATTTCTCCAGAATTTTATAACCGATTGTTGAGTAGAAAAAAGTTTATAGTAATTAACGATTTTGATCATCTTTTTGAAGACTATGAACACCCTAATTATAAAGAAATGAAAGAAGATGATGTATTTTTAGTTCACGAAAAGAATCAACCTGAATTGAAACATAGTTCTGGTAAAATTAGTGTATGGTAATTTTGACTTTCAAAATACTATTTCCTTTAATAACACGATGATAAACACCCTCTGGAATAAAATATTTCTCCCCAACAATTAATTTGATGGGGAGTTCATTATCCATTTGTAAATACCAATTATCACTTTCTAAGATTTCAACAAGTCTATTTTCTCTATCTCTATGCCATTTTAATTCTTCATCATCAACATTTTCATCAAATGTTCTGATTCTAATGTCATCAATTATTTCTTGTTGAAAGGGTAAATTTTCCATTACCAACTTTTACTAGATTTTAATCCCAATTTTTTGGCATGCCTCCCAACATTGCAACTCCAGTACCCGGCCATTGTTCTGTCTTTCTTTTGGTCACAATTATGTCTCGCTCTAAATGATTTTGCAGCCTTTGGATTTCTATTTCTCACTTTAAGATTTGGATCCCCAAATGTTACTTTTTTAATTGTACCCTTTGGTGTTTTTACATATACTGCAAATTTCTTAGGACCTCCTGGTGTTCTAAATGGGGAATTTAATTTAACATTCTTTCCATGATGTTTTGCCTCAAATAAAAGTTCTTCAACTTCTTCTTCATACATTGGTGCATCCAACCAAACCTCATCACCATTCTCTAATAATACCTTTTTACCCAAGTCAGATTCAACCAACCAAATATCATCTTCGTTTAATCTAATACTACCTTGATTGTATAAATTTCTTACTTCGTTAATTAATTTAAAATACTTGTCAGAATATATCCTAAAGATATTTTCATTCAACGATATTCTGTTCTCCAAATGATATTTTAAATCTTCAGATATTATACAAGGTTCGGTTAATGTCATTGGTGGGTTAAGAGATTCTCTCAAAACTTTTTTTATTAAGTTATCTAAACTATTGCTCATAATTTGTTTTTTTAGATAAATATTCTTACTTTTATAATCATATATTAACTATCAAACAATTAAACAACTATTATGAAATTTTATCAGTTTTTTCACACGATTATACAAATCTATATTCTTATTAAAGTTTCTTATCTACTTTTTATGACATCTTATAATCCTGAAGCCTACCCACTATCAATATTAAATTGGTGGATATATTTCCTAATTTTTGATATTTGGATGAATACTATTCTACCAAATGAAAAAAATAAAGATTAAAGACTGCCAAAAACCTCATTTATATATGGGGTTTTTTATTTTAATTTATATTTATAAAGAAATATAAATTTATGAAATTAATTATAAATGAAAATCAATTAAAAAAATTGGTTAACGTTATTAAAGAGGAAAATTCAGATGGAAAATTAAATGTATTATTTGTTGGGGATAGTTTAAGTTCAGCACCAGGTTATACTTGGAATTATAAATTAGCTGATAAAAATTCTAATAAATGGAATAGTGCCCATTTAGTTAAAGGTGGGGTTAGGACTGGCTGGATGTTGGATGAATTAAGGTCAAAATTAAATCAAGGTAAAAAATATGATTTAGTTTTTATATATGGTGGTACTAATGATATGTTTTCATTAGTCACTAAAAATGAAGCAATATCAAATATAAATAAAATGGCGGATTTAGTTGCGGAACAAGGTGGTAAAACCATTGTATTTGCTGGTTATGACGCTGAAAAAGTAATGTCTGAAAAATCGCATTCAAACGGAGGGAATTTAATGAAAACAAGGTATTGTAGTGAAGAATGTATGTTAAAGAGTAGAAAAAAAATGATTGAATTTCAAGACGCTCTTCCAAGTGAAATTTCAGGTGAAAATGTAATGGTAATACCAAAAATGCCTGGTGGTAATCCATCTTGGGCTGGTGATGGTACACACGTTGGACCTAGTGTACATAATGATATGGCTAATTATGTTAATGATAGGATTTCAGGTAAAGTAACTATAAAAGATAAAACTAAAAAAAAGGATTGGGATTGGGATTTTGGCTTTAACTTTTTAGGCGGGTTAAAAAAATATTTATCTAAATATTTGTCATCAACTTTCGGTTCTTTATTTGGTGAAAAAAAATTAACAAACAAATTTGTTTCAGATTTGGAAAAAATCACAGAACATAATATTAATAGTAATAGAATTATAAGTGAAAATAAAATTTTAGAGATAGGTGATGTTAACGAAAAAGTTGCACTCTTCCAACTAGCGTTACAATTACTAGGATATTCCTTAAACAAATGGGGTGTTGATGGTATATTTGGTCCAGAAACAAAAAAAGCGGTTAAAGATTTTCAAAGAGATAACAATTTAGAAGAAACTGGTAAAATCACAACAAAGATTAAAAATAAAATTATTAGTATGATAAAAAATACAATAACTGATGAAGATTTTACTAAAATAAATTTCACAAAAACAGAAAGTTTACCAGCCTCCAATGCTAAAATAAGTGGGAATTCTTTTTCAAAAGTAACTGGATCTTCTAGTATTGTAGACAAATTTAAAAATGTATTGAAACAAAACAATCTTGATTATTCTAATTTTGTAAACGAATTAAATAACATTGGTCTAAATCCAAACATTGCAATTAAACAACTTTATGCTGAATCAGGATTCAGGTCAGATGTAATTAGTTGTAAAACAAAATCAAGTGCGGGGGCAGAAGGTATTGCTCAATTTATACCATCAACTTGGGATTATTATGGGGCTGGTGGAAGTCCTTGTAATGTTAAAGACTCATTAAAAGCTTATGTTAAATTAATGAAAGATTTAATCAAAATGTTTCCAAATAGAATTGATTTGGCTATTGCTGGTTATAATAGTGGCCCTTATTTATCAATTTATAAAAAAGCATTAAATAATGATTTAAGTTTTGACGATATAAAATATGATATACCTAGTGAAACTAGAGGTTATGTTGAAAAAATATTATTCTCAAATTAAACATTATTAAATTTTTAAACCCTTGATATATTTATAAAGAAAAACTTATGAGAAAATATACTATAAATGAATTTAACATTAGAAATTCACTTAAAAAAAATTTATTAAAAGAAATTGAGTCACCTAAAAAAGATATAAAAAAAGATGGTGAGATTGAGGAAAAACCTAGATGTGTTGCTGGAAATATGATTCCGTTGGATGAAATTGTTGGTTCTGCAGATGAATATGAAGATTATGCAACTGGAGTTAATAAAAGAAAATTAGGTGTAAATTCAATGGTTGATACTTTGGGTATTCTTAATAATATAAGACTATTCAAAGATATTAAAGATGGAGGTTCACATTTGGCATATAAACTTATGCACCATCTTAATAAATTTAGAAATAAAAATTATTTTGACGAAGCTTCAAATGAATGTAAAAAAGCTATGAACAAAATAACAGAACTTTATAAAGAAAATGAACACGGAACTGAGCTTGTTAAAGACATTGAAAGAGTTTTAAATCTTCAAACAAAAGATGATGAATATACACCATCACCAAGAGCAAAAGAATATTTAAAAAGATGTGTTGAACTTGCAAAAGGTAAATAATCTAACCTCTTAGGAGGACTTTTAGGACCGTTACTAGTTATGGTAACAAAAAAAGGAGAAATTCGCTACTTCTCCTTTTCTTTTTTTTAAAATTAATATATTTATAAATAAAAAAAAATATGAAGAATAATTTAAACGAAGAATTAAATAGATTAAAATTCCTATTGGGTTATAAACCCGGACAACTTATGACCGAAAGTCAAGTCAAAGAAACTTATTTAAGTGAACAAAGTAGAGGATTCAGACGAACTCCTGAACCTACAAATACTCCACAACAACCATTTGACCGACAAGCTGATCTTGACGCATATGAAAGAACACGAGAAGCTCCACCTTCAATTACTACTAGAATAAACACAAACCAAGGTGTTCAAAACTTTGAAGTTGATTTTTCTAATTATCCTCAAGACAATACAATAACTACGAAACAAGTAAGATTTTTTGATAAAATTGGATATCTTAAAATTGATTCAAATATTGTAAGATTTAAACCACCAAAAGAAACAAAAACTATAATTCCTGGTTACACTAAAGAAAAAACAATTATACCAAAATTTGAATACACAACAATTCAAGGTCAATCATTTAGGGATAATTTTATAGGTATTGATAAAAACGTTACCAATTCTTTAATACAAAATGCTAGAGAATTAAATAAAACATTCAGAGAAATTTACCAACTAAAACCAACCGAAGCTTTAGAAAATATTAAAAAATTTCTTAACAGAGGATTTGAATTAGAAGGTCATGCTGATGGTAATATACCTTCGGCAACAAGATTAAATCAAACAGACCACGCTAATTTTGGAAATGGTCAATTATATGGTGGAAATACAACTCCTAATTCTAAAAATACTTGGTTAGCTGAACAAAGAGCTCGTAATGCTTATAATATCTTTATGAAAGAATTGTCAAGATTATTAAAAACCACATTTTATGATAATTCTGAAATAATTGAACTTATTACAAATATTTTAACAATAGGTGGTGGATATACGACATTAAACGTAGTTGATCACTTAAATCAAAATGGGACTAGGAATTCAAGAGAAATTGGTCCAGAATATAAAAGATTTGAGTTTAAACCAACATTTAAAACAAATATACCAATTCCTATATCAACATTTGTTCCACCTACAGAAAAAATTGAAGTAGAAAAAGGCGATGAAGTCGGTAACGTTTCAATATATTTATATGAATATAATCAAGATATTCTTATTCCTGGTATGGTATATTTTGACAACAATCTTTTTAGTCAAAATGATAAATGGGTTGGTGTTACTAAGGATGTTTTAGAAAAATATAAAATTCCAATACTTAGTGATGGTAAGTTAAATGGTAGTCCTACACATAGAGCTATGATTGATGAAAATATGCGAGCGACAATAGGTGATTTACAATTTGGTACATTTGATAGAAAAAGAGTGAGTGACGCTACAAATTTAGCACAAGCTGCAGGCCCTTTAATTCATAATACAACAATAAATAGTGCTAGAAAGGTAATCGAAGGTGTAACATATTACAAGGTATCTTATGCTAATTTAATAATTAGTACTATGCCACCTAAAAAGTAGTAGATAAATATTTAATAAAGAATAACTACAATTGTAGTTATTCTTTATTATAAAAAACTGAACCACTCCATATTGTAAATGAGTTTTTAGTACTTGTTACTTCAATTTTCCAAAAACAAACCATATTGTTTTTTGATGCCATCTCAATTCCAAATCTATGCCATACTGATAATATCATAAAGTTAGTATAAATTTCATCAACAATTTTTTCATAAGTAATTAAATCAGAATATAAAGTATTTAAGTCATTTATATGTGTATATTTACTAGTATTTACATCATATGTAAAATATAATCTACCATCATTCACTTTTTCAGTCTTAATCATATTTAAATTTCCAAACTTATCGTATTCTTTAATATACCATTGTTTTTTTGTTGTGTCTCTAATTGTAAATATTTCAGTAAACTTTGTCGCAACTTCAATACTTAACCCATCAACCCTTTTTTTATTAAAAAATTCAATTCTATCTCTTGGAGTAACCAATAGAACGTTTCTAAATGGTTTTTTATTATCGTGATTAACTTCATCTTCATTTTTAAAATGACTCAATTGATACTCAATTGCTTTATATGCTATTGAATCTTTTTTTAATGGATGATGTTCTTCAGATATTTTTACTAATTCAGAATTGAATTTTTCGTGTAACAAATTTTCAGCAAAAACATAATCAAAATTTTTAAAATCAACAATGTCCTTTGGAGATTTTTGAGCTGTCAAATTCAGACTCAACAAAACAAAAATTATTAAGTTTCTCATAGTCGTAAAATTTAAAATGGTGATTAAATGTTATAATAATATAACGAACTAACTTACTATAAAGTTCACTGAAGGACATTTTTTTTTCATTATATTTATAAATAAAACTATTATGAAAAAGAAACTATTTTTTGGCTGGGAAAATACCAAATGGTTTATAAGAGAAATTGGTAAAATTTATTCTTCTAAAAACTCAATATTTTCCAAAAAAAGAATTGAATCTGGTATTGCTTTTATCGTTGCACAATGGGGTATGATTTTCTTCCTACTTGAAAAACACTCAACATTAACTATGACTGATTTAATTATGTGGGCTGGAGTTGAATTTGCAATCTCAGGTTATATAATTCACCAAATTCAAAAAGAAAAGAAAACTGAAGAACAAAAAGAAGAAACCCCCAACGTTTAATTGGGGGCTTTTATTTACTTCACTTCTTCAAATTCTACATCTGAACCTGCAAATCCATCAGTATTTTCTGTTTGACTTACATTACTATAAAGTTCTTGTGTGACTTTTTGCATAGTTGAGTTAACATTATCTAGTGCTGTATTAATTTTATCCATTTCACCAGTATTTTTAGCTTCTTTTAACTCTTCCAAGCCTTTTTTAATCTCTTCTTTATGTTCATCACTGATTTTTTCATCCAAATCTTTCATTGTTTTCTCAATATTGAAGATTGTACTATCAGCTTCATTAATTTTCTCAACTTTTTCTTTCACTAATCTATCACTTTCAGCGTTTTCTTCAGCTTCTTTCTTCATTCTATCAATTTCTTCTTGTGAAAGTCCAGATGATGACTCAATTCTAATGGTTTGTTTCTTATTTGTACCCTTATCTAGAGCTGAAACATTAATAATACCATTTGAGTCAATGTCAAATGTTACTTCAATCTGAGGAACACCTCTCATTGATGGTGGAATACCATCCAAATGGAATTTACCTATAGTTTTATTGTCTTTTGCCATTGACCTTTCACCTTGTAGTACGTGAATTTCTACAGATGGTTGATTATCTACGGCTGTTGAGAAAATTTGAGACTTTTTAGTTGGAATTGTGGTATTTGCCTCAATTAATTTGGTCATAATACCCCCCATTGTCTCAATTCCTAGTGAAAGTGGGGTTACATCCAATAAAAGTACATCTTTTACGTCTCCCGCTAACACACCACCTTGAATTGCAGCACCTAAAGCAACAACTTCGTCAGGATTTACACCTTTTGATGGTTCTTTACCAAAGAATTTCTTAACTGCGTCTTGAATAGCTGGAATTCTTGTTGATCCACCAACCAAAATGATTTCGTCAATGTCATTTACAGATAATCCAGCGTTTTTAAGGGCTGATTTACAAGGATTTATTGTTCTTTCAACCAATTTGTCAATAATCTGTTCAAATTTAGCTCTTGTAAGTGTTTTTACAAGGTGTTTTGGCTGATTATCAATAACCATAAAGTATGGTAGGTTTATTTCAGTATTTAGAGCCGATGAAAGTTCAATTTTTGCCTTCTCTGCGGCTTCTCTAAGTCTTTGTAATGACATTGAGTCTTCAATCCAACCTCCATTATCATTTTTAAACTCAGTTGTCAACCAATCCACAATTGCTTGGTCAAAATCATCACCTCCAAGGTGAGTATCTCCATCAGTTGACAATACTTCAAACACACCACCACCCAATTCAAGAATAGAAACGTCATGAGTACCACCACCACAGTCAAAAACAACGATTTTTGAGTCTTTGTTCTTCTTATCTAGACCATAAGCCAATGCTGCGGCCGTTGGTTCATTGATAATACGTCTCACATTCAACCCTGCAATCTCTCCAGCTTCCTTTGTTGCTTGTCTTTGAGCATCATTGAAGTATGCTGGGACTGTAATCACAGCTTCAGTTACTGATTGACCCAAATAATCCTCAGCAGTTTGTTTCATTTTTTGTAAAACCATTGCCGAAATTTCTTGTGGGGAATATTCCTTTCCATCAATGTTCACTTTAGGTGTGTTATTTTTCCCTTTTACGACATTATATGGTACTCTCTTAACCTCAGACTTAATTTCATCATAATTTGAGCCCATAAATCGTTTAATTGAATAAACTGTCTTGTCTGGATTTGTTACAGATTGTCTTTTAGCGGGGTCTCCAATCTTTCTCTCCCCTCCATCAATAAATCCAACAATTGATGGGGTAGTTCTTTTACCTTCCGAATTGGTGATAATTACTGGTTCACCATTTTCCATAATTGCGACACATGAATTCGTAGTGCCCAAATCAATTCCCAAAATTTTACTCATAATTTTTCTGTTTTTGTTTAATTATATGTTTTATTTTTTATGGAGTCAATCCAAAATTTATATTTCAATATATAAAAACTAGACCATAATGAAAATAACTGACAATTTGTCAGTTTTTATGACAAATTAAATTTTTTTTATCAAATTATTGTTTTTTTAAAAACTTTGTAGTATTTATTCCTAAAATAAAAATCAATGGGAACTAATCTAATCAACATAAATCGAGTTTTATCTTACTAATCCTCCTATTATTAGGGGGATTTTTTTTATACATAAATTAACACATAAAAACAAATTTTTTAAAAAAATGAAAAACACAAAAATTTACAATGAATTGGTTCAAAAGATGAGAACCTTCTTCCAAGCTAAAGGTTTCTTGGAAGTTCCAGTACAATCAAGACTATCTATCTTAGCCGCATGTGAAAATCCACATAGCATCACAACATTTGAGTATTCTAATGAGGTTTGGCCATTGCCGCAGACTGGACAGATGTGGCTTGAGTACGAATTATTGAAAAATCCTGAATATCCTGGAGTATATTGTATCTCAACATCATATAGACAAGAAAAAACACCAATTCTTGGTAGACACGACCTAATTTTCCCTATGTTTGAAGTTGAGACTAAAGGTACGAAAGAAGATATGGTTAAACTTCAAGCTGAAATGTTGGAATATCTTGGTTTTAACACACCAAAAGTTGTTGATTATAACCAGCTATGTGAACATTATGGAACAGAAATCCTTGAAGCCGAACACGAAACAAAAATGTGGAATGAAATCGGTGATTCAATATCCCTACAAAACTTCCCATTGAGAACCAACCCATTCTGGAATATGCAAAAAGGTGAAGGTGACAAATTCAATAAGGTTGACGTAATATTATTTGGTCAAGAGACTATTGGTTCAGCAGAACGTAGTTGTGATAAAGACGCAATGAGAGAAATGTTCTACACCATTGAAGGTGGAAACTACGCTGGAAAACTTTTTGAATTATTTGGTAAGGAAAGAGTAGAAAAAGATTTGGAAGATTTCTTATCTTTGGACTTCTTCCCAAGATTTGGTTGGGGTTGTGGTATGACCAGATTGGCAAGAGCATATGAACTTAATCTTCAAAAAAAACTTAGTCTAGACATCGCTTAATTATGGCAAAAAAACAAAATCCTGAACCCATTAATACTGAAACTACTAAATACGAGGTTGTTGTTGATGGGGATGATATTATTCAAATATGGAAATACGACAAAAGAATTAGTAAAACACCATATGAGATAGAAAATATATATAAAGGAGAACCAAAATTTAATAAATTAAAAAAGGGGTCGAAATAGACCCCCTTTTTTATTATTTATCCCCCTCTTGATATTTTTCATTATTAATTTCTTTAAGGTTATCCTTTATTTTTTTTCCAAAATTAATAAGGTCTAATACATGTTTTAGAATTCCTTTACCAAACATAACTTTCCAATTTTCATCAATTGATTTAATTTCAGCATAAATCAGCCCCAAACTCATAATTTTTGTTGACAGATGTTGTATTGGTATAAAATATTTAACAAATTCATCTAATAAGAAAACATCCAACATAAACAACAATAATATCAGTGAGGTATAACCAATTAATTTTGGAACAAATCCTCTAACAAAAGCTCTTGATGTCCAATTAATTTTGACACCATCTCTACGTTGTTTATTTATCCTACAATAAGCAGTAATTATATCAAGTGACACAAACCCTAGCACAACCAATAATATTCCTGCTGCGGGGGCAAAAAAGGTTAGAATCGATATTAATAACCCAAACAACCCATCTTTAAACGACTCAAACAAATGCTTCATATATATTTTTTGTTTTAAAAGTAAATAGTTTTTATTAAATTTAACAATTATAAATATCTAAATTCGAATAAAAGTTGGTATTTATATAAAAAACTATTATACTATGTTAAAAATTGGATCAAAAGGAAATTTGGTTAAACTCCTACAAGAAAAATTAGGAATAACCGCTGATGGTGATTTCGGACCTAAAACCGAACAAGCATTAAAAGAATGGCAATCTAAGAATGGTTTGGTTGCTGATGGTATTGCAGGTCAAGTGACTTTGGGTAAAATGGGAATTGAACTACCCACAGTCAAAAAAGAACCATTAAAATTGGATAAACTTAAAGGTCACGTACCACAAAATGTGATTGATGAAATTAGTTTAATTGCTGAAAAATTTAACATCATCACAAATCTTCGTTTAGCACATTTCTTAGCTCAATGTTCTCACGAATCGGGTAATTTTAAAATCCTTACAGAAAATTTAAATTATTCAAAAGATGGTTTGATTAAAATCTTTGGAGGATATTTTGCTGGTAACTTGGCTGAATCTTATGCACACCAACCTGAAAAGATTGCTTCTCGTGTTTATGGAAGTAGAATGGGAAATGGTGATGAAGCATCAAAAGAAGGATGGAAATTCAGAGGTCGTGGTTATATCCAACTTACTGGTAAACAAAATTATGAAATCTTCTCAAAATTCATTGGTGAAGATTGTGTCGCAAATCCTGATTTAGTTGCTACAAAGTACCCACTTGGTTCGGCAGCATTCTTTTTCAATAATGTAGGTCTTTGGCCTATGTGTGATGAAGGTTCAACTGATGATGTTGTAACAAAAGTAACAAGAAGAGTGAATGGTGGTACAAATGGTTTAGCACATCGTTTACAAGAATTCAAAAAATTTAATAGTTTATTATCTTAAAAAAAAAACCAATAAAATGGGTTTTTTTTTATTTATATTGATATTTATTGTATAAATAAAAAGTCAAAAAAAAAACAATGAAAAAGATAGTAAGATTAACCGAATCGGATTTAATTAGATTGGTAAAGAGAGTAATAAATGAACAATCTCAATTTGAGGAAATAACTTTTTGGAAGTCCCCACAACAAAATGCTACATACGGGGTATATAAAATTAAAAAAGTACAAGCTAATTCTGAACTTTTAGTGATTGACACAACAACAGATGTTCAATTTTATTTTAATTGTTTAAATAAACAATTCAAACATAAAGGCACTCAAAATATTGTTTTTAATAATGAGTATGCGTCACATTTAGATAATACATATTGTAAAAATATTAAACCAACAGTGGTGAATAAAGTAGATTATCAGATATCTCCAAAAATAAATAGGAGTCCAGGTGCAAATGCGGCTATAAGATAATTTAATTTATAAAAAAACCCCCAATAAAATGGGGGTTTTTTATATGAATTCTAATTCATTTGTTGTTGGATTCCAATCAATTGTAAGTGGTTTATTACTATAAACATATTGTTCATTAAGAACTGATGCGTTGATGTAATGAGTGTCACCATCAAAAGTATATCCATAACCAGTATGAATGTGACCACAAACGTGAATCTTTGGTTTAATTTCTTTGATTCTATCAGCCAATAGTTCACACCCAAGATGGTCAGTTCTACCAATTACTTTATCTAGATAACCATAAGCTGGTCCGTGAGTGATAAGGATGTCAGTATCAGTTGGAATATTATTCCATCTGCGTTTTAGTTCCTCACCTTTTCTTGGTAGATTAAATGCCCAATCAAAGAATTCTGGTTGCCAAGGGCTTCCATAGATTTTAATAGGGGGCTCGTTACCAATTTCGATTTCGACTAAATTGTCTCTAAGGTATTCAAAGTTCTTATAGCTGTTTAATATTTCTTCGGTACGTCTAGGTATTAGAACACTCTTATGAACAAAGAATGGTTCTCTATCTATAAAACCCCAATCGTGATTACCAGCAATGAATACTTTGAAATCGTAATCCAATCCATCAAACCATTGACAGAAATCTTGTATCTCGTGATTATAACCCATTGAAGACATATCTCCAGCATGAATTAAAAGATTACCTCCAGGTAAATCCTTCTCGATTAATTTATGTTTGCTATGTGTATCTGATATAAATGTGATTTTCATTGTAAACTAGTTTAAAAAATTAATCCCACCAACCTCTAAGTCCTGAACCATCAAATATGTCATCCCAATTCCCTTCATTTTCATAAACACTTGGATGTTGACCTTTCAATATTTCCCAAAGTTCATTCCATTCTATTTCTTCAAGTTCTCTAATTCTAGCAAAATATCTATTTTTGAACTCTTTTTCTTCTTCAGAATCTTTATCAACCATTTCCAAGAAACCTGGTTTATCTTCAAGAGGTATAAAATCATAATTAAACCCACTTAAACCTCTTCCCATTTCCGCTTCTACGATATCAAAATATCTATCTTCTCTAATGTTTTTAATTATCTCAGTAGCACGTCTCATTTTAGCTACTTTCTTCATTCTACTATGTTGAATTTCAATACCTCTCTTTTCAACACCATTAGCGATATCATCAACACCAATTTCAATGAAGTCTAATGTACCACTATAGTCCCACCAATGATGATTCCACAGAGCTTTTCTGAATTTGTATATATTCCTAAAGAAATTAGGTAAATCTCGCATTAAAAATCGTTTGGTTCTACCAAACCAAGTATATGAGTAAGACATTTTGAATATTTTTTATTTAGAACAAAAAAATTTGAGAGAATTTTGAAAAAAATGATTTGCTTTTTCTCAATTTATATGATTTTGATTTAGTTTCCTTATCAAAGTTACTAGTTAAAGTAGTTTTACTAACTTCACTTATATCTTTACCCCATTTTTTGAGAAAAAGTTCAAAAAGTTTTCTTGTAGTTTCAACTTGACTTGGGTTTTCACAAGAATCTAAAACAGTCATAATCCAAGCGTACTGATTGTATGGTCCTTTTCTGTTCATAATGACTATAAGTTTAATGGGTGAGTTAATAATCATCACAAAAGTATGAAAAGAAATCCAAAGTAAAAAATTATTTGATATAAAAATCCAAAAATTTTTTCACAACTAGATTAAGAGGATGTTCAATTTCATTTCTATGAATTTCCATTTGATTTGACATTTCATTTTCATAAAACTCTCTGTCAGAATCAGTTTCAGCAGTTTGTATCAGATTATTTAATTTTTTAAATCCACCAATTTGAAGTATCTTATATATTTTGGGGTCATACTTCAGAAAATTAACAATCTCTTCCTTTAATACTTTTTTATTATTAAGATATCTAAAATACTCTTCAACCTCAACACCATATACATCTTTATATTTTCCTAAAATATCAATTTTATTTCCTCTACCATCAGTTAGGTTGTGATATAAAAGGTCATTACTGACATTAAAAATTGTTTTAAGGTATTCAAATAATTCTTGGTTAACATCACCATAATGTTTGTTAAGGATTCTTCTTTTTTCGTTTTCCGAAATTATTATTTTTTTCATAATAAAATTGATTATCTATTTAAATATAAATATTTTTGGTTAATGAAAAAATGTCTAACACTATTAATGAATAAAGTTTTAATTGAAGAACTTGAAAACCTATATGGTAAAGGAAGTAATATTGAAATTAGTTCAATAGTTGTCGCATCAAGACAGAATGAAACAATAATAAGTTATAAATTATTTTATACCAATCAAGAATATTTGTTAGAAACAATGAATGTTGGGTCTGATTTTTTATTGGAAAAATGTTGGGAGTTAATGGGTTATCCAAAAACAAAATTAATTTTAGCTTGTTCAATGCAAATGGTTGATTTATAAAAAAAATAAAATTATTATTAAATAAAAATTACAAAATGAAAAGAGTAAAAAATGGTGACACCGTTATAGTCAATTACACAGGTAAACTCGTTGATGGTACTGTATTTGATTCTTCATTAAATGAAGGTCGTGAACCTTTAAAATCAACTTTGGGTGAAGGTCAATTAATCCCTGGATTTGAAATTGGTCTTATTGATATGATTATTGGTGAGAAAAAAACAATTGAAATTGAGGCCGAGAACGCTTATGGATATCATAATCCAAATATGATAACAACTGTAAATAAATCTCAATTTCCACCTGATGTTAAAGTTGGTGAAACTATGCAGGGTATGACAGAAAGAGGTCCTATTGTTGTAAAAGTTATTGATGTTTTGGAAGATACAATCACTATTGATGCTAACCACCCATTGGTTGACCAAAAATTAATCTTTGAATTGGAACTCCTTGAAATTGTAGAATAATTTTATTCGTACAAAACTTTGTTTTTTTGGGGAAATTGGAACTCAAATTTTTTAACTAATGCTCCTGATTTTGCGTTTGCTTCATCTTCATTTCTGCCACCAATTTGTTTTCCGATTTCCCTATTTAAATTATTTATTTGATATTCATGAACCCATTCATGTGCAATAGTCCTCAAAATATCACGATTAAGTCTATTATTGGTTAATACATTTATAATATTATGTTTAGGTATAGAATTTCCTGTTGTCATATTTGGTACTCTTTCAGATAAACAACAAATTATTATATCATTTTTCAAAGGTATTTCTTGATGTAAGAATTTTATAAAATCCTTAATTAAATTGTAGTCTTCTTTTCTAAGACTTTTGTCACTTTTAATTAATCTAACTTTCATTTATCCTATACAAAAACTTTTATTATCCAAAGAATGTATATTTTTATCTTTATATGTAGCAACAAGTGGTAATCCACCTTTACCACACTTCATAATTGCATTTTTATTAATATCTTTTATAATTTTTTCTTTTTGGTCAGTTGTTAAAGTTGTACTTTGTGATTGAGGTGTTGGGGTACTAACTTGCGTTTGACCTGATTGTGATGGGGTAGCTTGGGTTTCACTTGATGTAGTACCTGTTTGGACTACCCCACTATTTACTTGTTCTCTCAAGTACTTTTGTTCTAAGAGAATGTTAGCTAACTTAATATTTTTTAATTTGTTGTTCATTTGAATATATTTCAATCTTAATTTAATTAAATAAATTCTTGACTTTGTTCATTATTTCAACTTGTTTTCTTTCCAACATCATAATTTTATTAGTTATGGTCTTATCATTGTCCATATTTTGACTTTTTAACAAACTAATTTCGTTAAATAATTTTGTATGTTCATTCAATAACTGACCATAAAGCTGTCCTTTTTGTTCTTCTCTCATAAATAGTTTAAATTTGAATTGTTTTATTTTTTAATGTTAATTTTATCGTATCATCGTAAGTATATAATTGATACATCTCAATAATTTTACCAATGTGTTCCCAATAACCAATTCCCCCATAACCCGTACAATTATTAACCCAATATTTCCAAGGTTTTCCAACTGCTTGTGGATAAAATTTTTTAAGAAATAAGGCATGGTCTTCAAAAGAATCTTCAAAACTTTTATATTTTCTCCATTTCACACCAGATTCAGTTTGGAAATAATCCCCAGCATATAATTCCTTATAATATTTCATACCAAATAAGTTATTGGCCAAAACACCTAAATCAGATTTTCCACCTCCACTCTCAGCAATTGCTTGTGCAAATTGAATACTTACAGGAATACCATATTCTAGATGATGAAATATTGCGATTTCTTGATACTTCTCACAAAATTCAACAAATGGGTGGTTAGTATTATTTTTTTGGTTGTACGTGACAAATTTTGCAATTTTTTTATTATCGGCATTAGGTGATAAAAAACTTGTTTCTCTCTTTATTATCTGATTCTTATGTCCACATACTAAACACCATAAAAATAATACAATTAATAATTTTTTCATACTTGTTTTTTTATAAAAATATATCCAACACTATATAATAAGTATTAGTGTTGGAAAAGAAAGACAAAAGTTGGGGATGTGAGTTTAAATTAAAAAAGTATATGTTTATTTCACATAAACATAACCTGTTTCATCTTTAACTAATCCTTTTTCTTCAAACATAGATTCCAATTCTTTTATTTTAGAACTATCTTTAACTTCAACCCATTTAGTATCGTCATCATCTTTATTCTTTGAATAAAATTTACCACCTATGAATTTATACTCTTCTGGATTGTCAAACCAACTAGTTGGTCTTCCATAAGTACCATATATTCTAGAATCCTTTGATTTTGGTACTCTTTTATCTAACCACTCTGTAATATCTTTAATATTTTTTTTATATTCTTTTGTTTGGTATATTAATGGCACAGGTCTATTTGGTCTCCAAGGTCCGTATGGTGAGGCTTTATGGTCTTTCAAAGCTAAAACTAATAATCTTTCATCTTCTTTAGTTTTAACTTGAAACAAAGCTTTTAAATCTTCAACTTTAAACCCAACTTCATTACTTAATTCATATAAAGTATCCCCAATAACCGCATCAAATATTGGATTATGTAATAATCTAGCCGCCTCATATGTTCCTAAAGTTGTTGTGGTAGATACAAGATTTTTGAAAAATTGATACTGCGCTGCTCTATCAGTATAATACATTGTTTGTATAAATTTTTTGTCCAAAGCATTATTGGCCTGTGATATTAAATATCTTTCAATAGCTAATTGACCTTCTTTTGTTGCTAATTGTTTTGATATTTCATTAACTAAATATGTTTCTTCTGTGGTTAAACCTTTAATTCCACTTTGACCTAATTTTTCACCTAACTTAATCATACCAGCTTCACCATATTTAGCAACAAGTGGAATTTTTGAAGAAATAGGACCAATTAAAGGTATTATTGATAATGTAAAAACAAATGATGCAGTCCTTGTGTCTCCATAATCCTGCCATTTTTTAGCGTCATATATACCAATTGACGCAGAAATACCAGCGGCAACCAAAGGACCTACCCAAGGAATAAACAATGCACCAATTGATAAAATAGTTAACCAACTACTTTCACCAGATCTACGTCTATACGCCCATTCTTCAGGTGTCATTTTACGTTCTTGAGTTGTGTCAAGTGGAGTACCATCAGGATTAGTATAATACCTATCCACATTTCCTTGTTCCATAGCCCTCATTATATCTTTGTATAAATAATTTTGATATTCTATCAGATTATTATAAATTTCACCTAATGTTTTACCTTGTTCATATTCAAATGTTAAATTAGATTTATTTAAATCTTTATCCATAGTTGATGTCATAGGATAATTCCAAGCTCTCTGAATATAAATGTTTTTATATCCATCAGATGTTGTTGCACCACTACTTAATTGTAAGTGTGCCGCAATATCTTTAAAATTTGTATTTACCCATAGTCTAAATTCATCACCCTCCGTATTATTTTTAAATGGGGGTTGTTCATTTATTTTAATTTGATTCCATGGAATCCCAATAAAATTTTGTTTTTTAGTTGTATTATTAACACTTGATGTCGGATTTGTTGTAGTATTAGTTGGTGCTGTTGTAACTTTACTTGGCATTGTTACTCTACTACTATATGAATCTGTTTGTACTATATTATTTTGTGGGGCGGGCTGATTACCAGTCGCCCAAGTATAGGTTGGATTATGTTCAAACAAATATGGTTTCATTGGAGTCTTATGATGTAACTCCAATATCCTTTGTTTTTCCTTATCTGATATTTTTTTCATTTGTTTTATTTTGTATTATAAATTAATTTTGATAACTTTTAACAACATCACCTATAACCTTTCCAAGTTCGTATGGTTGTTTAGCTTTATTGCAATAACCATAATGTAAAAGAAAATAATCACTATATCGCCAAACATCATTTGTTTTTCTTAATTTTTTAGGTGCTGGTGGTATATCAGTTCGTTTGCTCCAATCTATAGGTCCGAATTCGTTAGAATAAAAATAACCATGTAGTTCACCTCTTAATGGTCGTACTTTGGTTGTTTCTCGTGGTACTTCAGGAATATTAATTTTATTTGTATTATATGGTGTATTTACTCCTGAGAATTGTCCATAATTTTGTTGTTCTTTTTTCCAATTCATATATGATAAATAATCTGGACTTGGTCTTTCCCACATTGTTCCATCTTCTTCTCTTATATAAAAATCATTAACATCGGATTCATTTATTGGTTTTGGTTTACACATATAATATCCTTTTTCATGTGCTGTACCATAATAACCTGTACCCTTACCACCATATACGTTAACACCTAATACTTTTGCAGCGTCTTTAAGAACATCTAAAGTGTCTGCACCATGACATGCTGTAAAATGAACTTCAGAATCAGGACCTTTCAAAACACTTTTTAACATTGTCAACCATTCAGTTTTAAACTTAAAATCACCACCCACCATAGGATTTATTAAATCACCATCACCATAACCATGAGAACCTACAATTATTTTTTTAAATTTCCAACCCTTCTCATTACATTTCTGTATCAATTTTTGTAAATCACCATAAGATTCTAATATTATTGATATCCATCCTGTCTTTTTTATTGTTTCTAATATTTTCTTGTCAGATTCACTACCTGGAAAAGTAAAATATAATGTATCTGAGTTTAAAGAATCTAATATATTAAAACGACTAAGCCTATTAAATTTGTTATTAATTATTGCCATTTCAAATTCACGTATAGCGTCATCTATACCTTTTGATGGTTCACTTACGTTATTTGTTTGGTTTTTATTTAATTCCTTCATATAAAGTTGACCAATTGTTACTTCATTTGAAATTGGATATCCACCTCCACCAATAGGATAATGATAAGCCCATTGAATATTTTCGTTATTATATGACCCACTTGAACTCAAGTCTAAATTTACTGCCAATATTGGAAACCTATTTCTAAACCAAACTCTAAATTTGTTACCGTCTTCTTGATTTTCAAATGGCACTGAACCTTTTTTTAATGTTTTTAATTTTTCATTATCCCATTTCTTTGGATTAAGACCATAACCTAAACCCAAATCTTCCTGATATTGTTCATTAATAATATTATATAATTTTTTAATATATAATTTTTCATTTTCAGTGATTATTAATCTTTTCATATTATAATTTTATTTATAAATATTTTTTAAAAACTTAACCTACCATATTAGGGTCAATTTTATTTGGTTGTTGTGGCTTATATTTTTCGTTTGGATACCATTCAAATGGTAATTTACCTTTATTCTTTTCTTCGTTTTTTGCCAAAGCGTTGAATTCATCTAAAAATTGTTGTACAGGTGGAAATCCTTTTGCTGCCCAATGTCCCATAATATATTTTATATTACCATCATTACTTGACTTAAAGTTTTTAATATAATCAACAAAATTATTTTTAGAAACATAAGGACTATCTGGTATACCATCTTTATTTTTATCTAATAAAAATGTTCTTATTCCAAACACTCTAGAATTAAATTCACTATGATCTGTTTGAAAATAATCGTGTTCAAAATCATTATACCCAGCTTTGAGAATTGATTCAATAATTTGTTTAGTTTTTTCAAAATCTAAACCTATATCTGAAGCAATAGATTTTAGTTTTTCATCTGTTAGATTTAACGCTAAGAATTTAGAATTCATATTTAATTTTACATCTTCATAAGCTAATCTATTTTTTCTATAACAATCATCAGTACTTTTGAATTGTGTTATATTTTTATTAGGTGTTAATGGTTTAATACCATATAAAATATGTTGTATCTCATGTACTATTGTTCCATACCAACCATCATCAGTTTTATCATCAGCTAAAGACACATTCAAATTTATTATATTATTTTGATTTTTATCATATGGATAAGTACAAGCATAAGCACTTAGACAACCATTTGACTTATACCCATTAATTTCATAATTAATTACTCTTCCTCCTTTTCCTGGTAGTTCTGTATCAACGTATTCAGAATATATAACGATTTTTAAATCATCAATACGGGTCAAATATTTTTCAAAAATTAAATTAATAATAGTATCCCAATACAAATCATTTAATTTTTTAAATTTAATACGTGTTTCAGGTAAATTTAACCAATTACGCCAAAATGTTTTAGCTCTTTCTAATAAAGGTAACATTCTATTGTAAAATAATAAATATTCTTGTTGGGTTAATTTACCACCATATATTGGTGGTTTTTCCATAATATCTTTGAATATTACAGTTGCAATCCTATATTCATTTAAAGGGTCATTTGTTAAATCAAACCAATTTAATCCAGTTTTTAATTTAGTATAATATTTAGCATTTTTAGGGTTTTCAATTTCATACTCTTTTCTATATTCATATGGGTCATTTCCACCACCTTGAATAATTAATTCAGTTCTACCAGCCAATCTTAATTTGTTTTTACGTATTGTTTCAGGAAATTCCGAAGCTTTTTCTTCATTTCCAATAGCATAATTTCTTTCTACACCCATTTTATTTGGAATATAACTTTGGTCAACTCTAGTACTAGATACTGGAGGATAAGTCTGTTTAAAATTAGGATATAAGTTTGAAACATCAATCGTTGACCCTGATGGATCTATAGGGTCTTCAGTTATTAAATTATATAATTTCTTTATATGAAATTTTTCATTTTCAGTGATTATAAGTTTTTTCATTTTCTGACATTAGGTTTTATTGAACTTCTAAATGTATTTGTTTTATGTCTTGGTTCATTTATATTACGTCCAATTATATCTTTCTCATCACTAGTTTGCGGTTTATTTTTTTTATTAAAATCCATTTGTTTTAATAAATCTTCAATATTGACAATATCATCATCTTGTGTTGTATTATATGGAGATTGACCAACTATATTATATTTTACAATATCATCAATATCGGCATAAATTAATGTCCCATCATTCAATTTAGCACCAAATTTATCCCAAATTGGTTTATTATTAATAGTGTCTTTAATTATGTCACTGACTTCATCCATTGTTATATAATAAACATCTTTACCATATAACACTCTTATATTACCATCATCATCCATATTCTCCTCAGATGTTATTTTTGTAAATAATCTCTCAAGTTCTTTTAATCCAGGTTCAGTTAAATTATTAATCAAATGTTGATAATCATCATCATTCAAAAACATTTTCATTAATTGATAATTTTTATCCTCATTGATTAATTTTTTAATCAATTTTTTATATTGAGTCTCGTTTAATATAATTTTCATAATGATAAATATCTTACTCCAAATAAAAAAATCCCCATTCATCTTGGGGATTTCTTATCATCAATAAAACGTTTTATTATTTTCTTAAAATCAGTTTCACCTGACATATTTAGTTTATTGGTTATAATACTTTTTGTACCTTTTAATTGGTGATATAAATCCCAATCCCAAATTGATTTATTTTCTATTCTCATTTATTACAATTTTCAATAAATTTATCCTTAATTAATTTTCCATATTTTTTATCAACATAGTTTGAAACCAAATAAGCCACATTATAAAATTCAATGGTATCATCACCATACATACTAATATAATAATTATAATATAAAAATTCAAGGATGGCTTCTTCAACAACATTTAAAAATGTTTTGGGAGTTTCATATCTTTCACAATAAAAATCCTTATCTTTCTCAAAATTATATATTTTATCAAATTTTTCATCCATATAAACTTTGATAAGTTTTTTAGCCTCATCATCATCAAATGGTATATTGAATTTATCAATGAGTTTATTAGACGTAATACCCATAGATTCAGCAACATCCCCAATCCCATACTTTTCAATATTGTTTATAATTTCTTGACGTTCCTCATCAAATTTAGACTCAGAAATCAAAAACTTATATTGTGACTCACTAATTATTATTCTCATTTCTTTTTTATTTTTTGTTATACAACTTGTCAGTTAACCCATCCAAAATATATTCATCAATAACTTCCCACATTTCAGTATAATAATCATCATCAGATATGTAATCAGGTTCAAATTCCCATTCATCACCCCTACCAGAAGAATATTGAGATAGTGTTCCAGTTAATTCAAAAAATCTACCATCATCCAATGATTTCGTTAATGTGACATCATACTCATCACCATCCTTTTCATATTCAACTTTAGCGGAAAAATCTTTTTCAAATTTGAATTGAGCATTATTATATCGCCAAGGTAGTTGTTCTCTTATCTTTGAAAGATAATCATCATAAAAATAAGTTTTTTCACCTTCCATTAAGACATAAATTGTTCCACGCTTAATCTCAACATCTTTATACAACCCTTCCAATACCTCATCACAAATTTTCTTAACCTCATTTTTGAATACATCATCAAATGATGAACCCAATTTTTTGATAACAATGTCCTCACCAAAATTTTCAAATACGTGTTTCAATCCAAATTCTTGAATTAATTCTTTCATCTTTTCTTTAGAAGACTTATCCTCCAATATTAATCTATACTGACGTTCAGTTATTATTATTTTCATACTTTTGAAAAATATACATTACCCCTAGGTTTATTCATAAACGAATTTATATTTAATTCACATCTATATTCTCTTTTTATATCTAAGTCATCATTTTCAAACACGTAGTTTGTTGCAAATATTTCTGGGATTTGTTTGTAATATTCGTCTAACTCAGCTTTTAGTTGTTTTGTCTCATTAGTCCTATTATCTTTACTATTGCTAAGACTTAAAAGAAAAAAAGTAGAATAATTGTCATCCTCCTTCCACACATCTAACCAATGTTTTTTAATTTGTGTTTCAGGTGTAAGTGTTCCGTTATCTAAATAAAACTCATTAACTTTATCCAAATCAACAATCAAATCGATATATATAACCGAAGCATATTCATTAGCCATTTCTCCTAGTTCCCACCCAATAATAAAATCATAATCTGAGGCCAATGCCTTAACAGCCATATTAATACCCTTAATCTGCTTATTACTAAATTTTTCGTTAATTCTATATGATTTCATTTTTTTTTATTTATGTAAATAAATATCCCCACTCCTAATATAAGAAATGGGGATATTAAATTAAACGTTTTTCTTAATCCGTTTTGCCAATTCAGAAATTAATTCATCCTTGGTCTTTATCTTGGTAACAATTGGTGAGTTCTTCCCATGTATTTTTTGATACATCTCCCAATCCCAAATTGATTTGTTTTCTTTCATAGTATTTTGATTTGTTAATTCATATAATCGACCCAATTTCTTAATCATCTTTGTTGCGGTATGTTTCATAAATCTTGATTCATCAATATAAAATCTTTCATAATCATTTTTATATTTTTGAATCTTATCCGTATATGTAGAAATATAATTATCTTTATCGTCATTTACCATATGTTGAAACATAGGATTGTCTCTTCCTCTAGGATAAATAAAATTAATCATTTGTTCTTGTTTCCAATTCACAAGGTTAATATAAAATAATTCAAGGATACTATCAATAGCCTCATCTTCACTACCAACATCCATACCAACCATATCCAAAATCTCATAAACTTGAATCATATATTTTTTTAATGATTCTTTTAAATTTTCCAATGAAAATTCTTTGGCCTCTTTTAATGTTTTAAAAATCTCATTACCAACAAAAAAATTATAAAATTCTTTTGGGGTAATCTTTCCAAGATGAATCTCTGTTGCCAATTGTGTTGGTCTAACCAAATTCTCAATATGGTGAATATAATATCAAATTAATTTAATCCCAAGAATATGGGTCTTCAGAACTTGGGCTTATATAATAAGTACTATTATCACCATTAAATTTCAAAAGTACAGACCCATCCTTATCTATTGTAAAAGTTCCTGATTTACCTACGGCACGTCTAGCATCGTCAGGATTGAAATTTGGAATTGCTCCTTCATTAATTACTCTCATAACTAATCTAGTTAAATCACTTTCTGTTAATCTTATTGTCCTTTTCATTGTTTTTTTTTAAATTTATTTTATATATAAATATTATATTATTTAAAAATGTATGTACCAATTAATTGCCCATCATTACTTTTAATAGAAATTCCAGGTAATTGACCTCCACTCATATCATTAGTTGTTTCACTATATTCATAATTATGTACTCCACCTGAAAAACCTCTTCCACCAACATTATTTTTTTTAAGATATTTTAAAAAATCTCTATCTGGATATTTTATAGCAATATCATTAATTTTTTCAATTAGTGGATAAGTTAGATTTTGATATTGTATAGTACCTTTTGGATTTGTCATAAAATATTGTTTATCAAAAATAGTTGGTGTACTACCTTGGGTGTTATTATTAACACCTTGTGTTTTTGTCGACAATCCACTACTATTTAATTTGGTTTCATTTAACATTAATGAGTTAAATTTACCATTAACCCCAATATAAGCTCCATTCTTACCAATTACAATTCTAACCGAACCCCTAGTATTAATTGGTTCTTTCCAAAATAATACATAACCCGTATCAACACCTTTGGGTGTTTTTATAAATACATAATCTTGTGTACCTTCACCAATATATTCACCATCAGGTATATAAACAACCCCAACATCACTTAAATACCAAGAAGTAATATCTTTATATCCTTGTTTTATTAGTTCATCTTTAAAATTTTGTTCATTAATCAATGGTCTTACATCACCTAATTGAGATTTCATTAATTGATTGAATCTTTTTGTTTCAATAATTAATGAATTATTATATTGTTCCAATATTCTATTTTTTTCTGATTGACTTAAATCATTAAATAAATTTTTCATTGTTTTTTTTTTGATTATTTTATTTATATAATAAATATATCATCAATTTAAAAAGGGGTTGGGGATTGATTACGACCGAAGGGAGAGATAATTTTCTTTACCCATGTCACCCAAATTTTTAATAAATCCTTTTTCAGTCTCACCAATGAAATTCAAAAATTTATAGAAATCATTTTTATTGGTTTTCAAATAGTATATTCCAAATAAATCAATTAAATCGGATTTTTCCATAAATTCATTTTTAATATCCTTTTTAATAAATTTTTCAACAAAAAACATTTCAGGGATTTTATTATAACCAATTTCATTTAATAATTCCAAATCATAATAAAAACGATATTGTCTTGGATTGGATTTAATCAACATCAAAATAAATCTATTAATGTCCAATTCCAATAGGTAATCAAACTTATTTTTATTTTCTCCCTTAATTAATTCGTAATCCCCACTTGAAAATTTTGAAAAAATAGCTTGATTTGGATCATTCTTACGAAGTTTAAAAAATGTTTCTAACCTTTCATCCAAAATTTTATTATACCTATTCAACAATTTACCATCTTGTTTTATTAATTCAACTTGATTATTTGTTAATGAAACCCCAAGATTCATATACTTATTCTTCAAATCCGATGGTAAACTCTGAAATTGTTTATCCGTTAATGTATTAATTAATGTTACATAAACATCAATATAATATTCCTTGTCCTTATAACTTAATTTGGAAAACTCCTCATCATTTAATCCATCCTTAAATCTTTCATATTTTCCCTTCTCATCATCACCCAATGGAACATTCTTAAAGTAATCCTGTAATCCATTTAATTCTGGGGCAATTCCCAATATTTGTTCCCAACTCATTTTTTTATCCCCATCATTCAATGCCGATGTAACAACATATTCACCACCCTTCAAAACTTGTATAACAAAGAAATGCCACTTATCCCTAAAATCGCCTTCAAACTTTTTTCCAGATGTATTCCAATAATTAAATTCATTATCAGTTGCACCCTTCCTCTTAACAAAATAAAATGATGGTTCAGTTTCACCCATCCTATATCTCATATACATATTTGAAGCATCACTCCTAGATACACACCAACTATATGGTTTATTACCCTTATACTCAACACAGGATTGTCTATTTGGTGCATAATATATCTCAACCTTTTCATTCTCAAATATTGGTTTCCCATCAACCTTTATATCCTCAAAATTTGCTGAACCAAAATTCCTCTGTCCAGCCATATAATCAACAACCAATTCCAATTCCTTGAATGTCTTATATTGGTCAATGTCATATCTTTTCATCCCCTTCTCAATATTCAATCCATCCAAGTCAGCATTCTCCAACTCCTTATACTTCTTATCCTTAATCTCCCTAAAATCATTCAAGTACTTATCAACAATCCCCTCATCATTCCCCTGTTGAATAAATTTATTTTTTTGTGTCTTGAAATCTTCATTAATTACCCCATTAATTAATTTCCTCAATTGAGATTCCGTTATTATAATTTTCATAATTTAATTTTAATATAAATATATCAATTTAAAAAGGGGCTGGGGATTTGAAACGAGTGTAACGAGAAAAAAAATATCCCCACTATAAAAATGAGGACAATTAATATTAATCAATTGACTTCAAATAAGCCATACATTCTTTTAACCCAATAATATTAACACCAATATTCTCATAGTCCTCACAAGTCTTTTCATAAAACCCCTTAGTACCCTTAGGCAATCTATTGTGTTCACTCTCAGTTAATGTTATTGTTGTACCATATTTTTTTAATATCTCAATAAACTCCTCAATAGTCATATTAGGATTTTTCTCCAACTTCGAAAATATAACCCTACTTGAAAGAGTTCTATTATATACATGCTCCTCAACATTCTTCTCCAACTTTTTTAATGCCTCATCAGATATTAAACCCACCTTGAAAAAACTACAACTCGTTATATCATATATAACACTCCTATTCAAACCACAAAATGTTTTACACTGTGACTTATTACTCTTATACTCAATATACAATGGTAAAAGACACTTAAACATCTTTAATACCATATCAATTTTCATAAATTGAATGTCAGTTAATTTCTTCTCCTTTGGTTCTTTTACCTTTTTTGTCGTTGCCATAATTGTATATTTTTAATTGGTAATTTAATTCTGTAAAGTTAATACATTATCCCAATTTCTCAAATTTTTTCCAAAATTTTTTTTTTACATTTTCACTTATATATGGGGGTACTTACTTTTTTCCCATAAATAAAAAACCCCTCTTTTGGGGGAGGGGAATAAATTATTTTTTATATAATATTTGTTATGTCACTTGACAATATTTTGATTTTATTATTGCCTCAACTTTTTCGTTGAATCTCATATCAATAGATCCTATCCTTTTATTTGTTTTTCCTGTCAAAACCACTAAACCTGTTTTACAGTCAAAAAAGGAAAACCCACTCCAAGGTTCATTGGACTTATCCAATAGTGATTCTGCTACAACATCAAATTTTATTTTGAGAGTATTTTGTTCTTCAATTGTTTCCAAATATTTTAAAACTATTTGGTTAGCAAATTCCGTATCATGTCTATCTTTGTCATAAAGATATGTAGTATATGTCTCATCATTTGATTCATTTATTATCCTTTTAACTAATCTAGTTAAATCACTTTCTGTTAATCTTACTATTCTTCTCATATTTTTTTTTGATTAATTTATTTGTATATATAAATATACCTCATATTATGAAATTTTTCCCAAATTTTTTTTTCATATATGGGTATTTCCCAATTTTCCAAAATTTTTACCAGAAATTTTTTTATACACTTTGTAAAGGGGATTGTCCCCCCTATTTACGACAAATACGACATTTTATGGGGAGGGGGGATACCCAGCTCCCACCCATATAAGGAGGCAGGGGGGTTATATGACCATAATATAGGGAGGGGAATGGGGTTTAAACAAATAAAATAGATAGTCCCCCCTGTGTCAAATTAAACCCCGTGACAATATGACATACCATCCCCCTTCGTATATGTTATGTATTGTGTATATGGGGGACTGACATAATGACAAAGGAAGTATGTCGTATGTTGTGGGTAAGATGGGGAGATGAGTACTGACATAATGTCAATGTAGGTATTGGATGTATTACGTATATGCCGGCATGACAAGATGTCATACCCAACTTGTTCAATTTTCGCACAAGTTGAATCCTACAGAATAATATTTTATTATAGTATTGGGGAACTAAATGGTGTGATGGATCGTTATAGTATTGTAATGATTATTCACCCACCTATAATACAACTGATATGATATACGCTAACGACAGACTTGAAGGGATGACCAAGTACAAGGTCAATAAGATTAAGGATAAGGTTATGGAGTATTGTGTTAATACTCTTGGGTATAGAAAGACATTGGGTATCAGTGGTATTACCCTTTCGTATATTGAGTGTGATGAATATTGGGGAATTTATGACCCTGAATCCCACCACATCTATGTGTATATGAATAACCTTAAGACAGTTAGTGACTTGACTAGAACTATTATCCACGAGTATACCCACTCTGTCCAGGATATTAGTAAATTATATAGTAAGTTGTATAAGAAGTTTGGGTATGATAATCACCCAATGGAGATTGAGGCTTATGCCAATGAGAAAGTTTACAATAGGAAGGTATTGAACTATATTCGTAGGGAACTAAAATAGATTATTATGTTGTATATTATTGCTTGGATGGTTGTTATTGTTGGAGGGGTTGCATTATTCCTCTACATTGGGGAACTTATTAGTAACAAGTATCCCCAATCTTCATTTGCTAAGACCTGGAGACACTATGTATCAGACACGGATCCTGATGAGATGTAGTGTTTCAGTTTAGTAAGTGAGTCTTCTCGTATTTCGAATTGAAGATTAAAGAAGTCCCCCTCTGTGAGTGGGGATTTTTTGTTTATGTCAGTTATGATGTCAGTCATATTGCAATAAGATAGTACATAGAATGTATGGGGTTGTAGTTTGGATGTGTATGTTGAGTATATACAAGTCCCACTTATATCATCCTGACAATATGTCACCACATATTTTTCGTTTACTTTAGATATTATGGTGGGGATGTTGGTTAAAAACTGGTTCATAATTTAGTATATTTGGGTCTGACACTATGTCAGTCGTTAATTTTTATGTTAAAATTGTTAAAAAATTTGGAAATGTCATTGTGTCAGGTGGAGGGGACAATCCCCAGCTATACGTTGAACAAGTAATGTTTCCCACTTCTTCCCACAATTATCCACCAATAAATAGTGTTAATGATAGTTAAAACGTAATTTATTGTCGTTTTTGACATCATTAGGGTCGATTATTTTACTATACCCATTTCTCAGTAAAAAAAGTTATTGATTATTGGGGAGTGGGTGGGACACATAGTGTCTTAGGAATAGGACTAATATAGTGAATAATATGAATACTTCAACCCCATCTTTGATGGATATGATAATGTTTAAATGATTATACAAATGCGTACTATATTGTTCATATAATTGTGCATTATGAAATCCATTAATAATAACCCTTGTAATAATTTACCATAAAATATCATTGAAAGAGACGATAGTCTAATATATCGTTGATATTGGTGATAAATTACGATTGTGGAGGATTTAAATACACTTACCATATATGGAGTCGGAGACAATGTAGAAAGTGTTGTGATGGGGGAATGAGAGGGTTATGTGATGGATTACCATTATATATTAATAAAAAAGGAATGTGTAAAATTTACACATTGCAATATAATGGGGGATTGGATTATGAACGACTCATAGTGGAACGATAGTGTAGCGGTTTCCCAGAAACGGAGTGGAGGGGAAAATGAGAGGGGAGTGAGTAATTTAATTCCCCATTATTGTATTTATGTATAAAATAATAATTGAATGAGAGTAATAATAAGTGAGGAACAATATAGATACATTCTTGAGAATGAGGAGGAGTTAACCAATAAACCAATTGATAAAAATCTATTGGAAATATCTGTGGATGAGTTTTTACCAATTTGGAGTATTTTTATAAAAACATATAAGAAGAAGGGATATGATGGGTTAAAATTATATGGTGATTTGGATTTAAGTAAATTAGATGTTGAAGATATTGAAAAGATATTAAATGAGGTCGTTATAGTTACAGGTAATTTGGATTTACGATATACAGATATAACAACATTAGGTAAATTAGAATCTGTTGGGGGTAATTTGAACTTGATTTTGAATGATATTAAATCACTGGGTAATTTAAAATATGTTGGGGGTTATTTATCTTTGAAGGAAACATCAATAACATCTTTGGGTAATTTAGAAAAAGTTGGAACCGCTTTATATTTGGAGGGTACACCAATAACATCTTTGGGTGAATTGAAATCGGTTGGGGATGATTTGGATTTAGATTTTAGTAAAATTAAAAGTTTGGGAAATCTTAAATCAGTTGGAGAAGATTTGTATTTAAGGCGTACTCCACTTGGAAAAAAATTAAAAGAAAGTGGAATGAGTGAAGATGAAATTAAAAATAAATTTGGTGTTAAAGGTAATTTATATCTATGAGAGTAATAATAAGTGAGAGTCAGTATAGACAAATTATTGAATCTGAGAATAAGATTAGTGATAGGAAGTTAAAGATATATAAAGACACCATTGATGAAATTGGACTTGAGTTGGCTGGACATGCGTTAAGTAAAGGATTATGGGAATTTATTGAGATGGGTTTGGTTAAACATTATAATGAGTATTTGGATTTAGATGGGACACCGATTAAGACATTGGGTAATTTAAAATCAGTTGATGGTAGTGTGGATTTACGTAATACATCAATTGAAGATTTGGGTAATTTAACCTCAATTGAGAATGATTTATTCTTAATGTTCATACCTACTATTAAATCATTAGGAAATTTGAAATCAGTTGGTGGTGATTTGTATTTAAATAATTGTGAAAATTTAACATCATTGGGTAATTTGAATAAAGTTGGTGGTAATTTGTATTTAAGAAATACCCCAATATCAAAAACAATGTCAAAATATGATATAAAGAGAAAAATAAAAGTTAGGGGTGAAATTTTAATATGAGAATAATAATAAGTGAGAGTCAGTATAGACAGATTATTGAGAATGAGGAAAACTCATTTGATTATAACTTATATCCATTGGATTTGAATGATATTGTTGGGGATGATATTGAAGAGATATTAGTTAAGGGGTATAGACGTTTTAATAAATTTCGTACATCTTTTGATGGTATAATGATAATAGGTTATTTTGATTTATCATATGTTTATAATGATGATGTGAAGGAAATATTAAAAGAATTAGTTATGGTTGTTGGTAATTTTGAGATTTTTAATAGACGTGTTGATTTACCAAAATTAAAAATGGTAAAAGGTAGTTTAATATTAGAAAATACTAAAATGAAATCTTTACCTGAATTAGAATATGTTGATGGGTCTTTAAAACTTCATAGTTCTAGTATTGAATCATTACCTAAATTAAAAAAAGTTGGTGTGGAATTGGATTTAAGGAATACTAAAATAGCTGAATTACCTAGTTTGGAATTTGTTGGTGGTGATTTACATACTGGTGAATCCCCACTCGCTAAATTAAATTTTAGGGATTTTAGAAGTAAGATAAAAATTTTAGGAGGAATAAGTAAATAATATGAAAATAATAATTAATGAAGAACAATTAAGACAGATTATTGAATCTAGGTATTTGAGGAGTACACCCAAATTAAGGGAATCGATTAACAAGTATTTGGATGATTATGTGTCGAGTGGTAATAGAAAGATTGGGAAGAAATCTCGTAACTATGGTAATCTTCGTGAGGATTGGTGTGTTGATGGGGTTAAAGTTATAACTATGATATATTATTTTGTGGATGGTAAATTTGAGAATGGGACTTTGCTTATATCTAAAGATGTTCTTAAAACAATACAACAAATGTTTAGTGTAAGAGAGTCATTTGCATTAAATACAATTGAGGAGTGGTATGAAGATACAATGATACCCAAGTTTGAGGAAATTGTTGGTGAGTCAGGGTTTTATATTACTGAGATTGATAAAGTTAGTAGTAACCCTTGTGTTCCTGAACCTGTTAAACCTGAAGGTATTACAGATGAGGAGATGATTGACTTCATTGATAAAAACACGGGATATAATAGACAAAAGATTATAGATAAGATTGAATCTGGTGAGAGAGAATTGGAGGATTTTTATTTGGATATTGTTGATACTGTTAATATGAAAAAAATATATGGAATATGAAAATAATAATAAATGAAAGACAGTTAAGACAGATTATTGAATCTGAGGATAAGGTTAAAAAAAATTTAAGGGCTTATAAAATTGCCATTGATGAATATGGAATTTATGATGCAGCTAGAATATTAAGTAAAACAATTATTGAGTTATATGAACTTGGTCTTTTTGATATTCCCACAGCAATTAAACAATTGGGTTTACATGAAACATCAGAGTTTTTAGATATACCTACGCTTGAATTACTTAAAAAGATTGACTACGATATTAGTGAAATAAAACCATTTGACTTGTTTCCAGTATTGTTTGAAATGGATAAGTATTATAAGGGTGGTGAAATTGATGTTAATTGGGACGATGAAAATAGTTATTTTGTTACTTGGTCATCAGATTTTAAAATAGGTGAATATTTAATCGGTTGTGCAACAATGGCTCTTCCTGAATTTGAGGGTAAAGATAAGGGTAAAGTGTATGTTGAGAATTCTCATTGTTGGGTTGATAATAATTTAACAACATCTGATTTTAATAATGTTTTTGATTATGATGTTAAAACAATTGATTTTGATATTCCCACCGAATTTGAGAGTTGGGATGTTATGGTTGAATGGTATAAGACTGAATATAAGCCAAATGTTTATAAGATAATGAAAGAACAAGCGTTTGAGATAATTAAACAATTGAAAAGAAAAGGCGAAATATAATGAAAATAATAATTAACGAGAGTCAGTTGAGACAGATTATTGAATCTAAAAAAAATATTAGGGCATATAAACTAATGGTTGATGAACTTGGATTAAAGAACGCATCAGAACAATTGGGAATACCTGTATATAAATTAATTGAGATGGGTGCTGTTGAAAAATCTTTATTTCAAAATACATTAAATGAAACACTTAAAATGTTAAAGGATGCTGCTGAAGAAGAGCCTAGGGATTTTCGTCCTATTTTCTCGGAAAATATTGATAATGTTGAAAGTATTGATATTGAAAGTTTTGATAATGAAGAAATTCGTAATAATATAAAACTAATTATTAATGTTGTTGTAACACTTGATGTTGATATTCCATTTGGAAAATGGGAAGCTATTGCAGAAATATTTGATGAATTACAATATTATATGAAAAGAAAACTGATGACTTATATTAAATTAAAATTGGCTGATAATGGTGTTAAAATATTAAATAATATTGAAAGGGATATATGAAAATAATAATTAATGAGAATCAATTAAGACAGATTATTGAATCTGAGGATAAGACTAGAAAAAATTTAAAGGCTTATAAAATTGCGATTGATGAATATGGAATTTATGCCGCTTCTAGAATATTGGATAAAACAATTATTGAGTTATATGAACTTGGTCTTTTTGATATTGAGGAATTAAGAAAATTAGTAAATGAATATGGTTTTTACGATATTGCTGAATCTCAAGGAATGTCAAAACTTAAACTTGCAAAAATGGTTGATTTGCCAATTAAAAGTCATAGTAATAATGATAATGAAATTTTTGTTCGTCAATTATTAAAAGAATTGGTTGAGATTGATGATGTATATAATGAATGTGATTTAATTTATAATTCTTTTTCTGGAACTATAAATTGGAGTTGTAGATTTGATGATGGTAATCAAATAATTAATACACTAACTTATGCAACCCCTTATTTTAACGAAGATGATACTGGTAGAACACCTATTGAAACTGATGAGTTTGAGGTTATCAAAGATGATGAAAAAGAAGAATATGGTACTATGAGTGGTATTTATTTCAATACTATTCATAGTCCAAGTGAGTTTAAGAATGTTGATAAATTAATTCATTGGTTTGAGAATGACTATAAACTTGATGTATATAAAACAATAAAAACACATCTTAAAGATTTTAAGGAAAGATATACATAATATATGAAAATAATAATTAATGAGAATCAATTAAAACAGATTATTGAATCTGAGAATAAAATTAACAAATTTTTTGAGAAATACTTAAAAAGTGAATTTGGTCGTAATGAAAATTTTAAAGAGGGAGATAAAGTTTATATCCCAATGGATAAATATTATGGAACAATATTAACAATTAAAGGAAATAGTGTTGAATTAGATACACCAATGGGAATAGAAGTTAAAGACATTTCAGAACTTGAAAAAAAACCAATGCAAAATGTAATTGAATTTGGGGGATTGGAATTGAAATTTAATTATAATAAAGATACTACTGATATGGAGTGGTCAATTGATAATCCAAATGATGTGTCTTATCTTAGAAGTGGAATTTCTGGTTTTATTGATGAACTAGTTGATGATTTTGCAAATATAACTTCACGTGAATATTATAAACAAATAAATAGAAAACAATTATTTGTTAATATGATAAGAAAAGGAGTATACATAAATGCTGTTGATCGTGAACAATTTTTAAAATTGGCGCAAAAACCAAAAAAATATCATTATGATAATGTTAGAGCCAGATTAAATGTATTTGATATAGATTTTGAGGATGATGGTGGTCGAGGATTGGGGATAAATATACATATGAAATTGACTGACCCAATTGACCCAAAGACTGGAGAAAAACTTACATATAATGAAGTTGGAGAAAGATTACGTGGTTTGAATGAAGATGATGATTTTCTTGAATATATTGATGCCTTATTTAATGATTTGGCTAGTGAGATATATGACAATCGTCCAACAATATTTGACCCAAATAGTATGTATATTAGTATATACCCTTATTTTTATACAGATGAAGGAAAACAAATGAAACATTGGTAATATGAATGTAGTAAAAAGATATGATTTTTATTTAAAATTGGTTGTAATCCTCATTTCGATATTACAACCATTTATTTTATTACTTACTTGTGGTAAGTTATGGTCAATATCTAGTTATTGGGAAACACCAATGCAACCTTTATTTATCGTTGTTAATGCTGCGACAAGTTATTATTTTTTTAGTACAGATAAATGGTTAATACCATCAGTATTTTTATTATTGTTGACAGCATTTTCAATTGAAATGTATCCAATAATTCATAATATTCTTGCTGGGATGTTTTTTATTTCTTGTAGTTATCCTCTTTTAAGTTTAAAGAGATTTAGATTTTTTGGTATAATATATCTTTTGTCCTTAGTTATATTTTATTTTTTTGGTATGTTATGGTTTGAGATATATTGTGTATTAATATTGGGAAGTTATCACTTAAGTATTTTATTGTACAAAAATTATTTGGATAACTTGAGGTTATCAAATTTTAAATAATTTGGTAATACTATTCCTCCCAATTATCACTAAAAGGACTGCTAATATTAAGGATTGGTCTATCTTCAAATTCTTTTTTATATCTTGTATTTAAATAATCAATAAACATTTGTTTGTATTCTTCGTAAGTTAAAGATAACAAATCTTTTGCTATTGATTTAAGTGGTCTAAAAAATCTATTATCACTAATAAAAAAATATCCATAATTATTTCTACCACACATAATTTCCCCATTATAATACCATTCAAAACTAATTAAATCAGGTTCTTTTTTTAATGTAAATTTATCAAATACTTCATCAAATTCGTTTTTTAGAATTTTAATTCTTTTACTTTCCTTCTTTGAATTATCATTTCCACATTTGTGACATAGATATGGTTCATCACCACCTTCAGAGAATTTCCAAGACCAACCACATTTACAGGTTATCTTTTTATCAAATTCTTCTCTTAATATTCTTCTTATTGTTTGTTGTAGTTTCATATTATATTTCTTACTTTTAAAATCTAATGAAACATTGGTAATGTTGTTACCAATCATCATCATCAAAAAATGTAATTGATTTATCTATTTCACGAATGGGTTTTTTATCAAATTCTTCTTTATATCTTGTATTCAAATAATCAATTAATGTTTTTTCATATTCTTCATTAGTTAATGATAAATTCTTTACTAAGGATTTAATTGGTTTGATAAAACTAAATTCTTCAATAAAGAACATACCCCAATGATTCTTCTCAAATGCTTTGTTTCCATCATTATCTAACCATTGATATGCGATAAGTTCTGGTTCATTTGGGTAAAGTCTTTCAATTGTTAGGTTATTGAATATTTCATCTAATTCATTTTTTAGAATTTTAAGTCTTTTACTTTCATTAAGAGTCCCCATCATTTCTTGGATTCTATTTAATTGTTCTTGTAGATTCATATTAATTCATTCTGCCAAAATAAGTTTTATCTTTCAAAACTGAACCACCACCATCAGTAAAATATTCTATATTATTACCAATACCATTTGTATTTGGTTGTGAACTTCTATATTCAATTCCAATTATTTTATCATTTTTCATAATATGTTTTAAAAATATAACACTATGTCCACCACCATCTTTTCTCCATATTTGACAAAAATCACCAGGTATTGCATTTTCCAAATTAACCTCTTTTCCTATTCCTAAATCAATTAAGGCTGTTACACAAAGTTTACCAAACGCACCACCAGCACCATACCAATCATTAAAAAACTTTCTAATACTACTAACACTTTTACCATTTAAAAGTCCTCTGTTAAGAGCTACTATAAAAGCAACAGAGAGTGTAAAACCACAACAATGTGAACCAATTCCCTTATCCATTAAAACCTTATCATCAAATTTTAATGGTACACAAACACCTGAAGAACCACTTCCCCAATGATATCCACCTTTTTCAAATCTATTTGCCACAATTACAACGTCCGTACCATAATCTGAATATGGATTTGATGAATTGTCAATGTTAAATACATCTAAAGATTCTTTAGACTTTGATTTTAGGTTTAACTCCATTATTTTTTGGATTCTATTTATTTGTTCTTGTAGTTTCATCTCCATTTTGCTTGAGGTAATAATTTATTTCCAAACTTTTTGAGTTCAGATTTGACATATTCTTTATCTTCTATTGAATCAAATTGTTTTCTTCTATCGTTTGCCCATTCATCAATAACATCATCCATATACATTTTTCTTGTTTTTGCTTGTGAATAGAATCCTTGGATATATGCTGGTAATTCTCTTGGTGATAATACTTCATCAACAAAATTATCATAATCAGTTAATTCAACATTTTTATTTGGATTGTTAGTTTGATATAGATGTTCCATTTCGTGTCTTATGGTATCTTTTAATTCCGCTTGGAATTTGTTGATTAAACTTTTGGTGAATAATTCAGGATTGATTTCAATGTTTAATTCAATTGTATCTGTTCCTAAATCTTCATCCCAATCTTGGACAGCATCAATATCATATGGTTCATCTGAGTCATTTTTTTCGGCTGTTAATATAATTTCAAAAGTTTCTGTTTCTTCATCCTCGTAATCATATTCTTCTTCATCAGAGTCAATTTCAATGAATGATTCTTGATAATATTCTTGTGACCATTCTAATGAATCTGATTCAGTATCTCTTAAAAAAGATATTATTTCTTTCATAACATCTCTTGTTATTTGTCTAACTGGTTCACTATATCTTCCTTCATTTAAAATATTAAATTCTTCATTTAATATTCTTTTAATTGTTTGTTTTAATTTCATTTTGTATATATTATCAATATAAATATTAAAAGATAAATAAAAAAGGTGATAAGATTTACCTATCACCTTTTAATAAGAACTTTTTTGATTATATGTGTTTACTCGTGCTATATTGACTGGGAAGTCCGTTTTTAATTTTTATATGTTTTTAGATATAATCTTATTATATTCTTCATCACATAAAGTTCTATACCATCCAATATCAGTTCTGAGTTTACCAGGTTTTCCTGTTACTTCACAAATGTTCATACTTTCAATTTCTGCTTGAGATATTCTTTTATGGGCTTCACTTGTTGCCGCATTGATGTAGAATCTCAATCCTCCGAACTTTTCTTTGACTTGACATACTTCTTTATTCCAACCAAGTTCAATAAGGTCGGTGATAAGGTCTTTGATAAGAGGAAACCAACCTAACCCAACTTCAAAGAAATCTGAATCTGTGATTGGATTTGATTCCAAATTAAAACCATTTTTAAAACCCCCAATTGATTGGAGGAATTCATCCATTTGTTCTTTGTTCATAATCAATTATATTTTTTATAAGGTTTAACATTGTTTCATTTTCCATATAACCATCAAATTGTTCTCCGTGATTATCTATGGATAGAATATTATCGCCATTAACTGCGTCAAATACTTCGGTTGTTGGTTCTTTACTAACATAGACATTGAAATTACCCCATCTATATCTGATATAGAACATTCTTCCATCCTCAAAAGTTCCTTGCCATTGAGATGGAGATACCTCACAGGTTTTAATTAATTCTTTGATTTTGGGTTTCATATCTTTAATGTTGATTAAGATATATTATTGATTTTGTTGGGGTTAGGGTGAGTGGTGTATATATACTAGTTATGAACAATAAACCCAACACACAATCCCAACAAATACAATTATACCAAACGATATTAACATCCAATTTGGTATTTTATGATAACCATATTCAAAACTAACTCGTTCCTCTTTAGGAACATTTGGTATAATTCTTTTTTTACTGTTCATAACAAAGTGTATAAGTAATGTGGCTAAATAAGTTTATCTGTAAAGTTGAAAGTATGTGCAAAACTACACTACTCATACACTCAACCATTATATTCAATATCAAAAATTTTATGAGTTTATTATTTTTTGACCTCCCCAATCTGTTCCATCATAAGAAATGGTTTCCATTTTATACATATCAACAAAAACACCCCAACCCCATTCAGTTT